TTACCCATTCAATACTTCTGCCAGTTTGGCAGGAACCTCTTTTTGCATGTTAGGTAAAACGTGAGAATAGGTATCCAGCGTAACACTTACCTTAGAGTGACCAAGCCGCTCAGCGACAATTTTAGGGTTTTCTCTTGCCAGTAGAAGCAAGGTGGCGTGAGTGTGCCGCATATCATGGAACCTTATTTTCTCTAGTCTAGGGACGTCGATATTATTTACATCTTTCATCTTGTCCGCTAAAGCATTGTACTCTTTAACAAGTCTGTCAAAAGAGCGGTTTGTGTTTCTGTGGAGTAGGGGTGTTCCTTTAGAACTCGGTAAAATCAAACCGTGGTCCTTATATTTGTCTCCCGCTGCGAATCGCTCTCTTGCCAGCATTTCTCTGTGCTTTTGAAGTAATTGTAGAGTTTCTTCCATTAAAGTGACTGCTCGGGTTGCGGACGCCGTCTTTCCTCTAGGTTTTAGTTCTCCGTCTCTTGTCAGGACCTGTGTTATTCTTAGTACCCCTTGCTCTGTATCCAGATCCTTCCAACGCAACCCTAATAACTCGGATTGTCTTAAACCAGTGGTGAATGCTAAATGGAAGAGCATAAACATCCTGTCTTTCTTGGCGAAATTCAGGAACCTCACTACGTCTTCTTTAGACCACACCGTCATTTCAGAACGAGTAATTTTTGGTTTGATCACAGCATTAGCAGGATTTTCGCGGATATAGCCCCTCGTAACAGCTCGATCTAATGCAATTCTTAGTGGATCAAAGATCCTCTTGACTGAAGAGGCTTGTAAGCCCTTTTCTTCTAAAAGCTTATCTATAAACCTTTGTAAACGATCTGTAGTGACCTTCCCTAAAGGTAGCCTGCCTAGTTCAGGTAATATATGTGTTTCCATATTACCTTTCTCCGTTTTGAAAGTGTCACCTTCCAATTCGGTCGCACGGATCTTTAGGAACTCCGATAAATAGGTGCTGAGCGGCACTGTGGAGGGTTCTAGATACTCGTTTTTTTGAATCTCTGCAATGAGTTCGATAAGAGCTTTCTGCGCCGCCTTCTCTGTATCGAATCCTCTCTTCTTCTTGCGTTTTCGTTTCCCTGTAATAGGGTCTGTACTTACCGTTACTTCGTAAAACCACTTCTTCGTCTTTTTATCTTGCTTAACTGAACCTCTCATAGAAAGTTCCTCCTTCGTTGGTAGATGCAGGAGGGCTTTCGCTGGAATAATATTAACATTGCCCTCCTGACAGAGTCAATTAGAAGCGTGGTCAACTGACTCTGAGTTCTCTTACATCGAGAGGTAACTACTACGTGTGAAAACATGCGGTGTCGGAAATATCAACTAGTAGGTAGTGTTTTGTGGCAGGGTTAGGTGCAAGTTAATTACGGGAAAGCATGATTACCTTTTCTTTATGTTCCACCAGTCAGAAAGAGCACAAACTACTAAGGGTGTTCCAATAAAGCCTACTAAAGCTAAAGTAGGAAAGTAATTAATCCACAAACCCAAAACCGTACATAGTCAATACATCAATAACGCACTCAACACTTTCCCTGACGTACTGACCGCTGTCTCCTTGTAAAATCAGAGTTACCCCTTCATCGTTTTGTCGTACACTGGTGATATCATCAGCCTTAATGTACGTAGGTTTTCCTGTCTTCTTGTGGGTGAGTTTGATAAAAAGTGGTGTAGTATTTTCCATTTCCCTTCGTCCTCCTTATGCTAGAGCCTTATAGTTATTCAGTAGGTCGGCCATTGTTTTATCGTTATCCGCTAAACTCTGATAGACTTCCAACTCTTCAAGCTCTTTTCGGCGGTTCTCCATTTGGATCTTTAGAGAATTTTTCTCTTTTTCCTTTTCTAAACGTTCTTTGTGACCTTCTAAATCTACTCTTTGGATGACCCACCTGTCCGCTAGTTTGGAGTTGTTTTTGAACCCGACGACTGTACCCGCTCTGACTCCATTCCTTGTATCTACAACAACGCTGTCACCTATAGAAATGCCTTCAAGACAGTTTTTGAAATCGTAATGTTTGAGTGTAGGATCGAACTCTACTACGACAATTTCTCTAATTTCCTGTGGATTTGCTGACATAATAAATCTCTCCTTTAGATTTCTCTAACTTCAAAATAGTTATCGTTCAACAGGCTTAAATAGTTGCGAAAAATTTATTGGCTGCACAATAAAAGGTGACCCTAAGGCCACCTTACGCTGCTTGATCTTCATCTTCGTCCTCATCTTTTTCTGTAAACAACCCTAACTCGTATTCGTGTCCTAATTCTTTCTCCATTTTCTTTTTGACTTCCTTGGCAAAAGTTTCTCTCCAGTCTAGATCACCGTTGGCAATTTGACTTAATTCCTCAGGAGAGAAATTCCCACCCCAATACGGAGAGGCTTCAATGTCTGACTTAAACTGTACGCCTAAATGTTCCGTAGGGATTACATTCTGCATGATTTCAGCTAATTCTTGTAGAGCCGACCACTCGACTGTTTCAGGAGCTTCAAATACTAACTCGTCGTGTACCTGTAACAGGAGATTGACATCATGTTCTTCTAATTTAGATTGATAACCGTTCTCCAACCATTCAGTACGGTCAAAACATACAGTTCCATCGGGGCGCTTAGGGTAAAATAACTCGACCATAGCTTTTTTAACCTGGTCCGCAGAGGTACCCTGGATAAGTACGTTCGTTGATTGCCTTTTGCACTTTTCGACTAGCCAATGCCATTTGCGTTTTCTCCATAGATCGCTAGAGTAAGCCTCTTGCAATGTTTCTCCGAAGCGGCGTTTTCTCCCTAACCAGGTTTCCACATAACCGCTTGCAAGAACCTTTTTATGGGTTTCAGCCTCCCAGCGGAGGTAGTAAGGCAATCCTGCTTTAAATCCATCGATTAGAGCTTTGGCCTCTTCTTTGGTACCTTGAATTTGATCAGCTAGACCGATCTCTGTGATACCGTAAACTGTTCCGAATACAACAGACTTAGTTTTTTTACGAAGTAATTCAAAAAAGCTTGCTAAGGTAGTTGTAACGTTATCGTCCAAAACATCAGAATCTAAATTCGTGCTGTAAGTGGCGTTATATTTGGCGATAGCAAATTGAATTTCCTCAGTGTATTTCCAATTATCCATGGCTTCTTTGAGATTTCTTTCTGTCTCTTCGGCGGTATCACCTTTATAGTTACGGATTTGTTCAAACATGTTATAGTCAAACCCATGCACTTGACAAGTTACTCGGCTATGCATGTCTAGTCCCTTACTGTATACCTCTATTAAAGAAGGTTCTTGGGTAAAGATTGCTAACCACCGCAACTCCTGCTGTGAGAAGTCGATTGATACTAACGTGCGGCCCTCATCGGCTCTGAACCCGTACCGTATTAAGTCAAACTTAGAAGGTATTTGTTGTAAGTTTGGATTGGAGCAGGACATACGGCCTGTCCGAACCAATTGGTTATAAGAACAGTGAATTCGGCCGTCAATTGTGCCTTGGGGTTCTTTAGGGAGTTTATTGCAAAAAGCGTCAATCAACTTAGATAGCCCCCTATACTCCAGTATTAGAGGTATGACAGGGTGTGCGTTTTTGTTCCTAGTAAGTGTCTTCTTATCTGTTTTGTTTTTAGGTACCTGTTTCTTACTTTCCTTGTCATATTCCATGACCGGCTCTAGGATCTTATTATCGACATAGAGCTTACGTGAAAGTTGAGCGGGGGAACCTAAGTTAAATTCCTCGGTTACTTCGTAATGATCTTTATATTTAATCCCGTTCTTTTGTCGAGTTTTAGTTTTCTGTAACACAATTGTCGACCCAAGATGATCGTAGATACCTTGCTTTATCTCTGCAAGTTTCTTTGATAGGGCATACCCGATATCTTTTTCTAGGAAGTCCCCATCTACTTTAATACCTTTACGTTCTGCGGTGGCGAGGACTGGGATTAACGGCATTTCTACTTCTTTAAACAGCTTCATCACACCATCGAGACCGAACGTAGGGTCTTCTAATATAGATTTTTGATATTGGAAAACTGCTTTGGTCATAAAGGTATCGTGACAAGCATAGTAGGTTGCTAAATTGTGCGGGACTTCATCGAACGGGATCTTGTCGAACATACTACCGAATTTGAAAGTAGGCAATTTACGTTCATCTTCCATTAATCCCCGAGCTACCAGGTCAGGTAATGCGTATGTTTTGTACCATTCTTTAAGACCCTTAGGCATATTTTCATTTAGGAGGCCAGCAGCAACCATAGTATCCCAACAAACATTAAATGTGATATCAATATCACACCAGTTATAGAGGACATGGATATCAAACTTTGCGTTAGCTAAGACAAGCTTCTTGTCTTGCTGTAAAAGCTGCCGCAATGTGTCTACTGTCGGGGTGTGGTCTAAAGAAGGGACATCTACAGATGACGGGTGTTTGAATGGTTTGATCGGTAAATCGAAGTGATTGTCGTCCATAAAGCCGATGGAGATTGATATAATCTCATCCTTAAACGGGTTAACCCCATAAGTCTCTGTATCAATGAACACGTAAGGCTCTTGATACATAGTCTTATACATCGTGTAATGTTGTACGAATTTCTCAAATAATTCAGGTGTATTAATTAAATGGTAGTTGTCAGGAACCTTTATCGAGTTTGCTATATCAATTATCTGTTGTTCTTTCTTGGTGACTTTTTTGGCTTTCTTTTTTGGCTCTGACTTTTTGGTGCGTGTCTTTTTTGCGCTTTCTTTCTTTTCTCGTTTGTCCAGCGCACCTAAGATATCGTCTTCTACGGTGTTTTGGTCACTCATTATAAGACCTCCCATAAATAAAGGGGCGATATACTCGCCCCGTTGGTTAGTTTGATAGCGTTAGTTCGGTAAATTGAATCTTTCTTTAGAACGGAAGCTTGCGGCCGGATGTTTGTCCTTGCTGCCCATGGTTTGCAGAAGGGAATCCATTTTGTTGCTGGAATTGGCCTTGTTGCTGGAATTGCTGGCTTTGTGGAGGGAACTGTCCTTGCTGTTGCTGGTACTGCCCTTGCTGGAATTGTTCCTGCTGTTGCTGCATTTGCTGGAACTGGTCTTGTTGTTGTGAAGCACCTGCAAGTAAAGCGTCCATAAATCCTTGGATAGCCTCGGGAGTATGCGGTGTGATTTGATCTTCTAGCGACGGTACTTCAATACCCATTTCATCAAAGTTAGGGATTTGTAGTTCAGGTTTATCTTGACCGTTTGGTTTGTAAGCTCGGGCAGAATAGCTAGTATCGGAAGCACCTTTCCCGGAGCGGTAAATGGTTACGAAATTCTTAGTGGGGTCGATCTCCTCAAGGTTGAACTCTGTGTTGAGTTTTTGGATATGTGTTTTAGCAAGAGAGACAAACTTAACTTTTTGATCTTTTGGATCAAATACACGGAATTTAATTTTGAATCCCGGGTATTTCCCTGGATTCGCTGCGCATAATGGGCAAACATCTTTACCAGGGCAACGTACATATTTTGGGTTTAGCGTCGATTCGTAGTGTTCACGAATTCCGACCAAGTCGTCATACCAGTCAATGAATAAAAGCGTTAAAGGCTTGCCGTCCTCGAAAGTGATGAATTGTGTTCCGCCGCTCAGAATTGCGTCTAATCCTTTTACTGCTGTCATAGTTAACTTCCTCCAATGTATGTGTTTATTTTTTGAGCTTTTGAGGTCTCTGCTCTCACGCTCACAATAATGATCGTTGCTTCTGCTATAACAGTTGCGGATTTTAAGAAAGTTGTTTTAACAAAAGAGGGAAGGGGTACAGTTCACCAAAAACAATCACAATTGTGGGGGTGGGAGCCATTATATTTCCTTGGACTAAACATACTCACAGCCCGCAGATGGGGAATTTAAAAAAACATCTAAACTTTTGAAGAGATGGTGCGATATACCACAAAAATAGAGACAAGTCAAAGGGTGTTTGCAAAAGTTGTTGTGATGATGTATAATGATCACGTGATATTAGAACACCAGTAACCCAAACAATAGTTATCGTTTTGCGTAACCGATTAGTTGCGTTCTGTAACAAAAATGTAATGAAAAACCCAACTGTAAGACATTTACATAGGTGTGTTACGATGATATACTTTTGTTTAAGATGTAGAGATTCTTAACAGGGACACCTGTAGGTCTTAGGACCCACAGATATCACGTAGTTTTTTGAATGCACGAGTAGTATGGGACTTATTGATCTGTAATTCTTCTGCTATTTCTGCTAAACTTAAAGACATAGACACGTGGTTTGAAAGCATGAATTCAATTGCGTTTTGCTCAGTGGGAGTAAAACGATGTCTGTTTGTCTCGAAATCATGTTTCACGTTGAAGATATCGTAACCATGCTCGTCCGAACTCACAACAAATGTGCTGGTGGTTGAGTTATTGTCATCTTGTTGATCTTCTGCCCTAATCCCATCACAAAAGAAGACCGTAGAGGAATTCTGTTCTATCTTTCTATTAGTTTTCCGGTAGTAGTCTACTACTGTTCTTCTAATAATAGTGTGGCAAAAGGATTGTAGATTGTCAGGCGTGACTTTTTGTTTTTTTAGGGCACTTAAAATTTGAATAATGCAGTCTTGTTTAACATCATCTTTATCTTGTAACTTGATCTTGAATAACTCAAAGTTGAATACTTTTTTCATATATGTAGAGTTTAATAGATCCATGATGATTTCATTGATATTGTTTGAGTTAACGGTAGCTGTTGACATAGTTAATTTCCTCCAGTAATTTGAAAGTTTTTGGTTTTTGGGCGTACTTAAAGAAGGCCCTGCCGAATGCCAAATTTCGACAGACCTTTGTAGTCAAATCTTCACACCATCTATAGGTGGCAAAAGTATGACAAGAATCATTAATTTTTAGAGGTCGTACCCTAACAAACTCACAGGCTTACTCTCTAACTTATCTAGCCAACCTAGTTTGAGCAGATCGTTTGAATCAACTTTCGTGCCTCTGCTAAACTGAGAAGGGTAAAGGGTTTGATTAACGATGAACCCCGCTCTCACTAGATCGTTTGTGGCTTGTACAGTGGCGTCCCAACCGGCTTTGTCGTTATCAAAGAAGGTATCAACAATTTCTACTCCTGCTAGTTGGAGTTCCCTAATCTGATTCTTGAAAAGAATTTTACCGTTAGTTGCTACGGCTGCTATGCCTACCTGGTAGTTAGACATAGCGTCAAGAGGTGACTCCACCATCCGTACTCTTTTGATACGGTTTTTTGAGGTTCTAAGTTGATTAATGAAGTTAAGGCCGAAGAGTATATCCTTTTTTATGGGGGACCCTTCATTGATGAACTTAGCACCTTGGTATGAACTCCCTATCTTTCTTTTTTGGAGGAAACGTAGTTCTCCAGTTCTGGTTCTTTGTGGGAATACGATACACTCATTATCAACATCTACTTTAATACCGTAGGTGTTCAATGTATGAGGGGTTATTCCACGCTGGTTGATTAGATACGACGTAGCTACATCGTATGTCCATTTATTCTTAGATGGTGAGTTGTCGAACTTATAAAGTTCACTCTCGTTGAGGAAGGGGATAGTTGTACGCTCTCTCCCATCGTTTATAATCCCATCTACGTTTACAGGAGCACGTGTCTCTTCAAGGATATAGTCAGACAGTAAGATCTTGATGCCCTCACCGTCGTCTAAACCAAAAGCGATCTCTACCGCCTTATCTAGCGTCCCTAAGTAACCGCAATAGAAACAATTTGTATGGTAGGGGGGTTCTTTGGATATTCCAAAGGACGCCCTTGTTTCTGCATGGTTAGGACAACAAGACATGACCCAATCACCTGTATCGTTTTTATGAGAAAAAGCAGTAGGGTTTATACCGAAACTTGAAGAGTGTTGATACTCAAACCTCAGTTCATCGATAATATCCCAGACATCGAGTTGGACGTTTTCTAACATCTCTAAGCTTCTCTTGGACATTTAACTCACTCCTAGAAAAATTGCTCTCCAATTTCACCGTTAAGTACATTTACAAGACCAGTGTCAAAGTTATACCGGACTAAAAAGCTCTGGTTACTTGCATTCCCTCGGTTTTTGATTACTTGGACTTTAAAAGTATTATCGTTTATTTTAATGATCGAGATCCCTTTACTGGCGTCTTGGAAAATAGCATATGTTTCGCCAACATCCTCGCCTTGAACTTCACTATTCTCCAAGCTTTTCTTAACTCTCTTCGCAGAGTCACGGTTTGCTTGGGCAACAATGTACCCTGGAATCCCTGTACCTAAAATCATTTCCCTGACTTCTGCGGAAACATCGAATAATCTTTGTCGGAGATCTCCGTTCCCGAGTGAATTATTCAATCTAACCTTCGATAACTGGTCTAAAACAAATCGATTGTGGCCTTCTGATTCGAGAATACGTTGGATTTCTGATATAGTGTACGGCCGTCCTCCATTACTTTGAACATCATAAACTACCATGTCTTTTTGCTTTTGTTTTAGGCAATCAAGAAAATCAATGTACTTGTCTTTTTGTTCTTCCGTCATTGTCCCGCGTTGCATTGCTAAATTAGATACCCCGGCAAGGACATTATCCCAGTTCCTTGCAATCTCTTCCGCTCTTTGTTCAAGTGCAAAGTATGCCGGGAAATCCCAATCCAAAGAACTATTCCACTGAGACTGTAACATGAAGGAAGTCATCAAAGTCTTACCCATATTGGAAGGGGCGAAGACTAAAAAGTAATCCGTCTCCTCTCCGCCACTGACCATTCCATTAGTTGCCAAGTCTAAGGGAGCAAAGCCTGTTGTGTATCCGAGGATGTCGTTCTCGTTTCTTCCATGGATAGAAAGGTATTTGTCTTTACGTTGCTCTGCCATCCCTATGTATGAATACCCTCTACTTTGACTGCCTACCAACTTCAAAAGATTGGTGGATTGGATTTTCATCTCTTGAAGAGCGTCAATAGTTTTCTTTTCGGCCACTAATTCTGCTGATTTTTTCAAAACAGGTTTATATTGCCTATGTAGCCAATCCTCCCTTAAAGAATCGACGACAATCTCGACTTTCTCTATTTCGACTGGTTCAAATTCTTCGAACTTGTTCATGACAGTTTCAAGGGTTGGTAGCTGTCCGTTGGTTTTTTTAAAACTGCTTATGAAATTAAAAGCGTCTTTATGGACAGGGAAATATTCCTCATTAAACCCATTCTTATCTACAACATCCCAATCTTTTGTTTCGAGGGAATAATTCAATAATTGCAATTCTTCGATACTCGGCATAAGGCGGCCCTCACTTTCTCTATGATCACATTAGTTATCGGAGGAGGTACCTAGCTAGTTGCGAAAAAATATTTTTTTTATTTTTAATCAAATAAGAACGTATGTTTGGTTTTTGATTAAAAAGGGGAAGGCGGCCATTTAGTGGGATTGGTGTATACACACTGTGTTTCGGTTTTGTTTCAAAATCGTAGGTTCATTCCTATACGTGTGATGTAATTTCCCTATTGGGCTACCTTCCAGTAATAATCTTTTAATATTAAACTATGTTGGTTTATTGACGTATTCAAGTTTTTGAAGGGTTTGCTGTTTGAAGTAGTTTTTATGAAGCTGGCAAAGTTGATCCAAAGATTATCTCTCCTTTGTAACTAACTCGATGAAATAATTATAACACATTAAAATGGTATTGTAAATACTAAATAGGTATGTTGTTTCGGTTCTTTTGTCCTACTCTTTAAGGTTTCTCCAAGTCTGCCCGTTAGAATCATATTCACTATTCGGGTTTCTTTTTTGGGAATAGTACCTAAAAAGATAAGGCTCTTATTTGAGCCTTGGTACAATCTCAGATATATCAACTCCTGCGTGATCGAGATTCTCTATGACCATCTGTTGGGACCTTGTGTCTGAGAATCCTCGATTAAAGGGAACTTCCCAGTAATGAGGGTCATTTATCGAAAATTCTTTTGTTCCTTTATCCCATTCAATGACCCTTAATTCAGTTAATTTATCTAGTTCTTCAGCTATTTTCGTCTTGCTAACCCCACATAATTCAAAATCCTGCATGTTTTTAATAAGTGCTACTTTTTTGTTGTAGGGGAATGAGAACGTATAAATAAAAGTAATAATTTTCAACTGTCTTTTTGTGAAATCCCTTTTTAGCATTTCCCTGCTTATGTGTATTTCACTCGCTACGATATCAGGGTTTCTGTTCATGTATTGGCTGCCTACAATCCCATTAAATGCCCGATCGATTTTTTCGTTAGCTTCGTATGACCATTTCTGCAATACTTACCACCCCTAAGTTTTATTCTTGGGTTTATGGGACTATTCGGGTGATACTATTGAACTAAAAGATAAAGGAATGAACCAATTTAAACAAAATTTTGAATAATTGTCAACTATATTTTAGAAAAAATGTGTAAAAGTATATAAAGATCCCCTAGATCTATCCTAAGAGTAGGGGATCAAGGGATCTTTTAAGGAATTATGATTGTTTTTTCTGTCCTTCTGTTGCGGCCACCTAACTGAAAAACAGTAGTATTGTATAACAGCCGGGAAGTAATAATATCTCCTAAACAGTCTTCGCTCTCCAGTTGCGGGATACCTAAATTGGAAGTGAAGAAGGTCGATAGTTTATTCTCTTTCCGGTAGTCGATGAGATCATAGGTTAAGTCTCTCACATACTTAGTGAGCCGGCCGCTGCCAATATCATCAAGAATTAACAAGGGGACTTCTTTCATTTTTTGCATGTCTTTTAGAATTTTCAAACTGTAGTCTTCGTCGTTCAGTTGATACACTTGACGTAACTCATTAGCCCAGGTACCGTACTTGATGTAGAGGACAAGCGGATTTTCAAAATCAAACATCAAAGGATTCATTACATTGTTTAATAAAAATTCCATAGCAAAAGAGATGGCCGTATAGGTTTTTCCTGTACCTTTCTGGGGATGTACAAAACCTAAGTTGTTTCCTTTGCTTACTTGCTCATTGACTGTGTCGAAAACGCCTTCGAAGTATGATTTAAAGCGTTCATTATCTTGATCGTACGCAAACCTCCCACGATTTGCATTTCGGTATTCAGGAGGGATACCTGATAAGGAAAATGCTTGTTCTAACAACACGTACCCATTACATTCAGGGTTGACGTCATAATCAGAGGGGAGGGGGGTTTTTCCGCTTCTTCGGCCGCACCAATCCTTCACTAGGCAGGAAGCACATGTGGTATAAGGATCTTTTTGTTGAATCATTAATCGTTTCCTCCTAACATCTTTTTAAGCATTTCTTCACTTGAGAGTGTCTCTGTAGGCTGTACTAGAACACTGTCGGTTTCTCGCTTTTTCGGTTCCTTCTTCTCGATATAGAATGGCTTCTTACCGTTAAGGAGGTAGGTCTGAACCTCCCCAATCCGGTTAGATGAAAGGTAATCAAGAGTTAGGTTGTCATACCCAATATCAAAAACACCGTCTATATATTTTTTTAGAAGCTCTTTGCCACCAGTGTTTCGGATAACGTTTCTCATCATTCCGGTGTGTTTCTTTATATTGCGTGGGTGGGCATGGCCGGTCTTATCTAAATACTTGTCGTAATAATATTCTTTAAACTGTTCGACGCCCCAGTCGGACACCGTCATTAACCCCCAATGGTTTTTCTTGTCTCCTACAGGGACATTGCGTTTTCTCCTTGAATTCTGTGCATTTTCTTCCTCCGCTGCTGTTGAAGAAATTGTTTGTTCTTCTTTAGCGGTAGGCTTTTGAAATTTCATGTTTCTAGGAAGTAGACCCACTTCTAAATCTCCCCCTCTCAGGACATGTTTTAAAAGCTCGATTAACTGTTTTTCAGAGTCCTCCTCCGTACTCATGTCTTGTAGTCGGTAGCCGTTCTCCTCCATATACTTTAGAATTTTATCTTTCGCCGGAAGTATTTTCCTCCAACCATAGAGGTGAGTCAGCTTAGACATGCTTCTCCAAAACATCTCAGATACGAGTAGGAGAGGGACCTGGTGAACGTCCTTTACGTGATAGTGGTTACTCCTTCCTCGTCCACGAGTCTCTTTTTCGATTAGCCCCTTACTGACTAGTTCGTTTATATAAGAGACGACACTGTTGACGGAGCAAGAACTCGAAATAGCTAACTTATAAGTGCTGGGAAAGGCGTAATGCCCTTTCTCATAAACGTGGTTTAGAATATTTGAGTAAACGGTTTTTGCGTCATTGCTTAGATTGAGGCAGTTCTCGACCATACTAGGTGTTTGAATATGCCCTTTATTAAAAGAATCACGGTATATGAATTGTTTTTCATCTGATACGCTTACTTTGGTTGACAACAGTTTCACCCCCTCGTTGTATTTATCGTGGTGGGTAAGGGGATAGTTGCGATAAAGTCAAAATGAAAAAGGCAACCCCCATGGGGTTGCCTTTATTTAGTCCGATTCACACTATTTCCTTTTGTTTAAGGTGATCTGCAAAATCTGCAATATCGTCAATGCCTGTCTTTTCATCGTACCAGGAAACCCATTCCTGTAACTCCTCATCAAACATTTCTACAAATGTCACGTTTGCGTAATCTCCTTTGATCCTATTGTTGTATTGAAATAAGTCATAATCACCTAAAACTTTACTGACTAGTAAAGCCTCCTCTAAGTTTTTCACTTCAACTTTGAAAGCTTTGCAAGGCAATTGCGGTATATGGCATACTCTTAATATATTGTTCACTATTGTACCTCCTACACAAATAATGGCGAATGGTTAAATAAATCTTTCGGTAACGTTTACCATTTGAGTTATCTTGATGTTAATCGCATTCCTAGAAAGCAGGTAGTCTATTCGCGGCTTGACCTCATCTTCTTTAAGCCAAAGGTTTTATGGTTGTATAGATAATAAATTTTGTACATGCTTAACCTCTTCCGGAAGATTTAGTTTTGTTGTTTAGCAACTGCCAATAACTTAGAAGGGGTAATTCTCTTTTACCTCACCAATAAGTTCTAAAATCTCTTTCTTGGTCGTACTGCTGCCTATGCTGTTAAGGATTGTCGAAAGTAGAGAGGAGGCTGTATTTAATTCGGAAGTTAATACTTGTATCTTCTCTAAAGCAAGGTCTAATTCGTTTTTTCCTTTTTGTTTCCTCTGCCATCCGTCCGTTTGCTCAAGATCTTCAACATAAAGGAGATCATGGTGGATTTTGCTTAGCACTTCTAGACGTTGGTTGTTGCCTTCTCCTTTGTGTATCTCATATCGAATTAGCCCAAAAATATAGTCGATAAATTTTCTTCGTTCGAGATGTGTTTCGTCTTTAATCCACGCGCCCAACTAAACCAAACCTTTCAATAATTGGTGGCTAAAATAAATTGTTGATTCACTTTCACACACGTCACAGGATACTTCATTGAAGTTTTGGAGTCAACCTACCTCGGATAATTTCAACTCGAATGTAATTCCAGTACCGTTGATATCAAGGGGCTTGGCCCCATCCTTAGACATTGTAATCCAGTAGTCCATTTGCCAACCATTATAGTTTTGTTCTGAACTACTATAGCCAAGACCCTTCAGTAATTGTTCCAACGTATAAGGGTTGAGAGCGGTATCGCTTAGATCGATTTCTAATAACTCCTCAGTGTCTTGTGAAGTGGCTGCTTCAACCTTATCGATAAACTCCTGAATGACTGGAGTATACTTCTCCTTCACTTCATCAGTTAAAATCCATGTACTCATTCTAAATTACCTCCCTGGCGGCTTTTTGGTTTATCTCGATAAGTAGGTTGCTGACCTTTCGGTAATCGGGCTTATCAGGCAGAGGTGATCTTTTGGAAATTTTCTTTAAGTTATTGTCTAATTCCTCGATCATTTCCAATGCTTCCTCAAAAGTATACGCTCCGTTCCTACAGTCTAAGAGTAGTTTCCTGTTTGGTCGGTGGGTGCTGAAATCACAAGTTTCTAGAATTTCAATAGCGCTCGTAAGCAAGCGGACACTGTGCATAAAGAGTTTTGTATCGTACCCAAACTTTCCGATTAAATCCTGCCTGCCTGCGCCGTTTGAGTTTTTTGCTTTTAATTTCTGGATTTGTGAGTAGGCATAGCCACCGAACTTTTTCTGTATGTTTTTAGAGAGGAACAGATGGCGATTATCTACTAGAAGTTCACCCAAAGAGGATATCCTAATATAATCCTCACGGTTAATAAAAAGAATTTCAATGTTGTTAGGGACACCTTGCATAGCGTCTCTAACAAATTTGTTAATGTGTATGATACTGATATCTACATCATCTTTTGTGTTTTTGAAATTCTTTCCTCCGGTATTGTTGTACTCGTTGAATGACTCTAAGCCGAAATAATACTCGATAGGGGGGACACAAATCCCTTTGAAATCTCTATCAGAAGAATCGGTATTTGTCCCGTAAGCATGACTACCTGTAGGTGCTAGAAGAATGGTTCTTTCCTCTAACCACCCTACGTTGGATTGGTGTAAATCTACTTTAGTCATAATGGTCCTCCTTCTTTCGATCTTAATGGTGCAATCAAATAGGTTATATGCTTACGGGTCTTGAAATAGCCAAATCGCCTTGAAGATAGAAATCTATACCGTCGTCAACTGTCTTGAATGGTGGTTTCATCTTATCTTCGATACCCCATAGATCAAGTTCTCCAACGGCTTCGACCATAGCAGATATTTCATCGGGGGCATTGACAATAACAACTTCAAGGTCTTTCTGAAATCTATCGACAGCTACCGCATACTTGCTCATAGTAATCTCTCCCTAAGTAAATTCTGTTTAGTTATTTGGATTGGACCGCCTGACGTTAGGCACACTTGCAATCTCTAGTTTTCTATGGGACTTTCTAAAAATGTAATCTAGGTTTTCACCTTTCTTTATGGTCCCATCCTGTTCAAGGTGTTTGTTAGGTATCCATACGTTTTGGTTAGTGTCATTAATTAAAAATCGCTTCGCTTTATACTGTTTGTAATTACGCTTAATCAGTCGCAGCGGGATACCGTTATAACTCTGTTGTTCTGTATTCAGTTTCATAGTGTACCTCCGAGTTAAAGGGGAGTTAGCCCTGTGGTGAATTAATACGGCCGCCTAAAGACCTTTTGGTGAAGTGGGTTGCCCGCCTAAGCGGAGGCGCCATCAAGAACACTAAGGATTTTCTGTGTCCCTAACGGTTGTTCTACTGTGCTATCAATAACAAACTGTTTTTCCTCTAGAAGCTTTTCGATTCTTTCGTCGATAGTGCTCCGGCTAATGAGGGAGTAGACGTTAATTGACCCTGTAGCTCCTCCGGTTTGCCCGAACCTCCAGGCCCTACCGATACATTGAGAAATGTAACTTGGAGACCAAGGCTTGCTAGTGAAAATGACATTGTTGGCCTTGGTACCAGTCCAGCCTTCCCGGCTTGCGGATTCAGTGCAGATAATTACTTTACAGGAGTCGTCTTCTTGAAATTTATCGACCATCATTTGTCTCTCTGATACCTCTTGACTGCCTTTAGCCTGGGTACCAACATCCCCAGTGATATAGGAGGGGTTATATTGAGAGAAGTGCTCCACCATAACGTGAGTCATTCGTTTAGACCTTGTAAACACTATAGCTTTCTCTCCGCGATCTGTAATCTCCTCAAGGAGATTCTCCAGCTCTGTAAGTTTTCCACTACCTTTTTTACCTGAATCTCCGCCCACAATTTCAGCTGATTCTGCAACCTGAGCTAACCGAGCGTGCTTCGCTAATTCAGACGGTACGTCTTCAAAGAACATGTCCTCAAAATCAATACCCTCATAATCACCTTTTTCGATAGCGTTATACAGCTTTCTTTGCGGTGGAGTCATCTCGACATAAATAGGTTTAGATACAACAGGGGGGAGGTCTTTTAGTACATCTGTCTTCAAACGGCGTAACATGTTCGATTGCAAGATTGTTTTAATTTCCCAAAGATTTTTATATCTAGCTATGTTACCCCAACCATCCAACTCACAGAATTTATTGCGGAAATGGAAATAGTTATACCGAATTGCCCCCATCCAAAACAGCATGTTGTACATATCGATTATTTCATTTATAACTGGGCTGGCAGTAATTGCATACCTTTGTTTGGGTCCGATCCTGTGGATGAGTTTTCCAAGAGAAGTGTCAACATTTTTAATTTTGTGACATTCGTCGATATACATAATGTCAAAAGGTTTCGCTTTATTGATGGAGATGAAGTGTTGGATGTCTGTACGGAATGTCTCGTAAGAAACCACTACCAGTCCGACGCTATCATCTCTTTCTAACAGCTCGTACTTTTTGACTCTCTGTTTTGCTTTACCTTCAACCGTAACTACATTTAAATGCGTGAACTTTTCTGCCTGGTTTTTAACATCGTAAATGAGACCAGCTTTGGTAACATATAGACCCCACTTAGCGATACCGTTTTGAATTTTTGCGTCGTGTTGGCACAGTATGGGTGGTGTTTTTCCTACACCTTCTTGATCTGAGATCAAAAGGAAGTCTCGTTGTAACATAAGATTAAAGGTCACTATCTGATGTTCTCTGAGCGGCAACTTTGGTTCGTAGTCGACTATGCACTCGGTAGGGATATCTCTTGTGTCAATGCCTCTGGCTAGAGTGCCCATACTATCTGCATTACTTTTCCAAACAACCATGTAGTCCTTTGTCTTCTGAAAAAACTCACCTAAAGCGGAGTAGGGGAGGCCGTAACACATAGGTTCTTGAGCTTTACCCCAGCCATCGATTGTCATGATTATGTTTACGATTTCGGGGTCTAATTTCCTTAATTTTATTTTTAAATAGTCTTGATTATGGGATGTAAATTTAGATACTTCAATCATATGATCACCTCACCTACAATAAGTGGTCGCTTTTAAGCTGAGTTGAGTTGCGATTTTAGGGTGCTAATCTTTCGAGTTCTAAAAGCTTTTTGACTCGTTCGATTTCCTTATCCGAATGGACCGTCCCGCCGCTATTGAGTTGGATATACCATTCCAAAACTTCTTCTCTTGTTTTGAGGCTGTTGACGTGGATTCGCAGTCTAGCAGAGTGGGGGAGTCTATCTTCGAATTCATGGTGATAGTGACCGAAAACTTTTATCTCGTTGTTTAAAAACCTGAGGCACGCCGTAATACGTTGAAGTCCATCTACGCAAACAAACCACCCATCACCACCGCCTTGCCAGTTTGGGTGGTTGAGGTAAATATCTAACCCTGATCTTCCACCCCTGAGTAAAAATTCAACAAATTTTGTTTGCTGTTTTTCGTTCCAAACATGGCCTCGCTGGAAGTCAGGGTTAAGTTCGAGTCCGTATTCCAAGTATTCATCAATTGTTGTCTTGAGATAGTTTAATCCAACATCAATAGCGTACCCACCACTACTAATGAACGGCTTTATATCCCTGAAACGCAAAATAATCGACCTCCTGTTGTTAAAACCCTAGATTATATAATCTAATTGCGGGGACAAAGGGAACTGTATCAAGTAAGTTTATTAGCCAACTCGAATGCTAAACTTTTAATGTTATCGAGGCTTCTTTGCTCTCCTTCTACTAAATCGATTAGATTGAACAATGCTTCCTCTAGTTCTTTATTTTCGTCCCCAAATTTTCGGATGATGTTCATTATTTCTTGGGTGATTTTAGTAAACTTAATCTTTTCGATGTTGTTTGTATCCATTAGTGAACCTCCGTATTTTACTCGTATTGAAACCCAAGTGTTTCAATGTATTCTTTGAAAGATAACCCTTCTTTTTGTGCCTGGTGGGAAATAGCCATATAAAGCTTTTTATCACGCTTGTATAGCCCTGAAATTTTTTGCTGCCCTTCATAAAGTGCGCCTAATAGTTCCTTGAAACGGTTCGGAGAAATGGTGCTGCTATAGGTATAGTCAAGCCCCCAACGAAGGAGGACCTCTGAGGGTGGCCCGTAAGTTTGCAATTTCCTATACCTGCTTGGGTAGTCTTCTTTTAAGGTGGAAAGATTAACTCTAAGTCCAAACTTTCTCTGTAGAGACCTTTTAAACTGCTTTTCAGGGTTATCTACCTGCCTGGGTACCAGCAATTCCAGTTGAGGGTCAATGTCGAACAATGCAGATCTTATCTTATGGTTGATTGTCTTGTCCGTTGCTAGGCGGCGGAGAGCGACATCTAATATTTCGTCAGCATGGATAACTTTATTTTTGTCTGCGTACCTAACAAGGCGGCTAGCAACGTGCTTCAATATTCAGCGTCCTCTTTTTTACGTTCGATTTGAAATATATCTTCAACAGCTACCCCGAGGTATTCAGCAATAGCCATAGCCACAATCAGAGATGGGTTGTAGTTTTCTGACTTAATAAAAGTCACTGAGCTATGGGCGACACCTACATAGTCAGCTATCTCTTTATGCACTTCCTGGAGGCTGACAGGTTTGTTTCTTTTGATAGTTAACTCTGCTTGTTTGATTCTTAAATAATGTCCCAAGTTGTTCTTTAATTTAAATGGGTATTCTTTTCTAACCAATTCGATTTCCTCCTGTGACCTATTTGAGACTGTGGGGTGAACAAAATGAGTTTACAGCTATCTTGAGTTCTTTGAGTGCAGTCTCGTCGAAAAGCTCTGAAGCTGTTTCGTTAAATGTAAACTCTCCTGCATTGTCGTAATAACCTATCAATACTTGCAGGACGTGCTCATAACCCCAATAATATTGTTTACCTAGCTCGTTGTCATTATAAATTTCAGCACTTATGTAGTCGTAATAGAAAACTCTGTGGTAGGGATTCTTTTGCATCACTGAAGCTTCCCCTTCTTGGTTGACGCTAACAAAGACGTTATTTCCTGATCTTTCCTTGATGTTACCCTCTAAAGCGACCGCATTACCGTTGAAATTGTCCACGGTCAGTTGGCCTTTGCCGGCGATGTTAAATACTTCACTCTGTAGTGTCATTTTCACCCTCCGTGGGAATTAAACTGCGTATAGGTACGTAGATTCTGAATTGAACTATTCTTGAATCTGTTCACTTAAAACGTCTAAGTTATATTCGTTCTCCATTAACTCCTTTAGGTACATCATCAAAACAAGGTCCATATCGCTTGAGTTTGCTAAAGTTCCTATCATCCTAGTTACTTTGATGATCCCATATTTACCCATGAGGTTTTGAATAACACTGCGGGCCTTATGTTTAACCTCGAATCCGGTAACTTCTTGGAAATAAGCGACCAGTTCGTCTTCCTCCTGGTTCGGTATATGTCCAAAACCATGCTTCATCCAAGAGCGTAACATACCCACACAATAGCCAAAGGTACGTTTCGATCTCTCTTTTTTCGAAGTAACGTGGAGACATTCAGCAATCCAAATATAGGCGTCTAACTCACGACTACATAAGATTCGATAATATTCCGCTATGCCTTCTTTAATTTCCTGTTTTGGAACTTCGTCGAAAAGGTCACCGTACATTGAAACTAACTTGCTTATTGCGTCACTTGAGTTTATAGGGGTTCCGTACTTCTCAGTATAGTAAGAAGACATTGTTGAAAATTGATCTTTTGTCATAACTTTTTGCACCTCTTAAATTATGGTCTTAAACCAAAATAGTTATCGTTTTAGCAGTATGGCTAGTTGCGGCCAAGTTGGTAATTTTATTATAACATATTATAATAGTATTGTAAATACTATTATTTTGAGTTTTTAAAGGAGAAGGTGTGACCCTTCTCCTAACAAAGATAGATTACTCATTATCCTTTAATTCAAATATCTCTTCGACAGGTAAGCTAAAGTATTCACCCATTTTCAGGGCCACTTCCAAGGATGGTTGATTTACGTTTCTTTTGATAAATCTAACCGTATCAAGAGATACCTCGCAATACTCAGCCAACTCTTTTTCGACGTCTGCAATTAAAACCTTTCTCCCTGTCTCGAGAGCTTTTTCAGCTCTTTTGATTGAGATGAAGTGTTTTAACTTGTTTTCACTCTTGTAGCTGTATTTTTTTGTTTTTGCCATGGGGTGACCTCCGATCTTCCGTGCTACTTTGGTTTGTAACCGTCTTTATATGTTTTAACATATTTAAGATTGTATTGTAAATACTATAAAGTACGTTACAAAAAAAAAGAGGAGGCATTAAGCCCCCGGTTTTAAATAGCTCTTGTAACAGTTTGGCGAGACTCGAATTCTTCTACTGCGGAGAGGATTGTTCTTATTTGGCAGCACAACACATCTACTTTCCGCCCTCTATCTTGCACCTCACCTGATGAATTAATTCTGTCTAATGTTCTGTCAGCAATATATTCCCTTACACGGCCTAAGTCTTGAATAAGGCTTTCCAGGCTCCGGTTAAGTTCCTCAGCTAGTAGGTTTACTCTAACTTTTTGAACGTCAGTAAAAGACATCTCACTCATTTTATTACCACCTTTATTATCCCATTATATACTTGCACCATGCGGGCAGTCTTTATTTCACCCCGACCATCTGTGAAAATCTGCTTAGCCGGATCGTACATCACGCCGATCCCGTCACTTATGTTCAGACGCTCTTCCTCAATCTTGCCCTTATAACGACCTTCTAAAGTAGGGAGGTCATCTATTAACTTAAAGTTGACATTGTGTAAGTAAACTCCCACGCCGTCCTGGAGAGTCAAGCCCACAAGGTCACCCTCTTTATTCATAATCTTGTACGGCGGTCCATCAGATACCAAAATCTGAACGCTGGTATCTCTTTTAAGGTTTGATGGTTTGCTCATTTAATTCGCCCTCTCTACAATTTATTGCTTTAAGTCTCCGCTATTGCGGTGGATTCGTCAACCCGATATCATTTGCTTTTCTGTTAATTGATCCGTCTCTCAATGTCATTTCAGTTACAATGGTGGTCAGCAGTTCGCGACCTTCTTTTTCCGTGTAGTATTCAATTTCGTTTAGACATTCCTCAATGTCCATTTGCTTCTTGCGGATAAGCCTCATATTCTCATATGACGGATGTTTCTTCGGGTACTTATTTTGAGTGACGGGGAGGAAGAGTCGCTCATGGTACAAACGACTTAGATCGACTAATAAACCTTTCCGCTCTTTTTTATTTACTCCGTGTATCCAAGCATGATTGTATTCCACTTTCCGACCTTTAACGATATCGGAGAAGTCGCCATCCCAAACTGTCCATTTATACTCAGGTAATAGATGTCGGAGGATGGCTGCACCGAAAATTGCAGTTTGCCGGCATGCGTTACCTCCCCATTGTCTATAGGCTCGTGGATTCGCTTTTTGAAGTATACCGTGGAGAGTAGGGACGAATACGTTTTCCATTAGATTTTTAATTTCCAGCTCTTTTTTATTTAAGTTCAACAATACCACCTCACCCTTCGAAGAACTCATCGTGCGCTTTTTTCAGTTCCTGGTATATGTGTTCGGGCAGGTGAGGCTTGAAAAACTCAACATCCATTTTATTACACCCGATAATAGTATTCTTATGTAGGTTAACCCAACCTTCGTCGATAACCAAGTCATCTATATGGTAAGCTTTTATGGAAATAGGCTCTACAGAAAAGTCATCCATGTATATTGTCAAGGCTTGGCCCTCGTGCATAAAGGTCTTCAAGTAGACCCAGTAGGCGTATTGGTGTTCTAGGCGAACCCAACCATTAGGTAGGTGGCTTACCTCTGTATTTTGATCATCGTTTCTAAGCATATTATCCACTCCAAAATATATTTTGAATTCAATCTTATGTACGGGCACGGGTTGCTTAACCCTATTCGTGATATTTCTTGACCACTTTGATTGTAGAGTGTAACTTGTGTTCAATTCCTTCAGATAAGTCCTTACGTAAACCTCCCAAAAACAGTCTGAATTCCTTTACTGTACCTTTGAAAGATAATAGCCCTTGATTCAAATTACCATCTCCCTATGAATAAATGGTGGTTAGAATACCATGGAAGCCATACCCCTGTCCTTTCTGTACCATTTAGTAGGGGTATGGTCATAAGATTACCTAATCAGAGACTCAAAAGAGCACAACATAACACCCAGCCTGCCACAAGATTTGAAAACTAGACGGAATATTCGGATATCTATGGCAGCAGAGACAGCAGGTTTATCAAAATGTTCCTATCTTCCCGTGTTTTTCGATTACCACTTTCTCTGATTCACTTAGCCCGCTGGTAGAGGGGAGGTGGTTGTCTACAAGGTAAGAATTATATGAATTTGCCACTTTGTTTCTTTCATAAGCTTTTATAATATTTTCAAATGTGGATTTAGAGATATACAATTCGTCTAATGACTGACCTACACGCTGTGTGATGCAGACGTTGCCGTCGACAATAGAGGAGGTAACCGTACCATACTGATCTCGTCCTTCCCACAGGTCTTCATACTGATCGGAGTAGTCACCCCACATTTCGGAATACATTGTTTCGTCAAAACCTTCTATCCAATCATTGCTAAGCGGGACATCCCCGAAACTCCCTGCGAAATCATTGATTGTCGCAAAGGCTTGGAGTATAAGCTTGACGGTTCGTTGCATGTCTTTAAATACTACGTATTCTTTCTCAGTGTGTTCGTTCAGATAGCCAGCAGAAAGATTGACAGCATTTACGTTTAATTCAGCAAATGTACATGCGTCTGAGATACCACCTTCTGTTGCTTCCCAGTTCATATCCTGAAGAGCGGAACAGTCTTCGAAGAATTTCCCAACTGCGTTTGAGCAGAACGCTTGACTGTAATTTCCTACTACAATATCCTTGTTACCTCTTCTATCGACTACAATAGCTAGATCTGACCCTTTTATCCACTCGGGATCAATATTTTGAGAACCTACGCAACCAATCTCCTCTTCACGAGAGAAGGCAACTTTAATGGTACCTTCGAAAGCTGTTTTATCCACGTTTCTAAGAACAGCCAATAAAATTGCAATCCCTGCTCTGTCATCGGCTCCGAGAATACCTTTAGTGGTGTAAAAAGTCCCGTTTGATTCATAAACTACCCGCTCTTTTGCTATATTGCTGACGCTGTCCATGTGAGCTGAAAGAATAATTGTTGCGCCTTTCCCGGAACCGACTTTTTTCTCAGCGAGAAGGTTTTTATAGTCATCGAGCCATACCTTATCACAAAGACTTTTCAATATTGGTTTCACGTACTCTACTACTTTGTGCTCTTCACCTGATGGGGCCTGGATATTTAATAGTTTGATTAGTTGTTTTTTCATTTTTTTCATTGAGCATGTCCCCTTAACGTTTATCTTATCAACTATAATAATTATAACATATTTTAATGGTATTGTAAATACTATTTTTATATTTGCGGGTTACTTAAACCTTGTAATATTGATCTCTCCAACGCTGAGAAATCAACCGATACAATTCTTGGCCCGGACGAAGCGCTTGGCCTTGAAGCATTGAACTTGAATGTCCTTGTCCCTCGAAGGTTATGTGGTTCGTCAGCAAGCAAGGTATGGTGTCGAGGGAGACACCTCTTTCTTGCGGTCTTTCATATACCCCTTGGAGATTAAATACCCCTTCGGTAGTGATATTTTTACTTGATCGCTGAAGAAAGTGAGGAACTCAGGATCATCTACGTAAGGGAAGAAGGCTTCACCATCTCCTGAAATTAAGCCCGTCCCATCGCATTCATCGCATTCCTTATCATCCCACGTAGTCCCGTCTCCCTCACAGTCGTCGCAAGTAAGCTTAATTCCTGGGTTTGACCACCCAACCTCAGTGAATGTTGAAAAAGAAGACATGTGAGACCCATACAAGTCTGTATACTCTTTTCTGAGATCGTCACACTGAACAAAGTTATCGAATTTTGCTTTAAGACCCTCAACCAAATAATTCCTAGTTTCATTGTTTGTATAAAATGGTCGGAAGCCTACCATTATGTATTTATCGTCTGCCACCTTGACAACACGGACTAAAAGCCTTGCTTCAAAGCGAGGAGAAAATAGATCGTCATTTTCAACTGATGTCAGGTACGCTACGGCAAGCGTGGTATCAAGTAGGTTAGGCGGTAATTGATTAATGCAGTCGCCGGAACCGTTCCTAGATGTATCCATGCAAGATGTGTTATTCCAGCCTGTAATCCATTTGCTGCCGCCCCAATTGTAAGGAGCATAATAAGACATTCCTGCGATATGGTGAGGCAAGATTGAAAGGTGCACTTTATAGTCTTGAACCACCCCTTTCTCTAGTTTTTTAGGGCACTTGTTAGTGAACCACTTAACCACACCACTCGTTTCGCCGAATAACTTCACTAGCAGTTTTGAAAGCTTTGGTGAAGAAAGACCTTTTATATCCCTGGATTTAATGAAATCAGTTACCTTCCCTGGGATAGTATTGTTCAAAAGGTGATCGTTTGTAATGTTGTCGTATAGCTTGCTTGACAGCATGTATTCCTTATACGCTTTCTGCTCTTCCTCGTAGCTGTATTCGGATAAGTAGGCTTGATGTTTCGCTGAAACTTCGGGTGACAGATGGTCTATAAAGTCTATAGTCAAATCTTTTTCTATGACAGGGTGAAAGGAAATATGACCTTTTTCTCCTAACATCTCTTCAAGATATTGTTCACGTTTTACGTACAAGTCTGAATTAACACCCGCTTCACGAATAAGGTCGGACTTGTTAAGTATTTCAATAGCTTTCTCCATTGATTGTTGCATAAGGTTACCTTTAAACATGTTTGAATTTCCCCTCTCAGTTTATCCTTCGATCACGGTAATGATCGTGCCAACTTCTGAGATAGTTGCGAAGATTTTTCAAAAACTTTCAAATGGTATTTAAAATACTATTTTGTAATCAAAAAAAAATAAGCCTCCTCTTGAGAAGCGGGAGGGAAGGGCAGATACCCCTCACCCTTTAGTTAAGGCTCCGTTGAATTTTCTCCATGTACTGGCTATCTCCATTGTTGTCTTGTGGTCGAATACGCTATTGGGGGACGGATCTATAATTTCGTTGTCATCATCATCCCAAGAAATATCGTCGCTTGTTAAGATTACTTGTTCGTGCTTTTTGAAAGTCTCGTCCTGGCTTTCAGCCATTAGCGATTTATTTAGTTGGCAGTATTCTTCTTTCGAAAGGAACTGATTATTTTTATTGTAAACAATAACGGATTCCTCCCAAATCAATACTCCGGCCCGTTCGCCATTCTTTGCGGGGAATTCTACGAAAAGGTTAAAGCAATTCCCGCTAGTATCCAAAAGAATACCTTGAGGAAAGTGAGATTGAATGCGGTTAAAAGTTTTCTCCGAACTCATGTAAATACCTCCGATTGACTTAATAAGTTAATTATAACATTTAATAATGGTATTGTAAATACTAAATTATATTTAAGATTTTATCCTGTATTGTCAACGCCTTATAGGGTAATTTACTAAATCGTCCGTAACTTTTCCTTTAAGTGTTAGGTTGATTCTATTATAATAAAGTAGGCGAGTGATCCCTGGATTACCGTCTCCTATTATTAGGACATGTTTTACCTTCCAACCAAAGCCACGAAAATATTGGCGGTCATCTATGGGCGGGCTATTTGATCCGCCTAATAGATGTTTTTCGGCAAACTGAAAGGCCCGCCTAATAGTATGTAAGTTATTGGCATAGGTACTATTAGTTAAATTCAGCTGTTGCTTCGGCTATACCGTTAAGTCGGTTAAGTAGAGATGAATCCGAAGCTCAAACTATACTAGAAACGCTTTTTAGTTATCCACAACCATACATAAATTATAGCACACTTATCCACAGGTGTCAATGTTATCCACAGGCGTGTGGATAACTGGAGACGTTCGGCAAATTGCCGGACGTCTTTTTTTTACCCTTATATAGAAGGAAAAAACAATTATAACTAAATATAAAAATAGTATTGACAATACTATTTGCGAGGTTTATAGTAGATTACAGAGCAGGACGAAAAACGTATTTACTAGTTTTCCCGCCGGGTTTTGTGTCTCTACAGTGCTAGACCAAAATAAAAGAAAAAGAGGTAAGAAAAAATGAATAATATTTCTATTTTAGACTGGGAACAAACTTTTCAAAATTCAAAATCAATGTACCGCACCGTACTTACACACAAAAGGAATGTGCTCCATCGAATTAAAGAGTACAAACGGTTAGGGATTTTCAGCGGTACAGATAGAGAAGACTTACTTTACTACTACAATCGGGACAGTTTGAATACCGAGCGCCATCGGAAAAATGCATTAAAGTATTTCATTAAAATAAGCTTATTTAATTCTTTATTTTCCGGTGTAGGGTTTAACAATGCAGGTGCAGGAATAAGAATCCCTCTAACTGTTGAACAAAGTTATTCGGAGGCTGACGACATCTTAGAAAGTGGCAACATTACTGAAGAATATGCAAATAGTGAAATCTATTACAGTGAAAGAGTAGAAAACAACTTTATCGGAACTTACCCCGTAATAATAGAACGTGTGGAGGACTACGGGGATTTCTTAAAAGTTTTAGTGGACGATATTGTTTTGATGAATAAGTCTATAAATTTTTCTATTAGTTATGAGGAATGGAAAACAGGGTACAAGGTGGACGGAAAAAGGAAGGTAAAGCTAAATAAATTTTTAAGAAAACAAGGGTTTTCCCAATACACACTAGACTATTATAGTCAGCAGATTAAAACAGAAAAAAGCCTCTATCTAACGGTGTCTGACAGGGTACAGCATATTGCGGGAATGTCTTTCTATAGTACAGGTGACTGGAATAGCATGGGCGGAACTTCATGCCAAGACCCTCGAAACGAGTATGAAGAATGCCTAGATTTATTGCCTAGTATGTACGATAACAAGTTATTTATTGCCTTTCTGCATGAGGATGTTGAGGACGTAGCGGATACATCTGAAAAAATGTTAGCCCGCACAATGTGCAGACTTATAAATATAAATGGAAAACAATTTCTAATAGGTTCGCAACTTTATGGGAACAATGAAACTAAAGACGAATTAGACAAGGCATTGAGTCTATTAAATTCCTATAATGTTTTCAGTTTATCTCAGATGATTGAAGGCACCACGGTTCATATCGAACAAACAAACGGACAGTTTTTACTAGAAGGGGAAGATGAAGTCTATTTATGTAATGACTTTGAAGAGCTTGTAAACTGCGAGTGTCCGGCTTGTGGCGGAAGTGGTGAATACACAGTCGAAAATAATAGAGGTAGTTCAGTAGACATAGAATGCCCCGTCTGCGGTGGTAGCGGTGACTATGAAACTTTTGTGCACGCTTCTGTGGATACTTATGTCACTGTTAGTGATGAAAGAGAACTGGAACCCTATAGCGAAGGGTACACCCATTTCGGAAACTCTATAAAAATTAGGATAGATGAAAAAGTGTTGGGGCTTAAATAGCCCCGATACATCCAGTACAAAAAGAAAATAAAGGATGGTAAACAACATGAATAAATTAACATTAGATCAAGCGGTTAAAAAATGGGTTTGGGAGTTTAATGCTATTCCGTTACAGCTTATAGAAAAAGCTTATCCAAACTTTTTAGATGAGGTAGAAATACTTACTACAGATAAAGTATGCGGGCATTGTGAAAGTGAAGACATTGTAAAAAATGAAGACGGGGAACCATATTGCCAACATTGTAATAATGATGATGATATATATGATAAGTATGACCTTCCTATGTGGGGGACTGTGTGGACATTCGGGGACAGTCTCGACAATGATTGGATAAGAAACAATCTTGATGTTGTGGCTGACTGTGGTATTTGGGTTTATGAATCAGACGAACTAGGCATATTCTTTGGAATTGACGGGGCGGGCTATGATTTTTATGAGCAACATTGGAAACCTCTCTATAAGGCTAGGGGCTTAAAATGGCATAGTGAAGAAAAAGAGAACCCGTCCCCCATCAACTTTAATAAAATGGATAGTTTTGTGGATGTTGTTGAAATGTTGACTATTCTTTTATCAGAAGATTGGGAAATTATTTCGGGCGAAGGATGGATTAGGTTAAAGCGAAATGAGGAAGAAGGGGAAGACTATCTATTTTATAATGTAGAGGAGGTTAAAACATTTTTAAATGAATTTAAGGAGGGTATCTGATCAGATGTATAAAGATGAATTTGTATTCCCTATCAGTTCGGGCGGGAGTGTCACATACTACAAGACAGACGCCCCTATAAGTGTATTAGCTCGAGTAAGGGAGGTAATGCACGAACTAACGGACTTTATAGAGTACATAGAAGGGTACGGCTATTATATACAGGAATACTATTCAGGTTTTACAATAATGTTCGATTCATAAGGAGGCTTAACCATGGGATTACTGGGAGATAAGGGATGGCAGGCGCTAGAATACTATAATCTGTATTTAGATTTAAAGGTCGATATTTCCGAAAGGGTGCAAAGCCTAGAGTACATAAAAGGTGAAGGTAACGTAACAGGTGAAGCTTATAGTTACAAAGAGGATAGACTGAAAGAAAAGGTTAATCAATTAAGGTTTGTTTTAAATGAGCTTAAAAACGCTGGGGTGTCAATGGAAGACCTTATATTATTATCTTGTGGCGTAGATAGTAAAGAAATGTTATAAGATGTGAAAGCCCTCACAGGGCTTTTTGTTTGTCTTTCTTTATTCTACTCGGCGGGCTATCTCCCCTGATCACACGATAACACTAATAGTATAAGGGATAGTAACAGTAGTATAGGAGAACAACACACACAAAGAACCCTATAGACATACACGAATAACCCCATAGACAACCCCTGTATAGAGAGAGATAAACAATCCTATACAAATACACCAACATGTTTTAAGACCCCTCTAAACGAATGTAAAGCACTTTAAAATAGATGTCCTATAAATAAGAAGAATAAACACATACACCAAAACAATACAAGTGCAGACGTAACAAGCCCTTTTTACTGTATTCAATATGGTTAGATACCTTTATTATCTGATGATTTTTATATACGTTCGCCGTCCCTCTTTGCTTCGATAAAAATAAAACATTGCGTACAAATGTAGAACAAGAAAAGCAAAAACAATAAACGCCGCAGAAAAGGACGATAACAAATAATCTTAAAGTCGGATCTGTTATACAGGGGAAGCAGAGCACAAATAAAGTGGATGACAGTCCACGACATAGGTTTTATTTCTTTTGATTAGCTAGAGGATTTCAATTGACCCGTTTATTGAGGGATGAAATACGTCATTTTATACTGTTTGACTTAACATAATAATTAATTATGATAAGTCAGAAGCAACATAAACCCCTACCCGGTGCCGAATGGGTTGCGTTTTTGTCGCTGCGCGCCGGTATGGTTCGTGAGATCTGTGGGAAATTTTTTCGGATGTTTCTGTGCGTACACGGGCCGCTGCAAGATATAAGGATTGGAGAGTTGAGGTGGCTGAGGTACCCATGTGATCTTCTTTTTATTGGGGAGGGTTCTGACACATGGGGTTTTACCTAGTCGGGGTATAGGTAGTTGAAAATTTTCGAGAAAATTTTTTGTGAATACTTGGTGTGCGTACAACGGGTAATCGCAATTCTACCAAGGTTTAAAGCGATTACTATGATGGTTACTTATATTATCAAATGAAGAGGTGAATCAGTTTTTTAGATGAGCGGCTATACAGGCCATTTAAAAGATCTACTTAGGAGGAGATTGAGTATGGAGAAAAACTATGAACCGCGTCCACTCGCTGAGTTAGGTGATTTAATAGGTCAGGCAGTCCTTATTGTATGTGAGCACGGAGCTTTTGAAGGAGGCCTAAAAGACATCTCAGAGGAGGACATCCATATTGAGGTCGGAGAAGGGCAGGTAATTGCTGTGGATCGTGCAGTATTAGATGAGGACTTAACTGAGCTTTACGTTGTCGAAGTCTGAGTATCTGTTTGGCAGAACCTCTCAGCGAGAGGATTACGCATTTCACATACCGACTTTACGATAGGAGGTGAAATACTTATGTCTATGCCAGCGTTAACTGAGGGTACTATTAGTCGTATAAGCGTTGAGTCTGCTCCGCTGCCTGGTCCTCATCCTGACCCTAATATCGGTAAGAGAGCCAAACCCCTAAATGGGGTTTATTCTTCCCTGACAGGGATAATTTATCCATCAACCGAGAACTATTCAAATGCGACTACGCACCTTAAAGGATCTAAAGATTACTTGCTTATGTTCTTCTATGACGACGGCTCTTTATTCTGCGCAATTGAAGCGGATATCGGTGATATGTCTGTTTTAGATGGCACGCAGCCGGTACCTGAAGGTGAAGGGACTCCGGCCGCTCCGTTTGGCTGCAATTTACAAGTGGCAGATAACAGTATCAAAGGGTTAGGTGACGGAAGTTATGTTATTTATCATGAATTGCCAAATCAAATAGGGGATGTAGTAGTAACATACGATTTTCTTAATGAGCCTGACTCAATGTCTATTTACTGGAGTGGAGAAGAAGAGACTCCAGTAGCTTCCACAAATGGTAAAGTCTCTAAAACAGGGAGTTTAAGTTTTTATTACGATCCGGCGTATAACCCTACAAAGGTAGTTGTTAAGGTCAATCAAGAAGGGGCTAAAAGTAACTCTACTGCTTGGAAATATAAGATGTCTTGCCCTAAAAGCAGAAAATAGTTTTGATCAGGTAGCGCCTTGCTGATTAGCGGAAGAAAAATTTTTCGGCAAGGCGTTTTTAAAGATAGCGGAATAAAAAAAAGACCCACCCTTAATGACCAGAAAAATTAGAGGGGTGGGTCTATCTATGCCCTTCATGGCACCCTCTGATCTTGTCGACCCGAAGGGAAGGTCTAAATGATCAATTACCTTAAATAGACCTCTGCATGGAAAGCGTTTAAAAACCAAGCAAAGTTCTAGGCTCAGGGCGACCTATAGTCCGATTATATTATCTAATGGTAAAGAATTCAATAGAACGCTAAAAATTGTCAAGTTGTCCTTAGAAAGTCCTGCTCATTTTGGTTTTTCTAGTTCTTTTCACTTTCAGTTGCTTTTTATCCAAGCTTTCAGAACTTGCTTGAAGATGTAATACTTCCACTTGATTCTTCAAAATTTCTAAGTCTTTTTTTGTAAGGTTTGCAGGTACCGAAATTTTTGCTCTTTTTCCACCCGTAAGAGAAAGATCGAATGTCTGATGGCATGTAAGCTTCGACACCTCGTGAAAGAATTTCTTTTTTAATTCATCCTTTTCTTCTTCATTCATCCCCAGTAGAGGGAGATAAACAGATATATTTTCTGAGTCGATACCGTCTTGCAGGGCTTTTGAGTATGCTTTTGCCGCCTCCACAGGACTAGGGTAAGTAATGTATTCTGACCCTTCGTAATGAAGTACCAATTCTTCTTTCATTGCTAAACCTCTCTTCTTTTACACGAATATATGTGAACGGATCTTGGATATTGTATAATACTGATTCTAAAAATAAAAGCTCTATAGTGAAAAACTTGCCCTCAACCACCCTCTTAAAGTATTCAAAGGATAGTTTTGGGCAAGTCTAATTTTTTTAGAGGCTTTGTCATTTTAACTGAACGGTATTTTAGCGGACTCAAACGCCTTCTTAATAGACTGCGCGTCTGCTCTAACTTCTCTCTGAGCATGGTTTGTGTCCCGCAAGTCCAACAGGTGCTTCCATTGACGCAATGGCCGGCAGTTGATGATTTTGGTTGTCATCGCATTTGGTAATGTAGAACGAGCTATCTCTTTTGCCCGACTTTTACGGACACCGAAACTTACCAGCTTGTCTCTTAATTCGGCGTAGTCAGTAATAGTGCCTTCAATATTAGAGTACACTTCCTCTACTAAATTATCATAAGCGGACTGGGCTAGTCGTTCTGATTGACCCGTCGCAGCGGCATACTTTTCTTCCAAGTTGTCAGGGTAAACACCGCTCTCGAACCCTAACATCTTTCGGTATTCTGCATTCTCCCGGTCTACATAACGTTGAGATAGCTCCGTTCCCCCGGCCATGTCTGCATGTCGCCAAATCTGTAGTCCGGTTGCTCTATCGACCTTCAAATTCATCGTTATAGTAGCATGTACGTCTAGTTCGTAATCTGTGAGACCTTTCTCCTTTAAATCGGTGTAGTCTTCGGTAAGGATGATGGGATTGTACAGCTCAGGTTCACCTTTTGCAGTGTACTGATTTTCTTTAGGATCGAGTTTTGTCTTATCATTAATGAACCATTTCATCTCAGGGACACGAACCACGAGCCTTTTGAACAATTCGAACAGGTTAGTGCTAAATTCATAGTCATTGGCTTGATTATTAATATCCAGGAAAGTAAGCATGTTCATTGAAACGATTACGCCAATCTTACTATCGGGGTTTTTCTTAGGGTCAGGGGAAGTCCAACGGATGTAGTTGTTAATTTCTTTCATGGTCATAAGATCTGACATAGAATTCATATACTCTTCTGCACCTGTAAATCCAGCTATACCGAATACGATATTTCCTGTGCTGGCAATAGATATATGCCCAGCCGCCATTATACCTTTGATGAAAGTGTGAGATTCCTCTCCTAGCTTATTGTATGACTGATAACACTCTCTGGCAGTCATTTCAACTAACTTGTGGTAATCTTCTGTATAGTGGATTAATCCGACTTTCATTTCTTATCACTCCCATGCTCTTTTAACCATTCCGAATACTCACTCTTTACTATTTCGACCCTTTTTCTGTGGGCTTTCAACTGGATCTCGTTTAGGTCGGAAATTTTTTTATGGTTGTCAGAGAGTTCTCGATGATATGAGATTACTCTTTCCAACTGTTTTTCCAATAGCCCATGCTCTGTAATCCAGCCTTCCATCTGAGAAATGTATAATAGATCCTCTTCGTGATGACTCATTGAATGTCACCCTTCAATGTTGTATTTGAGACAATAGCTAAGGTCACTTTCTCATCGAATTTGTCGGCCATACTAATTACCCCTCCGGCTAAGAACTTTAATAGATATGCGGCAGGAGTCATCCATAGCTTCGATAGAAAGGACAGCTTATTTACCCTGTGCCTACTTGAGAAAAATACCATTTTGTTCACACTCCAATTACTTAGTTTAAATCTACACAATAATGATCGTTACATCCTGTATACCAGTTGCGAAAAAAGAAAAGAGCAGATATTAGATCTGCTCTTTTTGATCGGTGAAATAGAAATCTTCATCTTTTACTGGTTCTACAGTTGCTTTCTTATACCCGTTCCCTTTCATGGAAAAGAAATCATGGGATTTGGTTTTTGTGTTTAGCCCATTTAGGACAATGGGATTAATTTCTTCTTCTTCGAAGTATGGATCAAATCCCAAATTCATGAGAGCCTTGTTTGCGTTATAGCGGATAAACTTCTTTACGTCACTTGTTAGGCCGACCTTGTCGTAAACATCCTCAGTATACTCTAATTCGTTTTCATAAAGAGTTAGCAGGAGATCTTTTGCAAACTTATTTAGTTCCTTTTTTGTCTCTTCATCCTGCTTGTTGTATATCTCTTGAGCGAGAAGCCCTACATACACTCCATGAATGGCCTCATCCCTAATAATTAAATTTATAATCTCTCCCGCTTGCATGAGACGTCCTTGACCATAGAAGTAAAGAGGGTAGTAAAATCCACTGTAGAACAAGAAACTTTCCAGGTAGGTGGAAGCAACCATTGCTTTATAAAGGGAGAGTTCATCGCCTTCTCTAATGCTGTTGTAAATCTCCACGATTATTCCAGCCTTTTTTTGCAAATACTTGTTGTTTTTAACCCACTCGAAAACCTCGTTAATTTCTTCCGTGGACGCTAAAGTCATGAAGATATTGGAGTAGGACTTTGCATGGACGGCATTTTCCATCATAGCCATGAAGTTTAGAACGGCTTTGCGTTGATGCCCCTCGACATTTTCCTGGATTAGCGGCATACCTGTATTACCTTGTTCTGTATCTAGAAGAGTGAGTCCAGCCAGTACCTTCATATAGGTGTCCTGCTCATTCTTTCCGAGGTATTTCCATGTAAGCAAATCTCCGGTTAACGATATTTCTTCAGGCAACCAAAATTGCTTGACGTTTTGGTTATAGAACATTTGGGTGAAATCATCTTCATGCTTTGACCAGTTTGCTGCGTCATAAATTTTTGTCAATTATTTGCCCTCCTCTTCAACAAATACTTCTTCATCCGATACAGCTTTGAACACCCACTCATGCGGAAAATCCGTCTGACTCAACAACCAATGATCGATTTCATGCGTTACACATGATCCATGAATTAACTCATCCTCGTTATAAATCACGTAACCTTCGATTTTAACCTTTCGCATATATCTTCGCCTCCTCTTCGTTTAAACAACGCAGGACAAGCAACCTTCCTGACCAGTATCCTTTGTCCGGGCATAGTAGATTGTCTTGATACCCTTATGGTGAGCGTATAAGTCAATTTTGTTAAGGTCACGTGTTGTCATGGTATCTTTTAAGAAAAGTGTCAGGCTAATCCCCTGATCGACATGCTGCTGGATAGTAGAGATCATGTCCACCAATTTAAACATATCCATGTCATAAGCCTCTTTATATAAGAACCAGTTGTTAGGTGACAGCCCTGGCATTGGGTAGTAAGTTTTTGAATTTCCATAAGTTCTTTCTTCGATACGCTCCATGATAGGCATAACCGAAGCTGTTGCAGATTGTACATAAGAGATAGAGCCAGTAGGGGCAATACATAGGCGATAGCTATGGTACATCCCGTGCTGGCTAACGAAATCCTTTAACTCTTTCCAATCACTCTTCGTAGGGATTTCCATACCTTCGAATAACTTTTTGACCTTGTCTGACTTCGGAGTGAAATCATTATCAAGATACTTGTTGAAGTATTCACCCGTTGCGTAAGTTGAACCCGCATAACCATGGTAAGTCTCACCTTCGTCACAAGCGATCTCGGAAGATCTTTGGATAGAGTAGAAGTTAACCATCATAAAGAACGTATTTGCAAAGTCCCTAGCTTCCTCACTCTCATAAGGGATACCGTTTTTAGCCAGGTACCCATGAAGATTCATTGCCCCTAGCCCGATAGACCTCATGAGTTTATTTGCACGTCTGACTGCCGGTGCATTCCGGATGTCTGTAGAAGTTGCTACTTTTGTTAGTGCGTCTGTTGCTAATCTCACCGCTGATTTAATAGACTTTCTCTCCATTACGTTGATGATATTTAGTGACCCCAAATTGCAGGAAATATCCAAACCGATATCGTCTTCTTCGTCGTAGTCTGTGTAAGTAGAGACGTTTGACGCCTGTAGCACCTCAGAGCAAAGGTTCGAGAATTTCACTTTTGATACGTGGTTATTAGCGTGTTCTCTATTCACATTGTCCTGGAACATAATGTACGGATAACCTGACTCAGAACGTAGAACGGCGAGCTTTTCAAGCAATTTGCGCGCATTCACTTTTTCTTTTTTGACGCGAGGATTGTCGACAAGCTCCTCATACATAGCCGTCATGTCCATTTCATCCATATACTGGCCGTATTCTTTATATATTGTATGTGGATAGAACACGTACATTTCTTTATCTTCTCTCGCCAATTCAATGAATTTGTCAGGGAGGACGACCCCAATAGATAGCGTCTTAACCCGTACATCTTCATCGGCTGATATTTTCTTAGTGTCAAGGAAATCGTTAATATCTCTATGGAAGATGTTTAGGTAAGCCGCACCCGAACCTTGGCGTTGCCCCATTTGATCTGCATACCTAAAGGCGTTATCTAGAAGTTTCATCACGCCGACGACACCTTTTGTGGCATTCTCTACATCCTTAATAGCTTCGCCTTTTGCTCTTACTTTCGATAGGTTGAGGGAAACACCTCCACCTAACTTAGATAGCTGCATTGCTGTTTCAATTGCTTTTGAGATATCGTTAAGCGAATCTCCAACCTCCAATAAAAAGCAACTGACTAGTTCCCCACGTCTTGTTCTTCCGGTATTAAGGAATGTAGGAGTTGCGGGTTGGTATTCTTGATTAATCATTAAACGGACATAGTCTTTTGCTTTTTCAGCGTCACCGTCTGCAAAAAATAGGGAGATGATTACAATACGGTCCTCATAACGTTCTAAAATTTTCTTTTTGTCATTAGTCTTGAGAGCATAGTCGTTATAGAATTTGAACGCACTCATGAAAGAGGGGAAGCGAAACTTCTTCTCATAGGCGAGGTTGTAGATATCAACCAACTCTTCCTGCGTATACATCGAAAGTATGCTTTCCTCGTAGTAGTCGTTTTCCACTAAAAAGTCGAGCTTCTCTTTTAGATCATGGAAGAAAACAGTTTCTTGGTTAACGTGATCTACGAAATAGCTTTTTACAGACTCTCCATCTTTATCGAATTGGAACTTGCCATCTTTCTTTACCATAATCTCATTATTCAATCTAATCCAACTAGGTACTTTATCTTGTGTCAACTTTCTGCCCCCTTTTGAATTTGAGTACCAATATTATAAGAAAGCAACAAGTAATATTAACAAATTAACTGCAAATTGTCTTATGCATTGTATTAATCGTTGCGTGTGGGTTGGTTGTTGTGGTTATAAATAAAAATGCCCTATTCCAGCAACCTGTCACGGCTACGCTGGAATAGAGCATTTCAGTCTTTGTCGAAGGAGGGGCCGAAGCCCCTTGAGAAGGGAAATGGTGGCTAGTTGTGGAGTTGAACCACTTGGCGGGGAAGCGACCACACTTTAAACGGAATTGAACCGTAACCCCGCTTTACACCGTTGACTAACCAGTCAAAAACACTAGAGTAAAGGATCAAACTCTAGCCCGTAAAGGGGACTTTTTGAAGTACACCCCTCACTCAGACTCCCCTCCAAGGACACCTCAGACAAACCGTTAACAGTGCTTTCGGAATCGAACCGAAGGAATGAGGGAATATCTATCGACGTACCGTACACTAACGGATTCGAACCGCGAACGATAGCAGAGCCTTAGTCAGGGGTGAACACCACTCACAACCTCAGATAGGTTGTATTTATGGTATACCACCCTGTAATTCTATTACCCGTCTATTTTAGATTTTTTGTAAAAAGGTTTAGGTAGTATGCTGAAGAACCTACAAGGATAGCGAATGGTACAAGTGTTATATCAACACCAAATACAATCATGTACCCGAATAGACCTGTCCAAAAACCATTACAGAATGGGCAATCTAGGAAAATCTCAAATAACTCATGTCTTTCTCGAAGCCAATGACGAGTATACGAAAATTTAATTTCAAAAAGGAAAGATCGGACAGCTAAAGTTATTAGTAATAAAACAACTAACTCTAATCCTAAGTTCAAGCTAGTCACCTCCTACGCCTTAGTTATCGATGTTCACCTATTCAAAGTTGCGGTAAATGACGTACAAAAGTTAAAAAGACGCACAATTTTCTTATATTGATAGTGAATAATCATTGAAGTAATCTAGATAGGAGGTTTTGACCGCGGTGGGGACTAAGGATGAAAGACTCTATATCCGAACAACTGCAAAAAAGAAGAAGTTTATTGAACAGCTTGCAGAAAAATATACAAAAGGGAACGTTAATGCTCTTTTTGATAAGCTGGTCGAAGAACTTATGGAGGAAGAAGGTGAGGATTGATGGGGGAGCTAAGGAAACGAGGAGCGCAAAGTAAAATAGAAAAGTATGACCTGGTAGCCCATGCAATCAGTCTTCTAACAGTCACTCCAAAAATGAGTTATAAGTCTGTTGCAGAAGAATTAAATACAATCGGTGATGTGCCTGAAAGTGATCTAATCTCCGTTCAAAATGTTTCAGATTTTGCTAAGAATTATCCAGAGGTAAGGAAAGAGATCCTTTTAGCTAATCGTCAGCATATGAGAAAAATGGTCATGGAAAGTGCTGAATTTGACATGTTAGGTACGCTAAAAGACATGGCAGCAAGGTTGACTTTTATGATTGACTCTGCGGAGATGATGGCATTAGAAGAAGGTATGCTCCCTGATCCTAAAGGTTATAAGGCCTTATCAAGTGAATTGAGAGAGACCTTAAAACAAATAGAAGGGATTCATAAAGAAGTGTATGACATGGAGGTAGTCAGAGAATTTCTAGTAGAAGTGATCAAGACTTTGAAAGAGGTTTCTCCTGAGGCTCTCCCTTCTTTTATAGCTAAAATGAAAGGAAAACGTGAGAATAGTCACATCGTTAGTGAATTGCTAAAAGGAGGATTATAGCATGGCGGGAAATCTAGTAACTACTGTAGGTGTAATGGGTTCAGGAAAAACAAAAAAGTTGATCCAATTGTACAGAGAATTAAAAAAGAGCGGGTTGGAAGTCAAAATTTTCAAACCTACTAAGGATATCCGTTCCGGTAATTTTAATGTGGAGTCGAGGGACGGAGATATGGCCCCAGCTCAACCAATACAAAATATTAAAGATATTTTTGAGTACGGGGGTGATACGCAGCAGGCTATCCTGATAGATGAAATTCAATTTTTTGATCAGACGGACTTGGTACATTCCTTGGTGTCTGTTTGTTTATTAGGGATTGACGTTTACTGTTTTGGTTTGGACCTTACATCTGACGGTACTACGTTTGGGCTAGTTGGCGATGTTATGGCTAAGTCGGATGAAGTCATTAAATTAAAAGGAGCATGCGCAAGATGTGGCAGCCCAGCTAGAGTAACTAGATACAAAGGTCAGGATAAGACTACTGATATCAGAATAGGTGATCTAGATGTGTATGAACCTGTTTGTATGGGTTGCTTTTATTCGTCGGATGTTAAGGGGATGAAAAGCAGTGACAATGATTTTAAAGACCCTTTATATGCCTTTAAAGTTACAGACGGAGAATCAGGGTTTTCTATGGAACTCCAAGTTAAAAAAAGTAGGTTGATGAAGGCTGGATACACCTACGAAGACGTGGCTGACATAGTTACTGAAGAGGGGGCTAAAAATCTGCTCGCTGACTTAGGTATTGTAGAAGAAGGGAGGTAGGTGACAGATGAGTGATTTACTAAGTGGTCTCTTCGATGACGTCATTGCAATGGCAGAGTCTGAGAACAACTCTATGGGTCTATGGCGTGAAAAGCCAGTAGGACTCGTAGAGTTTTTTATAGACTTCCTAGGGGAAAAACCTTTCGACGGTAAACAAACCGAACTACTGCATACTGTGGAAAAGATACTGGCTAAGGATGAATTATCGGAGAATGATAAATTAAAAAAAGTTACAGAAGTTGCGGCCATGTGGGGTAAAGGTTCAGGGAAAGACTTTATCATCTCTGGGATTGTCTCGTATATCCCTTATAGATTAAACTGTATGAACAATCCTCAAGCATACTTTGGTTTCGGCCAAGGGGAGCCAATTGATATAATCAACCTCGCAAAAAACGCCAAACAAGCGGAGAACGTATTCTTCACTAAGCTAAAGGCTCGACTCAAGTCGTGTAAGTGGTTTAAGAAGGTTGACCGCAAACCATTGGCCTATAACGAATACCAAGAGAAGAAGGATACGATCGTATTTTACAACGAAATACGTGCTTTTTCTGGTCACTCGGAGGCAGGTTCTTTTGAGGGCTTTAACCCGCTTGTTGGAATTTTTGACGAAGTAGGCGATTTTGAATGGGATCTTGCAGAGTTCTGCTATGACACTATAAGATCATCAGCAATGTCCCGATACGGTAAAAGGGCGCTTTTGATGTTCATCTCTTTTCCTCGGTCCAGTGAAGATTTTATGATGTACAAGTACAACCAAGGACAGGACGATGATTTTGAAGAGGTAATTTCTTCACGCGGGGCTTCGTGGGAAATCAACACTAACATTAAACGGGAAGATTTAGAAATGGATTATAAAAAAGATCCCGAAGGCAGTAGAATGCGTTACGAATGTATCCCACCAAAACAACGAGGCGGTTTCTTTCAATACCCTGAACGGATTGACGATTGTGTCAAAGTAGGAAAAGGAGATCCGTGTATCTTAGAACAAACTGTCCTTACTACTACTTTAGATAATGGTGAGGAACGTCATTTTGTCGGCTACAATGTAGAGCTGATTAAGGAGACATTGGAGTTAGACCAATCTAAGACATACTACTTGGGACTCGATGGTGGTATAGATAAGGACATGTACACACTTTCCCTGTTTCATGCAGAGACTATCTATGACGAGGTGGTAGAGGGTGGAGAGTCCGTCCTTAAACCAAGAAACAAACCTGTAGAGGATTTATTGATTAAGTGGAAGCCTGACCCAGTAAACAAATTGCCTGTAAATGTACAAAACACTATCGACATTGTCGAAGCGATTTGTGAGAGCGTCTATGTGAAAAAGTCACTCATGGATAAATTCAACTCGGGGGCTATGGTTCAAAAGCTACAGGAATTTGGGGTCGAAGCTGAAGATAAGGTCTTCTCAAACCCGTTCCAGTTGGCTATATACACTCAGCTAAAAAATCTTGCTTATACGGGGCACTTGGAACTTCTTGACCTAGATGAAGAAGGAAGGGACAAAATGGATAACCCTAACGATAACCTAAAACACATCCTATTAGTGAATGGTACAAAGATAGATCACGAAAAGGATCGTGAAAAAGATACGTGCGACGCTCGTGCAACAGCAGTGTACCTATGTGCAACAGATGATCCAGCAGACGACACAAATTACTCAATGCCTGCAATTGTTGGGGCAAGTAGAGCGTATTAATTTACGCTCTTTTGTTTTACCCAATTAATAAAGTCTAACCTATTGACCTCACTACTCCTAGCCCTGTAAACCATGCAACGCAAGCCTTCTAGATCCACTAAGATATACCTTTGTGGGTTTTGCCCTTCTGTAAAAGTCAGCACTAATTCGATTTTGCTTCTGTCATCGACAGATCTAGTTAAGCTGAATGGGTTACTGACGCCAAGGACGTGTTTAGCGATATCATGAGCCAGGAATAGTACAGTGCCGTCAACGACTTCTACTGCTCTTATAGAACGTACCTTACCGCAAGCACCTTCATAAAAAAGTTCCCCGACCTTAGTTAGCTCTAGATTTTCAGTATTCATAGACGTCACTCCTTTATTCGATTCACTAATTAATGATCGTTATTAAATGCCTCAAGTTGCGAAATAAAGCTTTTAATTTAAAAGCAGTTGCTGATTACAAAGTTTTTGGTACCTACTTTTTAATTTAAAAGCAGTTGCTGATTACAAAACTTTTGGTACCTACTTTTTAAGCTTAACTTACCGGCAGTTACCCAAAATTTGAGGCCGAAGTATATTAATTAAATAAAACATAAAAATTAAAAAGAAAATAAATACTAAATAAACAATATTACAGACTTTCTAAGTTAAACGTAAAAAGTGTTTGGCTGCGCCAAGAGACTTCGCTTCGCTCGTCTCTATTACGTTTCTTGTTAATCTGTACGTCACCGTTCTTATAATGAGCTTTAGCCAAGTAGCTTATCCAGTTAATTTCTTGGTCGGTATTGCGAGAAAGGTGGTGGAAAAGGTTGTCATTTTTAAATAGAGTAAGAAATTTCTTTTCGAAGGCTGCTACTGTAGTTTCCGCTCCCTTTTTGTCTAATTCATATAGTTCTAGTTCAGAGAGTTCAACTACAGAGAGGCCTACTCCAAACAAGGCGTTCGGTGGTAGCAGGAAGACAGAATCTCTAGATGAGGGTAGCGTGTACCGGTACGGTAAGTACACAAAACTAAGCGAGAACGTTTTTACAAGAGTCTCCCCCAAGCGTCTTTTGTCTATTTTAAAGCACAATCACCCTGACGTATCCCAAGCGATTTGGAACTTTAAAATTATAGGTAACTCAGGATACACTGCCAGGGTAACTAAGCTAGACGGGAGATCGGAGCATGAATCAGGACAGAAACTAATTGATAATTTCATAAGAAAGCTAGATTTCTACAGCAGTGACGGTTTTGAAAAGTCCAGGAGCTTAGATAGGCTTATCGATCAAATGTTTGATTCCGCTTTAGTTCGAGGGGCAATTTCCTTGGAGATGGTAATGGACAGTGAATTTACAGATGTAATGTTTTTAGCCAATGTTGACCCTGACACGATTGATTTCAAAGTAGAGCAGGGAAGACTTATCCCTTATCAAAACAATGTAAAGCTAGACATACCTACTTTTTTCCACGAAGGTCTAGATGAATCTGAGGTAGATCCTTACGGGACGTCCCCTTTCCTGTCAGTGATTCAGACTTTAGCTTTTCATCAGCAGGTTATGGAGGACATAAAAATGGTAATCCATAATCAAGGTTACGGGAAATACGATATCAAAATCGTTGAAGAGGTTTTATTAAAACGAATGCCTATCCAAATCCGTAACAACGAAAAGAAAAAGCAACAGTGGCTTAACGAACAATTAGACTTGATTATCAGCATGTACCAAAAATTGGACCCTGACGCTGCATTCGTGCATTTCGATAGTGTTGAAGTTGATATGGTAGACGGGGCAAACGCAACGCTTGATCCTCAAAAAATAATGGCTGTTATTGATACGCAAATTCTTGGTGCCTTGAAACAGTATTCAACATTAATGGGTAGACGATCCCAGGGTCAGACGGAGCAATACGCTAAACTTGAAATTAAGATCTTCATGAAGTCAGTAAAACGAGTTCAATTTATGATTGAATCTATTTTATCTCGTGCTTTGACAAAGCTTATCAATATCCACGGAATGCAGGGATTTGTATTCTTTGAGTTTAATGACACAGAGATCCGCACAGAGTTGGAGAAGGTTAATTTCGAACAGATAGCGATTCAAAACGCACAGAAAAAACGGGATAACGGATGGGTAACTCAAGACGAGGCCAGTATTGAAGTGACCGGTACTAAGGCTGCGTCTGATCCTGATAAAGAAATGCTGGGGGTCACAACATCAGAACCTAAAGGATCTCCTGATGAGCGGCAACCGGATGATCCGCAGAGCGGTGACAGCACTTCTAGCGACTAGTACGCACAGTTGTTAGAAGTGTTTTATTTATTCCTTATAATTTTGTCAGTTCGGTAACAAATACCAGGAGGTGTTAAAAATGCCAGTGCCAACAAAAGATCAGTTAAGGAGAATTAATAAACTTTCTCATTCTACTTTAGATGAAGACCAAGTATATGTTTTCCGCAGCCTGTCTGCTGACACGTTACCTGTACAGCGTTTCGGATGGTTCGGAGAATATAACATTATCATGAATGGTAATATGCTCAACTCCCTAAAGAAGGATTATAAGGCGGGTGTGGGTTTGCTGGCTTCCCATGATAACGGTAGGTTGCCTTTCGGACGTACTTTTGACGCTGAGGTGACTGTTGATCATGTTAATGGGGAGCCGGTAGAGACTATGTATGTTGATCATTACATAGTAACTCATATGAAAGACGGAGAGGGAAATAAAGTACCTCTGCGGACAGAGATCAATGGAATGACTACTCAAGATATCGTTAACCACATAGATGTGGGCCATACCTTTGATACCTCGATAGGGTTTGCTATTACAGAATCTAAATGTTCAATCTGTAACCATGACATACGCGATTACGAAAAATGTTCTCACTTGCCGGGACGAACTTACGATGTTCAGGTAGGAGAAGAAGTTGAGCAACGTCGCTGTGACATTGTAGCCAACAAAGGTGAAGGTTTAGAGAATTCCCTAGTGTATTCAGGTGCAGTTAATAGAGCGATAATCACCCATGGCCATTTTTCTGAGGGGGGTCAATCATTCTCAGAAAGATTACAAGGGTCTGTTAAAGAAGACGAAACTACTTTCTATAATGTAGACGACATCAAGACAGTCCCTTTACATTCTCAGATATTATGTAGGATGTCAAAAGGAAATATGGAGTTGTTTACTACGACTTCCGAACGTAAGGATATTAACTACCTGAAAGGAAGTGAAGAAATGCCTACTAATAACCAATCATTATCGGCAGCGGACGAACCTAAAGATGTTGTCTCACTAGCTGAGTACAACAAAGTTGTAAGTGAAAAAGAGGATTTATCTGCCAAGCTGTCAGAGGCTGAGGGCAAACTCACTAAATTTGAAGATAAAGTTGAAGCTTTAGACGAAAAATTGAGTGCGGCTGAGCAGATGAATGTTGAACTGAAGGCTAAATCTGAATTAGCAGATAAATTCACTAAAGATTTGATTGATTCTGTAGTTGAGGCTGGAGTTAAGGCCCGAGGGAATGCGTTTAACAAAGACCGTTACCAAAAATACGCCGAAACTTTAAGTGTCGATGAGCTAAAAGAAGAACTTACAGCTTTTCAATCGGAATTCCCAGGTTCTGTTGAAGAAGCTAGAGTAACTTCTGTCGAACTTCAAGAAAACAACGATCAGACCGAGATCCTCTCTAAAACAAGAATGCGAGAATTAGCGGCCAAGAACGCTATGGAGATTTACCGAACAAAAGGCGGTAACTTAGAAGAACTGACTCGCGACGAATTCGCTAAGTTGCAGTCAAAATCACAATCAGAGTGAGGGGGAAATAAGAGATGGCAGGTAACGTAACTGGTTTTCAGAGACCTTATACATTCCGTGCTAACGAGACATTTACAACAGTTGGCATTGATCAAGCTGTTGTTTATAGCGGCAAAATGCGTGAGGTAGAGGTTCCTAAGGAAGATAATTTAATCCCTGTAGGCATTGTCTCTTATCAATATGAGGACCGAGATGGCGGGACAGTAGCTGTTCAGTTAGACCGTATTGCTCAAATCGAAGCTGTAGAACCAATTGCCTTCGGTGAAGAGGTTATTGTAGCCGCTGGAGGCAAAGCAAAACGGGCGGCAGGTCTAACAGAAGGAACCGTCGCAAATATTCTAGGCGAAGCACAAAATTCAGTGAATGCGGGGGATAAAGTCCAAGTCTTGATTCGTCCTCGTGCTAAAACTGTTTAAGGGAGGTAACAATTAATGCCAACACATGGTCAGCATAATATTAAGAACACACACTACGATCAGTTTTTGACCAACATTTCTGTTTCTTATACGGATACACAGAACTTTATTGGTGAGCAGGTAGTACCGATTGTCGAGGTCCAGAAACAATCAGACAAGTACATGGTTTTTGATTATCAGGACCACATGGTTGCGGATGACGACATCCGAAGAGCGCCTGGTACAGTCGCTTCTGAAATGCGTACTGGATGGAGCGAGGACGCTTACTACGCAGAAGGATATGCAAAACGTTATGCACTATACGATGAAGAGATCGCAAACGCTGACGAAGACGCCATCTTCAACTTGAAAGAGATGGCTGCAAAACAGGTTAAAGCGAAGTTGCTTCTAAATAAAGAGATTAATACGGCAAATCTGATGACAAATCAAAACAATTTCCATAAGGACCTTAGGGTATCTGTTGGCGAATCCGGAACAGCTGACTTGATTAAATGGTCTGACTATGAAAATTCCGATCCAATGAGGGATGTCTTTAAACTTCGAGAGAAGGTAGAGCGTCTCGGCGGGATGGACATGAATACACTTGTGTTATCAAAACCTGTGTACAACATTCTAAAATTCCATCCGAAGTTGAAATCTACCTTGGCTGGTTTTACATCTCCTGAGATGGTATCTGATGAAGCCATCAAACAGTTACTTGGGGTGGACAACCTAATTGTAGCTAATGCTCGTAGAGCGACAAGCAACCAACGTCGAGTTGGGCAAGGTGGTATGACTAACTACATTTGGGGCAACAATGCCGTTCTTATGTACTTACCGAAGGGAGCAGCACGTGATGTCCCTGCCGCTGCCTACACGTACCAATGGACAAACCCGCAAGCCAATGTTGTAGGTAATCAAAAGACTCGTGAATACTACTCAGAAGATTCTAAAACCCTATGGATTGAGACTGAGGAATGGTACGGTCAAAAGATTACATCCGATCTTGGCGCTATCGTACTACCTGACATCGTTAACCCATTAACGTAATAGAATATGACATTCTTTTGACATGGAAGAGGTGGGCAAAGGGTAGACTCCCTACCCACCTCTTTTTTGATAACGATTGAACAAGGAGGAATAACAAATGGCGACAAAAACAGAAATGATTGAAGAGCTTTATAAAGCGGGGGTAGATACTAAAACAAACCTAAAGAAATTGGAGACTGAGACTTTAGAGGGAATGGTGCAGGAGCTAGAGGCGTCGACAGAGGTTGGTGACGAAACAACTGAAACTAACGAGGTTTCTGAAATCACCGAAGACGCCCCTACGAGCGAAGAAAGTGAAGAATCCGATGACAAGGTTGTAACTGAAACAGTCCATCAGCTGGGTATCTTTACAGAATTTATTTACCATGCAAAAAACGAAAATGTCTCATTGAAGGTTGAAAATTTAGGTAATGGGGATGTTTACGTAAATGCAGGTAAAGTTCAGGTGGGTGACAAGGGCCAACGTCTTCTTAAAGGTGAGGGAAAAGTCTTCAAAGATGTTGCTGTAGTCAATTTAATGGCCGCAAGTCAACCTGAGGTGAAAATTTCCGAATTAGAGTAGGTGGTTTAGATGGCTTTGAACATTGTCATAGATCCCGTGACTGACTTATCCTTCATCGAATCGGTCCGTAGGTTGTTAGGAGGAGTAGATTCTGAGACTTTGTCTGATGAAGATATCTTAGATCCGGCATTCTTCGATTTAGCGGAATTGGAGGTTCTAAGTCTAGTCCCATGTCTGGACCGTACTGATGTACCCAAGGCAGATAAAGAAAAAGCACGAATTGCCATGATCCACTTAATAGCTTCAAAGTTATGCTCTACTGTCAAAGGTCGTGTGGAGTATGAAGTGAAAACAATAGACGTTACCTGGAGACGATCTCCTGTTAAATACGACGATTTACAGGACGATCTTCTTGCTACAGCGGACAGTCTTTTAAATAGTATCGAATGCTACACAGGTACCGGAACCACCAATACGTTTGTGGTTGCTCCTTCAAAAAGGGCGGTGAGAGAACGTTATGAGTAAAGGTTATAAGTCTACAATAATTCGAAAGTACGGAACCGCTGTTCAAGTTCAACGGTATATTGACGGTTCACCTGAAACACTCATGGAGACCAAAGCTCTTTTAGGGAGAGCAGCACGATCAAACTCTAATTTGAAGATGTCTGAGAGCCAAAAAGAAGGAATTTTTCTTCCTGATTTTGATATTGATTCAGGGGACTTCGTCCTTAATAAAAACCACAGAGAAGATTATGTCGTCGTCACTACACACCAAGAGTACGACGGCAACAGAGCTTTATCTATAGTCGCTAACCTCATGAAATGTAATCACAAGATAACATTGAGAGGGAATTCTAAGACTGCTGATGATAGAGGGAACATTAAGACAAGTTTTGGAGAAAAATACACGGGCATACCGTGTTACCTAGAGGATGTGGGGAGTGAATTAAGACAGTTTGACCCTGGACTTAATCCTGAAACCGAACATCGTATATACACGACCGCTTTAAATATAGATTTGACTGATCAAATTACGATTGGTTACAGATCAAAGACCCTCTCACTAAAAGTAGTGTCTTTAGACTACACCTCGTTCCCTAATCTAGTGGTTATTGAAGTTGCAAAGGATATCAGGAAGTGATTGTATGGGTAGGTTTGTAAGTTTCAACCAATCTGATTACATTAGAGCAATAGAAGCGGCCGTAAAGATAGCTTTAGATAAAGTGGAGAAAGAGGTATTTGAATCTATCCTAAGGAATTTTGGAGCACTCACTTTTAGGGAGCTGGATTCGAAATACGTAAGTGCAATGAAAAGTTCTATTAGATTTGCGTCTGTTAAAACCTCGCACTCAATAACCTCTCAATTTAGGGCTGGCTACGAAAGCCAGCCCAATCAGTCTTTTAGATTAGTTTACTACGAATATGGTACTGGCTCCTTAATGAACCCCCCTAAGAGCTACAGCCCAACCGATGATCCAAATTGGAATATCGCTCGTCCTAAGCGAGTGGGCGAGAGAGTGTGGACACGACCTTTCGGAAAGTGGAAGGACGCTGGAGGAAATGAACACTTCTCCAAGACGAAAGGGAAGCCCAAACCTTTATCTGCCATGTCCAGAAGAGGGGAGCCGGTAAAAGCTAGCCACTGGTTTGAACGAGGTTTTTGGACAGGTGCTAAGCATTTGGATGAGTATGTTCTCGAAGCTGTTAAATCTGTGCCGATCTCTTCTTATATTAGTGTTGCAAACATCTACAAAAGGATGTGATTGGATGGCCTTCTTGTACATCTCTGATGTCTATGCTTGTATCCATAAGACATTGAGGGAGGATGAAGTCATTCGGAAATTAATGGGGTTTGATGAATCAACCTCCTCTACAGACATGGCTTTACGAATTCAAAAAAGAAAGAATCCTGTTGAGCTGGTTGACGGTAAATTACCATTAATCACGTTTTACAAACTGCCGGGGCAAAGGGAGTTAACGAATTACTTATCTTACGTTACTGCATTTGACTTCGACATTTACACGAATGATGACGTAGAGTCGGCCATCGAGATAGCAGATCGAATTAACTTTCTCTTTGATGGTAAATACCTACCGTTGTCTAAAGGAAGCAGTTTTAAAGGTCATTTTGTAACCTCGGCGGAGGATGGGACTGACCTTGAAAACACCTACAAGTATTTTACACAAGTAGAATTTACATTCGGAATTGAGGGGTGAGCCAAATTGTCACAGTTTGATAAGTTCTCCGGTAAAAATAAAAAGATGATTATTAAGGGTGCAGGTAAATTCATGGCTAAAATCCCAGGTTGTGATGACTTAATCACATTGGGGCACATGACTAATATGCGATTAGATATTCAGTTAGATATGGTCGATGTTGAAGGTGGGGATACATCCGCTCCAATCGACACACTGCTGCGTAAAAAGGTCATTGATATTACAGCCGAGGACGCTAAATTCGACATGAATATGGTCCGTTTGGTGTTAGGTGCCAAGCTACGAGAAGGTGTGAGTGGCCTGCCTTACGAACTTAAAAACGAAGCTGTTACAGCTACTGACGATGGTGCGGGCAAAATTACAGTTACAGTGTCTAATCCTATCCTGACTAGCTCAGGGGCACCAAAAGTACAAGCGTTCAACCAAACAGCAGGATCTTTTGTATCAGAGAGCGATATTAAATCTTCCGGCTCTACAGTTACGCTGTCTAGTGGCGCTGTAGCAGGTGATGAGGTTGTTGTTTATTACCCGGTATCTGCTTCTTCTATTGATCCTGATGGATTTGTGTGGGTCTTAGAAGAGAAGCATGACGTCAAAGGAAGCAAAGTTCAATTGAAACACCCTTTGTTTGGTGGGGCATTAGGGTCTGCTTCAAGTAAAACTGAGCACGTCTCTATCCGCTTAACCAAGGAGAACAAACTACTAAAGAAAGTAACAGGTAACCCTGGTGAAGGAGAGTACGTCATCGATCCATCGACTGGTGAGGTAACCTTTAACGACTACTTGGATGGTGAGCAAGTATACGTGAACTATAAACGTCCTGAGGTGGTCGACGTAATGGCTATCGGAGCGAAAGATTTTCCTCTCACTGTTTCAGTAGTGCACGATGGTCAATTTGAACAGAAAGATGGTTCTATTCAAGGGTACCAAACTGAGTTGTACGCTTGCCGTGTAAAATCCAACTTTACATTGGACGCTGCCCGACAAACTGCCGCTACTCATTCGGTAACGCTAACAGTAATTGATCCCGAACGTTCTGATGAACGCCTTGGTTCAATGAAACGTTATCAAATCAATGCAGATGGGGACATCTGCTAAAAGTAATCAAAACCCTGCATACGGTGCGGGGTTTTTGCTTTTCTTGAGGGTGTTACGATTTGTACGTACTTCCTTATATTGATCCTGAGAGCATTTGAAACTCCCCTGCTTTCGCTCTTTTGTGATAAATGGGGGATTAATTAATAGGAGGGAATAGATATGGCTGAACATCGTAATATTGCAATTCCTAACAGGACCGGAGAACGACCGGTTGTAAAAAGCCAACAAACAACAGTTGATATACAGAATCAAGAAGGCGACATGCAAGCAACACAAGTTAAAGAAGAGACACCTGCGCCTCTATCCAAAGAAGAATCAGAGATCATCGAAAAGGTATTCTTTGAGGAAGACGAGTCAGTACGACTCAGGGACGGTATCAGTTATAAAATTCCTCCGCTAGGGCTACTTGACGCTAAAAATTTAATGAAGAAACTAAACACTATCGATACAGGTGTAATTATCACTAACTTAATTGCGGATGATGAGGGGAAAGATAGTTATGAGGAGCTTCTTGATGTACTGCTTATGGCTTTTAAACCGTACTACCCCAATATGACTGCCGAGTATCTTGGGAAATATGTTGACATTGTTTCTGCTAAAGAGATTATCGACATCATGATTGGTCTGAATGGGCTAAAAAAGTCGTTATAGACTCTGAGGAGGAAGAAAAAAATTATGATGAACAAGCTCATGTCGATTGGGCGGAAATATTTTTCAATTTAGGTCATTACCTAGGATTCAAAAAGCAAGATGTTTGGGAGCTAACTTTACCTCAGCTGAATTACTACCTTAAAAAGTGTCGTAAGCATATCGAGTTTACTGTGAAAGTCAACTCTATGGCTTTTTCAGGACTGTTTGGAGGAGGTTCTTCAAACTCCACTGAACAGACAGGAACGTATGTAAATGAGGATGGAAAACAAGTTATTGACGGGTACGAAGTAGCTGATGTTGAGGACATGGAATGGTTAGCAAGTATCTTGTAATTACCCCTGCTTTTCTAGCTACTGGAAAGGCAGGTTTTAGTTTATAGACGGGGTGGTGAGGAAAATGAGTGATGAAATGCAAGGAAAAGGAATGGGTATTGGGGCAGATGTTGTCCTTGAGTTCCATAAGTCTATTGCTAATATACAAGCATTTGGTGAACAGATGGAGTTGCTTGACGCTCGTTTCGGAAGACTGGACCAACGTATCGACGCCATGAAAAATTCCCTGTCTGCTCTTTCTACTCAGGCCTCCAAATCTACAGGGAGTAATCTTAGGAAGCAGCTTGAACAAGAACTAAGTAACATCGTGGCCGCTAACGGAGCAGCTTTATCTTCTATAGGTACAGCACCTCTCCGAATTAGGCAAGATACAGTCCGTAACTTGTTTGCGAGAGTGGACGCTGAATTGAATCGGGCAATCCTAAAACAGATTGGGAACATAAATGTAAAAATAGACCCGAACTACAACACTGGGACAATCCCAATCGGAAAAGATGAGTTCGATGAGCTAAATAAAGAGATTGCTAGGTTAGTAAAGATCCAGGTTAAGAACCTAGTCTCGTCACTTCGGAAGAATGGCGGGGAAATGATTAATAAAGATCACTTATCAGGCCTTGAAATGGACGTGTCCAAAGAGACTGTTAAACATATTCTGCTTAGTATAAAGGAACAGCTAAAGCCTTTGTTGCTAAACCCTGATGTAGATATTGATGGGCAGACATTAAAGATCTCACAGCGCGACATCTCACAGATGGTTTCGAAGATAAAGGACAAGGTTAAAGAATCCTTGAATTTTAACTTTGAAGGGGTCGTTAAGAAGGACAACAAGGTAGAGGATGAGATTCTAAGAACAACTAAGAGAATCGACAATGTCGTTGAAAACTACGCTAAATCCATGCGTAGTGGTATCGAAAGAATTGATCCCCGTACAGTAGAAGTCCCGATGAAGACTTTGTCTAAGAGATTGCAACAGTATATCGCTGATGACTTGAAGGTGTCGCCAGCAGAGTTAAATAAAACACTAGGGACAATTGATACAGGATCTGCACGCAGTTATGAGTTGCAGAGACAGTTCGGAAGTTTGGAGAGAACTATAAACAGTAAGATAACATCGGGTACTAGTAAACTGATGACTCAACTAAAGCAATCAGTTCGTGCTGTAGAGATTGAACCAAGCGACAGCATTAAACACTACCTGATCCATGAGATTAATAAGTTGAATAACGACATTGTCAAAAAGATTAGAGAGTCTATTGACAAACAATTCGAGTATATGAGATCAGAGGTAGGTTCCGTTACTGCTGAGCCAAGAGCAATTAACCGGAATGGACGTTTACGCTCTATGTCTAACAGCGGTAGTGGTGGAAATGTTTACAATAACACGGTAATAAACAACAACAGCACTAAGAAGGATTCCGCCCCGACATATTCTGACCCATATGCTCGACGAGACGACCACTTCAATAATTTTGGTTTAGAAGGGGCAGTGACAAACACTGTTCGTCACATAGTAGCAGGTTCGATGGTAGGTGCTCCTATGATGGCGATGTATCAGGCTGTCGAGACATTCCGAACTTCCCAAGAAGAGCAACTTAAAATCATGCAGAACATGTCCCTAAAAGACGCATACACTAACAGTAATGGACAAACAGACTGGGGTTCAGTCGATACGGACCTTAAAGAAATGATGGGCGACGTCAAACAAATGTCTAATTTCTATGCGCTAGACTATGGGAAGATGTCTCAGGTAGCAGCGGTAGCTTCTCGTCTGACAGAGGATAAAGAAGAGGCCAAAATGTTTACTGACCAAGCAGCAAAAATTTACCGATTAGATAATGAGTCTGATTTGGTTGGAACTATTGCACCGGGTTTAGAGGCAATAATGGCGCAGTTTAAGTTATCTGTGTGGGAGCTAAATGATGTCGTGTCCGCTTTCGCGGTGGCTACAAACAAAACTAAGTCTACCTCCGACGAAGTAATGAAAGCAATGACACGTTCAGGATCTGCTTTAAATGCTTCGGGAGTATCCGCAGACCAAGCAGTAGCTTTAAACGCCATCGCCATCCAAAGATCAGGGCAAACAGGTGAAGTAGTTGGTAACATGTTCAAAACACTAGCTTCTCGAGTGACCTTACCGAAAGTTGTAGACGACTTGGAGGGCAAAGGTATTGATGTGTATAAAACCAACGACCTTGGTCTAAAAGAGCGACGAAGTCTGATTGACATACTTAAAGATACTGCCAAGGTTACTAATGGTGGCCGTACAGGTGAAGACGAAATTGCCAAAATTATGCTAGATGAAGGTGGCGGCTACCACTACTCTAAAATCATGTCCTTTTTAGATGACATGAATGCTATGGGTACAGGAGATTTAAATTTCTTCAACATGATGAAACAAATTGAAGATTTTCAAAAGAATCCTGATAAATTGGCGACAATGCTATCGAAAACGATGGACGCTCCTACGGTAAACATGGAACGTGCGGGAATTTCGATGAACAACGCTTTAACGTCCATCCTTGAAGAGATGAGTCCTGAAATTCAAATGTTATCAAAAAATATTACTAACTTAGCTCATGGTTTGGAAGATAATGCTGAAACTATTGCTAAAGTGATAGGTGTTTTAACCAATGCGCTTATTGGCTTCGGTGCCATGTACGGAGTTAAAAAATTAGGCCAGTGGGGAAAATACGATGAGCATAAAACCAATGCAGAGATGAGAAGGAACTATTTTGGCGAAACTGGGTTATCAGGTAGGCAGAAGTACGGAGCAACCCGATTTATGGATGAATACATCTTAGATAAGTCCGACACTGGAAAAAAAGCATCACAGGACATGTCAGATAGAAAATACTTTAATGCTGCCATGAAGAATGACACTTTACGCCCTTACTTCGAAGAGCTGGCAAACATGGACAGGGATAGACAAAGGGAGATTAGGCAGTATGTAAAAGATAATGGAAGGGCCGGTAATATAACAGACCTTTTAAGTATTATGGATGAGTCAAGGGGCTACAGGCAAAATAAGCCCGGAATGACTGTTGATGAAGTACATCGCCGCTCCTCCTTTAATGCGGCCAATCTAATGAATTCCAGGAAGATGGAGGCGATCTTTGATAGAGAATTTGCAACAGAGTTAGTAAATTCTCTGCAAGATCGTAATAAATTCGATAACCTTGGTAGGAAAGATCAAAAAATTGCCGGGAAGCTGGCAGACATGGACGACAGTAAAAGAAAAGACTTCGAATCATTCCTTAGTGAGAATTACACAGGCACAGGAAAAGCTATCAAGGATATGGATGAGCTGAACCAAGCAATGCAGAAGTATGAAGAACGGACTCGGAGAAATGCCTCGGCTACAAGACAGGGGACGGAGTCCTACAGAGATCTTAGTCGAGCAGTGCGTGATGTAGGGAATGAGGCTGAAAGAGCTTCTAGAAATAGAATGGACTCTTTTTTAAACATGCTGGATTCTATTCCGGATAGAGCAAAGGGAGCCGGTGGGGCAATTATGGGCATGGCTCGTAATATCGGAAGCTTCGCCAAGCAGCTTGGTGTTGCTCTGGCTGTCGGAGATGTTATCGGAGAAGTAAGTCAGAATTCTTTACTTACCGATGGACAAAAAGATATCCGTGATTACAGGAACTCGAAGAATGATGCCGCTAAGGAATACGCTTCCTACGAAGAAGGTGGCGGATGGTTGGGGGAATTTACGAGCCTCTCGCAATTCAGTAAAGGTATCATGCTTGACTGGAATCAACTAAAGGATATGTTTCTTGGGAACACTTCTGTAGGTAGGGACGATGTCGAAAATTTCAGGGGTGAATTTGAAGGTTGGATGAAAGAGAAATATGGAACATCTGACTGGAAAAAGGCGGTTAATAAAGCGAACGAAGAGGCGAAAGCTAACGACAAGTATGCTGCCCCTGTCACCCTTGACGATTTGACTAAGAATTACCTTGATGAGTCCGGTTCTAACAATAAACTACAAAAAATGGAAGAAAAAGAGTTCATAAAACAGTACAAAGAGTATGCTATTTCAGAAGCAGAACAGTCCGATCGTAAGAGGAAAGCTGAGGAAGCTCGGAAAGCATGGGAAAATCAAATGTACGATGACGGCCAGCTACAGTGGTTCTCTGTAGATCAGATGAAGACTCGGATTGATGAGAGAGTTCAAGGTGTACAGAGTCAAAATTCCTTAACACAAATGAACGCACTACTGAATGGGATGAAATCAGATTCCGAAGAGTATCTGCAAATTCGACTCGAAGCTATACGAAAAGAGAGAAGAGCGTATCAGGAAGAGATTGACGCACTCAACCAATTTGTCAAAGAGCGGGAGGAAGCTTTACGGGATCTTCAATCAAAAGGAAAAGGGAAAGGTTCTAAGGAATACACTTCCGCAAAAGACGCCTTAGATGAAGCAAAGTCCAAACAGAAGGAAGTAAATAAAGAGTTCGAGCCTAAGATGAAGGAGCTGGCCCTTGACGAGCAACGCACAAAAGTTGAGGGGTATCTGACAATAATGCAGAACAATGTATCTAGATCGTCGGCCCAAAAACAGTTCATGGACACTCTAAATAACATTTCCATGAATACCGATACCCCGCAATTCTATGACGCACAGATAGGGAATAACCAGTCTTTAATAGCTTCGCTTCAATCTGAACTGTCAAATTTAGAGGCTCAGAATATGGCCGACCCTGACAACAAGCTCGGGGACGCTATGCAGAGTTTACGTCAACAAATTGCAAGTGCTCAACTCGAAGTGAAAAATTTGAGGCTACAGAGACTACAGGCTTGGAAGACTCCGTTCAATAACTCAATGGATGACATGGAGATTAAGTACATGCAGGAACGTGTCAATCTTGGGCCTGGCGTGTCGGACGATAGTATTTTATCTCGAGATCTGAGAATTAGGGAACTTCAAGAAAGAAAATCGCTTGTAGACAAGACCCTCGCACAAAGGAGAGCGGATCTGGGTAACTATTCAAAAGGTTCATCTGAATACGAGCAAGTTATGAAAGACATCAGGGATCTGACAAAACAGTCACTTCAAGCTCAACTCGGTATCCACCAAGAGTTGAAGTCCCAAATAGGAGGGACATTTAACCTTCCTGACGGGGTCAGCGCAATGTCTCAATATGATTACATGGCCCGGAAAGGATCTCACTCCAACTTCACCGTGCAATCGGGAGACATGTATGTCAACATAACACTGCCCAACGTCACCGATAAAACTGGCAGCAAGCAGTTATCTGATTTAGGTCAGTCATTGGGCAAAGGTTTGGCTGATGGCCGTTCCCAAGCCCTACGCACACAGTTAAATAGCGGCCCCTTAGGTTACAGAAGTTTTTAATTTACAAGACCCCATCTAATTTTAGGTGGGGTTTTCTTATAATGCTTTGGGGTGATTTTATGGCTCAACAAAAACCTAATAAAACAAATGACGATGTTTTTAAGCGAAAGTTATTTTACGATAACGGAGTTCGTTTCGTTCAAGTTAGAGGGAGACTCACGGGGGAATATAAACCTCCGGTACCAACAATGCTGTCAGGGGTAAACACGAACGTCCAATCCTCCGCAGGATTAGTGGGAAAGGGTACTTCATATTACCAAACTACACTACAGTTTCTTTTTTACAGTAAGGAGGAGTTTGCTGACTGGTTGCAGTTCATAGGCGCAGAGCACAAATACTATGATGAAAAAGGAACAATATATGTCGGAGTAGTAACCGGAGAGCTTGATATAGAATCAGTCGAGTTTGAATCAAAATACCTTGTAACTGTCAGCCTGGCCCTCATTAGAAAACAAGACTTTGAATTTAGACATGAATATCCATATATCGATATAGAAAATCATTGGGCGCAACAGTATATCGATGAAATGCAACAAAGGGGTTTGATTGCTACTTACGCTAGTGACGGTACAGAGGTACAGTTTTTCCAGCCTGAAGTTTGGATAACTAGAGCACAGACAACAGCATTTATGACAAGGACATATAAATACATTGAAAAAATACTAAGGGGGTACTGATGTGACAAAGAAGTGGTTAGATGTCCGCCCTAAAGATTGGTTTTACAGATCTGTTTTGGAAGCTGACAAAATTTTCTTGGACTCTAAAAGAGAAGAAACCTTATTTACCCCTAAGTTGTACAACAAGTTTGTCACAGGTAAATCTAGAAAGGTGTATAACTTTACTACGACAGGAGGGCAGACGAAGTTCCATATAAAAGGGTATAAGCCTGATTCAAGAGAGACTGTCGTTGTATATGTAGACGGTGTTCCATATAACCCCACTAAACTGGAGAAGGATTATGTCCATGTGGGATTCCCTATGGAAGGTAACAAACAGGTAAGTATTTGCCTTTCAGGGGTTGTGCAAATGCACCAAGGAGACCACACACCGAAAAACTGTCAAACTTATCCACTGACTAACACTTGTTCATTAGCTTACCCGAGCAAAAAACTTGAAATGTCCAAAAAATATGTTTTTGATTTGCGGTATTCACTTAATGAAGTAGCAGTCTGCATGAGTAAGAAGTTAACAAGAGTCAATGTCGATAAGGCGGAGGGAGAATCAATTCAAGCGGCCCTTGTTAGATCAATAGGGAATAAAGATGATTGTTTCACAATCATAGATGGGATACTTTACGTTTCATATAATCTTAATCAATTTCCGATCTATGTTAACTACAACTATAAATCGGGAGCTGTTGTGAAAAATAGACAAAAAGAAAAGGTGGTCCCGTCTTCAAAATGTGTGATGAATAACGATAGATTCTTCCCAAACATTACTGTTTCAAGGGCGGAATTCTTTGTCATTTTACAACGAATGAGAAAGAGTCTGTATGGGAAATACACAGATCGCGGTTATCATCCAAATAGTGTCGACAAGACAGAAAGACACGTATCTGACAGGAAAAAAATTATCGGTAAATGGTACTCGGAAGATGTTTTAAACATATTGGATGAGAAATTCAACGATGGGTGTTACGTTTTTCCGTTATACGAGGATAACTCATTCCAGCCCGAAGTCTGTGTGACTAAAGCGGAAGCTGTTGTCTACCTTCATAGATTTTCTGAGTGGGCCTTAGAAAGATTCAGATAGGGGGATTTTAAGTGACAAACGTTTTTGATAAAGACACTCCTGCTAAGCAATTACTGCATGATGTTATGAGGAGAGTTAATGCTCTAGGTCATGAACCAAGAGTTGTTATCGAATTAGATAAAGTATCGTACGTACCCGGTATGCGAAGTAAGTTCGAAGTATGGGATAGAATACGATCCGCCTCCCTTGAAAAAGTACAGTCGAATGCAGAGATGACATCCCCCTTAACGGAAGAACCTACAACAGTAACCTCAGGGGGAGAATCAGGAGACCGCTTCGAGTACATAAAATGTGCTTTTAATAGGTGGGTGAAAGCATACAGATTACCGAACCAAGCTTATTATTTCTTTCTAGCTGTAGCTAAGCATGAGACTGCATTCGGGACACTAGGGCAAGGTAAGCCTGAAAAAGGTAGTTTCATTGTCGGCTACGGTTGTCCTGGTGCCTGTGACTACACATACTCTGGTATCGATACTCAAGCAAAATTCGCTGCCAAAAGATATGCCGACGCAATGGGAAGTAGGTTTTCTAAAATAAACTCCAGTAATAATATGACGGCAAGCGATATCGATTATTTCCACGAGGGGGGAGATAAAGGGTACGGAAAATGGGTGTGGTCTGCTGACGGAGCTAACTGGAAAATCAGAGTTAAGCAGTATTACGATACAATCAGAAGCCAGGCATTACAGGGGTCAAGTAAATGGGGCTGTAAAGAAGCAGGTTCGATAGGCTCTGCTAGTAGTTCTTCTATAAGCGCCAATACAATTAAGAAAGAATGCCCAACATGCGGAGAAGACGAAGTGTATTCTATTGAAAATGAAGGTGTACAAATTTACAATTCTACGTCCGACTCATCCAAACCAGTATTCCCTATTGAGGGTATGAGTTTCTCCGGAGACGCGAAGCTTTCATCACCACACGGCCTACGCGGAGGGAGAATGCACAAAGGCATTGATATCACCAGTAAAAGCAGTGGGTCAGCCGGTGTTGATGGCCGATGGGTAGTTGCTGCATGGGACGGCACTGTCCAAAGAGCATATAAAAGTACCACTTATGGGAATGTTGTAATGATGAAGCACCCTAACGGATATGGGACAGTCTATGCGCACATGAAGGACGGGTCCCTGCAAGTACGCTCCGGTCAAAAAATCAAGGCGGGGACGCGAATCGGAAAAGTGGGTAATACTGGGGGTTCTTTTGGTTCTCACTTACATTTTGAAGTTTGGAAGAACCAGTGGGTCTATGGGGGTAACGGACACCTTGACGGATACCCTATTTTGACCGGTGCTCAAAAAATTGCCGCAGGTGGTTCGGGGGGAATTGAAAAGGAGATTGTCCATAACATTAAATTTAATAAATGTTTTGATAAGAACGCCGACCTTAGCAGTAACTGGATTGGTAAAGAAAATATAAAACACTTTACCTCGCTCACAACAGGAGAAAGGTATATCGGCTTTAGCGGCAACGTGAAAAAGGGGCAAGTTAAAGATTTCGGGTATAAACATAATTTCTCTGCTGATGGGTACTATGAGTTCGCTTACTTTGCAAACTTAAAGGATGAGGATTCAGTAACAGTGACATACGACGGGCTGGTTGTTAAACGGTACACCAAATCTAACAACACTGCTAAACCAACTTACGAGTCACCCATATATGGTAAGTATTCAGTGAGTGACCAGAAAGGTGTTAATTCCCATATCCTTGATTTCACTATAGATAATGTAAGCGGCGAAGCAGAGTTCGGCATCAAGTGCTTTAAAGTGGTCGAGGTTGAAAATGCGTATGTAAAAGAGAGCATTGTTGCACGTAAGCGTGACGTGTGGTTAGATACGGGAGCATTTGCATACGAAACCACTTTTGCTATAGAGAACGACATAACTGAATGGGAAGTAAACACTCATTTTGATAGCAGGGTGGGGACCGCAAAGTTTACGCTTGACAATAAATTGGGTACGTACTCTCCGACCTACACTAGAACAACAGTATTTCCCGAAAACAGAAAGCCTTCTGATATGTCATATTACGAGCAAGGGGCTGTAAGGCATGTCCTTAGTGAAGCAACTCCTGTACGGATATATGCGGGGTACGGTGAAAACTTAGTCAGGGTCTTTACGGGCCGGATTAAAGGTGAAATAGAGGAAGACTCTGAGGCAAGTACGGTTTCAATAAATTGTGTAGATATGTACGATGAGTTGGAGGAGCATGTTTTTGATAGAATTTTAACATTCCCTAGACGAGAGGAAATCCACGGAGATGAAAAGGACCCAGCGGTCATGTGGGTAAAATCTGCAATTGTACACAATATCGTTAACGAATCCGGACTCATTGGGTGGAGAGTAGTAGAGGACGACTTAGAGTATCCTGACGCAGTCATAGAAGAAACTTATTATATTGACATTGACCGTGGTGGCAAGACTGCCGTTGTTTGGGACTCTAAAAAGAGAGAATATGTCAAGAAAAAGATCTCTACTGTCAAAGACGCATATGGCTATAAAAATCCATACGTACAGGCGATAGACTTTACTGAAGGGACGAGAGCTTCCGACGCTATCCAAGAGCTGATTGGCGATTTAATGTACCGTGCGTATTGCGACAGGTACGGCACATTTCGTTTGGAGAACATAAGGAATTTAACAGCAGCTGACGCAAAATGGGAATTCACTGATAGCGATAATCTCCACTCCCTGACCTCTTCCGTTGACCACTCTCGTGTCCGAAATCACCTTATGATCGTAGGGAGTGGAGGGCAGATTGAACATTTTGTTGACCACGATTTGTTAATCTCCACTAAAGGTAAAATGAGGACTGCGAAGGTGGTCTCAGAGTGGGTAGATGAAAGTTACGGATCTACCGCTAGGGGCATGAAAGAAGATATTGCTGAAAAATTGTTTTTTGACATGAAGAGGCAGGCTAGGACCTACAACGCTGTAGTAAAAGGTAACCCAATGATCGAAGTGTTAGATGGAGCCTACATGTATGATGCAACGACCTCGACCGCCGGTTACTACATCGTTAAAGGAAATAGGCTTGTCGGAAATAAGGAAGGCATGGTTAACTTCTTAGAAATGACTTGGCAAGATACGGATTCATATTATAAGGATAAGCCGATTTATAACATCCCTCCTGAAACTTCGCCTGAGGACGTAGAAGGTGAAAACAAAGTTGCTTGCGGCCAAACTGTAAAATCAGGGAGTGGTTCTTCCTCGTTCACACACAAAGTGACGAAAGCCGGCTACGTTTACGTTTCGTGGGAGATGTACGAAGCAAAGGATAGGATAGCTATTTACACAGGCAGCAAGAAAAGGTTTTCACTTGATAAACCGGTTAGCCACGGAGACGGTGGGCCGATTGGGTTTTATTACAGACCATCGGATGGGGAAATTAAAGTAAAGATCAACGAAGGAGGGGTCAGTTATGGGACCGGGTGGAAATACACTTTGTACTGTCCTGGAACTGCACCTAAAAGTGTCACCAGTAAAGCAAGGGTAGTTTAATTAGGTACTGTCTAGCCAGGTATTCCTACGTTCTGTTAGGAATACCTTTGTTTTTTCTTATAATGCTTGGAGAAAGTTGGTGAGTAGATGGCTCAAAGTAACTACATGAATGTAAACGATGTGTACCCGATTCTTGACTTAATAAATCGAAAGTTAAATCAAGGTAAAGGGATATCCCATCAATTTGAAAGCCCTCTGTTGAAAGGAGAGGTGGATGGGGATATTTCAGATTCAGCAACCTTAAATGCTTATGAATGGCAAGTAGAAACATTTCAGGTTGAACGGGATACTACAAACATTATTGACCCTAGGGTTATAAAAAAAGTGTTCATAGTATACCGAAATGGGGCAATTGATACCATTTCTTTAGTTCGTGGGCTAGATCCGCCTGTACCTGAAACAGTCCCTGATCATGAATACATCAACCATTTAATGATTGTTCAAGTGGATATAGCTACGCAATTCCTTGAAAGGACTCAGGGCATAACTGCCAACATTGTAAGAGAAGGCGGCTACAGGGATTTTAAAAAAGTCGACCTGACATATTACGAAGATAACCAGTGGATCGAATTAGACGTAGAACAGGACGATACTGAAACATTTGATGATCCTAACGAGTTTTATGACGGTGGAGGATCTGACCAAGGTTATGACACAGAAGTTGATGAGGCTGAGGATTATGCGGATACAGAATATCTCCCTGAAGACGACATTGAACCCCCTGAAGACGGTTGGGCTGACGGATTCGATCCTTCCGAACCCGAGGACATACCTTTAGATATCGAGATTGAAATGACTGAGGATTTTGCTGGTTCGGAGTACGAAGAAGACCTGTATGGAGAATTCGATGAAGAAGAAAGTGAGGTGTAACCAATGTCCTTTGGTGCAAATATAATTGTCGGCGGTGAGTTAGATAGAGTAGGTCAGGTCGGACACCTTAATGGAGGGCGTTTAGATTACCCATTCATGCCTACTAAGACTGTACCTTACACTGAGGGGATTTTATTGGAGATCCCGGGGCAAGTTGGGGAATTTGTTACAGAATACACGCCTCCAATAGATATAGAATTGACTAGCATTGCTGTAGGTGCAAACAGATACCATCCGACCGACAGCTGGAGCGTGTTTGTTAAAGATGATCAACCTATCAATTACATCTGTAAGAATATCTATACCAAAGATGTACCGGAAGGAATTCAGCTAATGGCAGTAAAGTCAATTAAAGCTGGTGAAACCATAACTTTTAAATTCAATAATCGTGGCGGGCAGTCTAAGTATGCTTGGGTCAATTACCAAGGACTCAGGGATGACATAACCGCTCAAGGGGGTTAATTCTATGCCTTTTGTCGAAGAAACACTTAGACATGATAGTTTCTTAGATGATTTGTTTGATAAAGTGTTTAGACGCTTTAAAGATAAATCAGGTAACTATTGGTGGCAAGACTTTAATAAGAACGCTGCTAAAGTTGACCTTTATAAAATCAGTTTTGAAAAAGGTCTGTTTGTAAAAACTAGTAAAGGGTACACTCCTCCCGAGCTACCGACCGAAGGAATGCTATGCATAACAAGACACCTTATCTTTAGAAGATGGGACAATCAGTTACTTGCTTTTGCTCAATCAACAGGAGCAGTGAAAATTTCAACAGAGGACCTGCCGACAAATAAAAAGGATTTACTTAAATGGTTTGTGGATTTTTATAAGGACTTTGTTGACTACACAACCGTTTATGCATACACATTGGATAAGTATGAGGGTTATACCCATTTTATTAGCGGAGGAAAGGCAACGCCAGTAACTGTTCTAGGTGACGACAGTGGTGCTGGGGTTCATAAAGCAAGTTTAGATATTGAGTACCATAACAAAAATGACTACCACCCTGATATGAGACAGTCACCTATAATCACTATGAAACTAAAAGGCGATACTGGAGAACATGTAGCGTCCATTGGTAAATTGAACTACAAAACCAACACAAACTGGTGGGCCGATTCTTTAATACAACTTAGAGGCGTTTTTGATGAGACCAGTGCCTTCTTCACATTGAAAGTTGACTCTGCACCGATGTGGGAGGATAACGGAGTAACCTTGGTCCCTTTCTTTTTCGGTAACCTTATAACCAAAAACACAACTAGGTCCAATGAAACTCCGATAGCTATGTTAGGGGGGACGCAGGTCGGGAAATTCTTCGACTTCGATAACGTAGAAGAAAAGACTGATACACTTCAGCCGATTACCCGCAATTACGTTCACCATCCTTCAAACGGAATTGATTCAGTTATGGTGAAAAAGACAAAGTATGGTTCTAGATACCAGGAACATTTTCTTCGTTGGAATGCTCCGCCTAACCAAATGCCTCCTACTAGAGAAGAGTTAAGAAAGGTTAAAAAATCTTTAGGAACTGACCAAGAAGAAGAGTTTGCAAGAAAATACCCTAGAGCATGGAACTACCTACGTTACGGTTACTATAACTACGGTTTCCATCCTTCAAGATATAGTGAAAAGATCCACTCATCTAGGGCGACAGTTATGCACCCTGAGGACGGCGTCATAGGGCATATACCTAACATTGTATTAATCCCTCTTATTAATTTAATGGAAGGGGATAGGCTGAAATTTCCTCACTGGTGTGGGGATTGTGATGAATTGCCGTACAATCCTCAGACCCCCACCGAATCAACCCAAAGCCCTTGGAGTCCCCAGCCAAATGACGAGGAACCTACCGATCAGGGAAACCAACCGGAGGAATACCGGTTCAATTATTTATGTGATGGTTCGGTGCCAGTAAATACAATTAGCAATGTTTATTGGAAACCTTCCCCCGCTACTCAGGAGTACATGCTAAATAATGAGCACGGTATTGGCCGGGAATTGAGTGTTACGTTTTGGGAAGGGCGAAACGATTGGATAGACTTCTTTTATGACGATTCCTCAAAGTACAAGCTTACCAACTCTAAAATAAATGTAGAGGATTATCACAAACTTCTATGGAAGACCATCTCCGACGCCCAGGCTGGAAAAGTAAATTTAGACAAGACATGGTTAGAATTTAGGGACTGGTCTGCTGATAATTTATCGTGCTTGTCAGATCTACAAAAAGCCTCGATCTATATGTCAGTAAAGTTACAAAAACCAGTGAGCTTTTTCCCTGGTTCGGAGGGGTTTTTGTCAGGAGATACATTAGACAAGATGGCCCCATTGATCAGCAAAGTACCGGGCGAGGTTTATGACTGGATGGATTTCAACAACGTATATGCGGAAGATGAATCTGACAGTGGGATAGTAGGTGCTTGGGTTTTGGATAATGCGGTAACTGTGTCTTACACAGATGGTACAAAAGAGAACATTCTTTCTACATTCCGGTCACTAGTTAATTTCGAACCAGAACTCTTGAAATATCCTTTATCAGCAGCCAAGGCACACAGACCTTATGACTACATTAAATCGGCAAACGGTTTCGGGAATCCTGCGGTAGGTGGTGAGTATTTAACCTACTATAAAGAAGAAATGACAGATGATAATTTTGTTCCATTTGTAGCAGCAGAGGTAGCAATTCACGAGATGGGTCACGCTGTATCTAACTATGGCTTGGATAAGTTAGGGGTTAAGTTGCACGAAATGGATGAATGGTTAAAAATCAGCGGTTGGGTTAGAAAGTCTGATGGTACTTTTGATGAACTTACCAAAAGCAGTGCAGGGACTGTCTTAGACAATGGCAAGCTGGCTCCCGTATCTGACTATGGTTGCATTGGGCCAGCAGAGGATTTTGCGGAAGCCTTTATGATGTATGCCATTAACCGCCCTTTCTTGCGTGACAAGTTCTCGGCAAAGCATGACTTTATTATGGATCAGTTAAAGGCAATGGGAATAGACCCTAACCTTTAGAATAGGGGGATTACGATGATACTTAAAATCACAAGAGGTAAGAACTTCGCTTTCATTGACAATGAGGGCGAAGTCCTACACCAAGTGAAGATAAGCGGAAACAACGATGTGATTGTGAAGTCTCTGAATAACATTATAAATGTAAAGACAGGTGTTCGATTTAAAGGCGAGCTTGTAGGAATTCCCGATGAACTGGTTTTGAGAAAGGAAGGCCAACCTGTTGAAGTAAATAAGGCGAGTAATATTTATTTATCAGAGTATTTGACGAGAGATTTAAAGTTGCAAGGTTTTGATGTAGAAGTAATAAAAGAATAGAGGTGGAAGTCTATGGCGATTACTCCAATTCCTGATTTAGCTATTCCGCAAAACGTAGGGTACACAGATACCGATTCAAACCCAATCATTCACTCCATAAGATGGAGACACCTACCTTCAAGGCACATATTCCCTGATGTGCATGATGTAATAACTTACCACCAAAAAGGTCCGCTTGTAATAGATATACAACTTCATAGTGTATCGTATCTTGATATTTATTGCTTAAAGAGTGCGGGAATCGTGTCTGCCAAGGCCTTCTTGCGATTCGTTACAGAAACAGATAATACCTTGGTCGAAGAACCTTACCTCACTGGGGAGGGCGGTAAAACAATTTCTTTGGAGAGTGACCCCAATAATCCTGACCTTCTTGTAATGAGGGGTATCGCCTTTACTCAGAAGGATCTAGGAGACGGTACCCCTATGTACGACTTCATGAGTATGACAAAGGAAGGTATATACGAGGTATGGTTAAAATGTGTTACAGACACAGCCAAAGAGCTTCATATTCGTATCCCATTTCAATGGGCAAACCTATACGGTGAAGACCCAAGTACGGGAGGAGGGGAGGTTCCATCAGAATCAAAAGATCCACCGAAAGTGGAAGGACCTCTTCATGTACAATTTGATGAATACTATTTAACAATAATTGAGGGGGACTCACCTTTCACCAAACGACCGTCTACTCAATTTAGGATGGCAGCCATAGGGATTCTGCAAAACGCCTACTGCTACGAAAGGATTGCAACACCTCCGTTGGAGATCATAGATAAACCTGCTGAAGACCCTTTAATTGGAGATGAACCTCCGGAGCCATGTGGGCTAAAGATAACACCTCAGCATTTAGAAGTTATGCTTGGAGAGAAAGTTAAGTTTTCTTTAATCCACTCAAATAAATCGGGAGTTTTAAAGGTGGCCGTTAAAATTGACAAAACAGCTTTAGAGGACCTAGGGGAGAGGGAGTTTAAGACCCTGCGGCCTGGGACGTTTTCAGTAAAGTTTATTGTAACGTATGAAGATGGTCAGCAATGTACGGTAACTTCAACTGTTGTCGTAAAATCCAAACCTAATGGAAGCGACGGTAACGGCGGAAATGGAGGGTCAGGGGAAGATGGTGGACCAGGCGATACCGGTACTGGTGGAGATGGCGGCACTGGCGGAGGCGGCACTACTGACCCTGAACCTGATCCAAAACCAAATGACCCGGCTCCAACCGCCTATTGCAGCGATGTCATCAATGGTGACTCAGGGTACAACAGTAGGAAGTTCGATGTCACAGAATCAGGAGTATACTATATTGAATATAATTTCTTTAGTGAACCTGATGAGATGTTTATATACGTGGGCGGAGTATTAAAACATAGGACAGGGTTTCACGCATATTCAGAGAAAAGCCCGTTCGGTTTTAAGTACAAACCTTCTGATGGAAAGTTAAAAATTACAATGAACAGAGAAAACGAAGGCACTAGATGGTCATATACATTGTACTGCCCTAGTTCCGTTCCGGATGAGGTTAAGGCCAATGCATCAATTGTTTTTTAACGATAGGTCGTTAAGCGATGGTTTGTGGAAACTATAATGTTTGAAGAAGTTGACCGCAACTTGGGGTAAGTCAATAACGATAAATATGGGTGAAGGGGGCGAGGACATAACTTCCTCGCCCTTTTCGCGTAAAAACTATTGAAAGTAGGTGTATGTATGCCGTATATCGATAACGCTCCTGCGCTCTCCCCCTACAAAATTCAAGAAGGCGAGTTACAAAAGGGCTTCAAGAACCTGTTGGTTAAGCATGGTTGGACTGTAGCGTTAGAGTTTAAAAAAATGGTTACCTCAGTTCATTTTGTAACGGAGCACGACATAACAGGTCGCCATAATGACAGATTCTTAGTAGCAAACCACGTTGTTTTAAGAAATGCAAGAGGGGACTTGTTGGGGGTAGCTGTTGTCGCTGATTGGGAAGACTACACAGATCATGTGAATGGGTTCCCATACTACAACGTCTTTAATTCAGCAGATTCAGAAAAAGAAACCCTTATTACTTACATGTCGGAAGCATTTGAGAAGCATAAAAAAGAAACCACTCTTTACTTCTATATGTTGGATAAGGTACCTAATATCGATGAGAGTGGCGTCGTATTCACCCCATGGGGGACTGAGTCAGAAGACGAGAAACGTCTAAGAATGGTGCTTGACGTGGAAGTTACAGGTGTCGGCTTTAAATCAACTAACGCTGGATCAGAGTTTGTAAAGACTGCTGACCCGTTAGTTATGCAGTCTCCTATAGTAGAGACAGCGCTTCGTGCGAAATTTTTAGAGAACCTTGAATTTCCTTTTATGGACACTAATTGGTGGGGAGATTCTGAGATAAGTGTTAGGGGGCACTTGGATAGCAAGAGCATGTTTTTGACTCTACAAGCCGATGTAACTCCGATGTGGGAAGACAATGTTGTTCCATCTGTACCTTTCTACTTTGGTGACATTGAGGCAGTGGATGAAGGCGATCCAGCAGTTGCGATGTTTGCAGGGACAGTGCCGATGGGTTCCACATCTACCGAGGTATCCCACTATGATTTTGACGATATTACGTCAAAAGGTGGGAAACATATAATGCCCTTGCTTAAAAAGTATCCGTCAAACCCGTCAAATGGAATTGATTCTGTTTTAATAAACAGAACTAAGCTAGGGGCTAGATACCAAAGTTACTTCCTTTCATGGAGTACCGCGGCTCAAGATATGCCCCCAACCAGAGATAACGGTAACCCTGACGATTTGAAAGATTACCCACGTGCGTGGGGGAGAAACGGATACCAATTCAATCCTTCTAGATATTCGGGAAAGGTTCAAACTTCTCACATTTACCTTATCCACCCTGAAGAAGGGGTGCGGGGACATCTAAGTAAAGCAGTTGGGTTGAATGCAACAAACCTAAATTCTAGTGAGCTGCGTATCCTCAGAGACAGTTCACCTGATACGGTCTATGACGTGTACCAGTGTGTACCTATAAGCGCCGTATCCCCTCTGACAAAAAGACCAGCAACTCACTTCCGACCTATGGGTTTGGGGATTTATAAAGAAGAATTAAAGCAGAACGGTACTGTTAAACCTAACCTCACAGACAAAAAGACGCCAGGGAACGTCAACGAACTTAAACTCATCAATCCTCAGCCCGGTCAAGTTAAACTGTCGTGGATTAACCCCAGCGATACCGATTTGGCAGGGGTGGAGATATTCCTTAACGGTGAGAAGTACGTTGAGGGTGTAACTGGTGTGACTGAATACGTCTTCAAGGGATTAAATGCAGGTGAAGTTACTTTTAAGGTTGTTTCTGTAGATTATTCAGGGGATAAGTCAACAGGTAGCGAAGTCACTAGTGATGTCTCATAGTAGACAACCAATGGTTATATCTAGACAGGTGTTCCCTATAATAGGTTTACCTGTAGTGCTAGAGGTATCTAAATTTTAATACCTCTAGCATTCTAATAATTAGAAGAGAAGGTGAAGTTAATGCCGTATATTGACTCGACCCCCAAGGAAACTCTTTTAAAATTCGAGGAAGACAATTTACAGGATGTTTTCGGTAAAATGCTTGCTGAAAATGGGTGGGTCAAGGCCAGGTCTTTTTATAAAGCTGTAGTAGACGCACGAGCTTATGTCTCAGGTTCTAGAAAAGCAAATTACGCTATTGCTAAACATGACATCTTTAGGAATGCTGACGGTAAGCTACTCGGTTTTGCAACAGTAGCTCAGTTTTATTTATCCTACCTGACTGATAAAACAGATCCAATCAGGAGAATAAATGATGAACAAGACCCTAAAGATATAAATTTTGGTAAGACACCTTCGTGGGAAGAATGGGTTAAGAATAAGTTTGCTGAAGCGTCTAGCAAAACTAACCTATATTTTTACATGTTAGAGAAGTTACCGAATTCTAATTACGCTTCTAACGATAGTATAGTATCTATCATTACTGCCCCTGGTATGGGAGGAACTGCGTACAATTTTTCACGAGACATTGACCGACTTAATTGGTACGAATGGTGGTACGGATATTCGAGTGAAGACAGCGCAAATGATCCTGAAGGTTCTGATATGGAATTTGATGGACATTATACATCAGCGTCACCTTACCATGTTATCCGATCTGCTCTGGATATTGAGGTGCTTGGGACCGAATTTTCAAGAGGTTTAGAGACATCCTCATTAGAACTTGCAATCACAAAGGCAGATCCCCGTGTAATGCAGTCACCGATGGTTAAAACAACATTGAGAGCACAATTTCTAGAACACATAAATAATCCAGTTTGGCATACCAACTGGTGGACGGATTCAGAGATTAGGGTTAGAGGGTACGTGGACAGCAGGACAATATTTCTAATCCTGCAAGCGGATAACGCACCTGCGTGGGAGAGTAATTTAGTTCCTACTATCCCTCTTTATTTCGGGAGAATAAACTCTACTGAAGGAGAAGGTGACGAAGGGTACGCTTTATTCGGAGGAACTGTCCCTCCAGCTAGTAAAACCACTGCTGCGAATGAGGCCACGGCTTTAGCTCGGGACATTACATCAAAATCGACTCAGATACTAGTCGACAATGGGGAAAGATTACCTGAAGCACCGACCTACTTGGTTATAGGAAACAAAGGGACAGGAGAAATTGTAAAACTGCTTCAAAAATCAGGAAATCTGTTGCTTGTAGAGAGGGAACAGCAAGGCACAATAGCACATGCAATCGACACTAAGAATACAGTTGTGCAAAAGCTCACCACAAACAGCCAAAGTGCTGACAACGAAACTATCGTTTCAACTTTTGATTTTGACGATCCAGGGGCGAAGGTTGGCGAGACGATTCAACCGTTGCTGAAACTTTACCCGAATCACGCGTCAAATGGTGTAGATTCTGTTATGGTTTCTCGCTCTCGTTTTGGTGCCCGTTACCAAGCTCACTACCTCTCGTGGGGCGCACCGCCTAATCAGCTACCTCCCACAAAGATGACAGCTCGAAACAGGAAATACCCTAGGGCTTACGAGTCTATGGAAAACACCAGTAATTACAAATACCAATTCAATGCTTCGCGATATTCGAATAAAATTCACTCTTCAAGGATTGCTGTAGTCCATCCTGAGGAAGGGGTGAGAGGGTATTTAGACAAATCAATTGGTTTCAATGCACAAAGTGTTAACGCTGCTAATTTAAGAGTCAGAAAGACTAATTGCCCTGAAAAAATTTACGAGATGTATAGGTACTTGAGTATTGGGGCTGTCTCTCCGCTTACAAAGGTTCCTGCTACACCGTTCCGTCCTGTAGGGTTAGGGATATATGCCGAGGACTATAACCCAAACGCAGTGCCTCACGACATCGAAAACGATATAACACCTCCTGATGAAGTCGTAATCACAAAGTCAAGTAGCCCCCAGGCTCAGACAATAATTTTGGAGTATACGTTACCAACTGACGCAGACTTGAGTTATATCAATATCTATGTTGACGGATTGCTTTATGCAAAAGGTATAACAGGAACTAATCGGTACATGGTGACGGGATTGGCCACAGGATTTTCTCCTGAAATAAAAATTACAACCGTAGATCTAGCTGGCAACGAGTCAGTTGGTGTAGTAGCCCCGACAGTGGCAGTTTCTTAACAACAAAAAGAGGTGATCAAGAATGTCGAAAATAAATGTGGATGGGTTCTTTGATGTGGATTTGTCGGTTCAATTACTTCCGACTGATCTAGAGGCATTGTTTAATGCGGGGGGATGGAGCACCTTAGGCAAATACCGATCATTTGCGCCCTTGACTAATAAAAATGGAGTTAAGGACCCTTATCGTAAAACTTTTGCAGAGACCTACTTATTTGAATCAAAGGGCAGTGATAATCAGCACCGTTACTTTGGGTTTACAGCAGGTTACGGTGGAAAAGTAACCCCGTTTGGTGAGGAGCCAGTTATCTCTAAGGACACGTTTTTAGGGAAGTTGAGTGATGTTACACCAAGTGGTGCAAAAAAACCAAATACAGTTTTTGAAGTAAAGGTTAAACCGGCAGTACCATCCAGCGTCATCTTGTACCGAGAGAACGGGGAAATGTTGAAACCGACCGAGACTCCCTATGTTGTGGACGGGGAAAAAGGGACAATAACCTTTGAAGAAAGTCAGTCAGGCGTACTTAGATCTACTTACGCACTGACTGACAATGCCCCCGACGTCGTCAAAAGGTTGTGGTTTTTTACTTTCGAGGGGTTTATTCCAACTAAGTTAATACTTCGATCGGAAAATCCAAATCAGGCAGAACTGTTAGATGAAGCAGAAAGAGTTTTTAGATTTAAAATCTTGCCCGGGAATCAACGGATCAGGGAAAACTCTTACAAGTTTTACGAAACTGTTGACGGTACTGATCCTATCGATCCTTCTGATTATACGGTCAACCATGATGAAGGTACTGTAACATTTAATGAGGGGACAGAACCTTTAGCGGTATACGCTGATTACGAAATCGAAGCGATTAAAGATTCTAGCGGCAGTTACGGTGATATAGAAGTAGTACCTTTCAACCCAACAGTACCGACGGAATTGATGGGTGCTGCTTATAATGCAGTCCGTTTTATTTATCCATCCATCCCTACAGCGATTTCCTTCATACCTCAGGAAGAACTGGGGTTAGGGTGGGGACGAGATTCTCAAGTCTATTTTTGGGGGAATATTACTAAAGACCGTATCGTATCTTACTTTAGGCTGGACCCTGCCCCTGACCCCGAGAGCACATATTTCGCACCATTGTATATTGGACGTCTCTCCACTATCGGGAAGACTCCTAGGTTAAACAACGTACTTATCGGAGGCTCTAGATCCGAAGATGAAATAGAGTACAGCTCAGGATTGAAGATCGGGAGAAATAAAGTGGATTATGGGGTCAATACATCTAACGGAAACAGTTCGGTTATGGTGCAGCGTACTGTAGGAGGGGCGATGTACCAAAAACATTATCTTGCATTTATTACACATGACGCTGATGTTGACCCGAGTAACGAATCTCGATTTAACCCGTCAGTGTACTCAGGTAAGTACCATATTTCCCCGATGTATATTGTCCATCCCGCTGACGGGTACGTTGGGAGGCTAGACGAAGTTTACGCTATCCATCCTAAGAATATTGCTCAGCTCGATGAATTAGAGGTTAAAGAGACATCGAACAGCGAGCACGTTGGTACAGGTGATGGAGTCACTAAGGAATTTCATTTATTCCATAAACCCGTAATAGACGGTGACATTGAGATTCGTCTTGTCAGTGACACAGGATGTACAACCCTAACTCAAGCTGAATATGTAGAGTTTGATCCTAACACTCCTCCCGAGGAAGGAAAGTTTACAGTAGATGGGTCTAATAAAAAACTAATTCTAGGGGCAGCGCCGATTGACGGCATTGAAGTCATTATGGACTATAACTACGAACAGACTTATCGGTACACCTTAGCCGATACCCCAAGAACGCCGTTTCTCTTAGCAAATATGACTCCTTATGCACCGATTGGGCTTGGGTTTTTGAAAGAAAATTTATAATAACCTCAACAGAATAAACTCTTGGTTCGACCACTAGTGTGGAAGCAAGGGATATTCTTTGGAAAGGTGGGTGGTGGACGATGAGTAAAAGCAAGCGCTATTTACTCAGTTTCACTACCCTTTTTTATACTAAAAAGGGTTATGTACTAATGTTTAACCGCCACGAAAACATCTCCAATACTAACCACGTACCTGTATCTTTCGAACCTTGGAATAGGTATAGCGCTTGGGTGGCGAGGGACATCAAACTAGGTACTAAAGTGAAACGAAAGGTAAATACTGATTCCGAAGTTAGCGTTGAAATGGAAAGTATAATTGAAGGGTCTCAACCTACAATATTGAATCTTGGGAATGCACATTCTATAGCAGATACCGACAGTGAAATCGAAAAGGGAGCCAAGACCTCCAACAAAGGTTCTTTATTTAAGCAGGAGGTCAGCCATCCCCTTAATCAGAAATATGTATTACTCGCAGACCAGGTAGCTGCGAAGAACATAAAACAAACTTCCTCAATGGGGTTCCAGACGGAAGGTGTTAAACAAGGTGACGGCCAGATAATTGAACAGGACATAGTCGATTACCTTAAACTCAACCTGGAAGCGAGATTGCCGTCGGATTTGACGGGTTTCAGCCCAATACCCTTTTACGGCTTTGATCAGTCACCTGATACTGGACTATCAATGTTTACTGGAGATAAGCCGCATGAAGTAAACGATCTACTTGTGGTAAGGGTTGGGGAAGTTCAGTCAGATACAGAAAAAACTGTATTTGTCGTTGATAGAATGGAGGCCATTACTCACCGGCTATACAGTAGTAATCTAGAGGCCGTGTACAATGCTGGGTCAAGATTTAATACCATAAAGACGGAGACTGCAAAGGGGTTTGAGAAATCTGAAATAATTGAGCTGAGCATATCCGACTCAAGGACGTTTATCCATCGATCGGAGGTAGATGAATTAAAGGGAGGCTCCAAGTCCATACCTATAATTCTAAGCAGTGTAAGTGGAGTAGTTAATTCAAGGATTTCACCTCTATTGGCCTTTGAGGATAAGGGTTCTTTCTCCGACCTTGTTAAAGTTGCGAGATTCAACGAACCATTCACCACGCCAATAGGGATCACCTATGGTTTGGAAGAATCAGACCAACAACAATCAAGTTTAGTAAAGCAAAGTGAGAAACTTTACACTGAGGGGTTAGATGTCAATGTAGTCAACTACACAGGTCCGCCAAAAGACATGAGTGAGTCACAAGCGACAACGCATGTTTTGTGGAGTGAGCAAAGGCCGACAAAGTTGGAAAACTCTTCAACTTATGTGCAGCAGTCGGGTAGCTCGAAGATCTCGAAGGGTTTTGAATATAAAAAGATCTCATCAGGTAGTGGTGAGGCATTAGATAAAACTCAACCTAAAAGGGCGGGTTCAATAGAAGACACTTATTCAATGAGTGACGGAAACAATGCCGATAAAGGTGAGATTCTCATCGGAAGTAGAGGAGAAAATAAAGTAACTGCCGGAGTAACCCTAAAAGCAGAATATACAGAGCTTACGGAAAATTTTCAAGATGTGGAGCTGTATATCAGAGAGGCAGGGGACTTAACTGACCCGTTTTTTGATGTAACGCTTGAATCCTCTGAGCACATGAGTCAAAACTCTTCTGGCGATGGGTTACTTGAGTCAGGGATTATAGGGGAAGCGGCAAGTAGAGAAAATGAAGTTCTCATTGACCAAGGTGAGAATTTTAATGGCGCATTAGAAAAGGAAAGTAAAATTGAATACGGTTCGTTAGTGGATTATACGGATGAAGAATTTGCAAGTGAAGTAACTACAGAGGAAAAGGCTCTGCCTCAAACAAGGGTATTTGATTGGGGGACATTAGAGTTTAACTCCAGCTATGCTGCTGATAGTTATCATGGTATAGAAATTGAGTCGGGTTTGTCATCTATAGTAGACGAACAATACCTCGAAAGTGAGCTGAGTAGGTGGGATACACCTCATAAGAGAGAACCATCTGTCGACGTTGTTATTCAACATAGAGAAAAAAATGAAGAATCGGAGATCGTGTCGGAAGCACCCCTATTCTCGCAAACCTCTGCGTATGCCGTTGAAGACGCTCAGGATACCTTCACCACCTATTTAGAGGAGAGTTTAGTATCAAACAATGTACTTGATACTTCGCTACTTGAGACAGATTCCCTCAATACCCGACTGTCCGATTCTTGGATTGAGCTGGAGAGTCAAGATCAACTTTACTTGAAAAGCTACTCAAGTGAAGCGGATATAGGTAGACAACCTTTAGCGGTAACTAAGGGCGATAGTGATGTTCTTATTGAAAACGCCAAAAATGCAATACTGGGCTATACGGAATTTGAGGTAACGACTGAGTCTCAAGATATACCATCTCCTGGAGAGAGTATACGCACTACCGTGATTGAAGGTTCAGGGAGAAGTACAAAACGAAGCACAACAAAAGAAACGATAGTAAGATCTTCCGTTGAAGCTGAATCATCCGAACCGAGTGAGAATGTGGAGGTGGATGGGGATGATGTAAGTACCCTGAATCAACTAACTTTAGTTTCGAGTATAGAGGAGGAAGTAACCGAAGCTTCTCATGTAAGTAGTTTAGACGTCCTCTATGAAGATCTAGATAGCTACTACTTAGATGAAATTGAGAAAACTTTATTATTAGATCCTACCCTAGAGGCTGTTTCAATACAAGATAGCACAGACATCACCTTAGACAGCTACAAAAAAGCAGAGGGTAAGGAAAGTGTCGTAGACCTCTACAATCAATACCACTTAACGTTATCCAATTTAGAGGGAACAGAAGACTTCACTCTTGACTTTAGCATTCTGGGTCAGACTAAAAAGGATTTAGACTTTGTGATAGTGAATCCTAATCACGGTAAAACTGAATCCACATCCGATATTACATTAGAATCAGGAGACAGATGGACACGAGAGAGTGAAGAAGTAGACCTTGTAGTCGAAGGAACTGATAGATCGGGTGCAACAAAAGACGAAGAAATCGAAGCGGTAGATTTTAGTTTATCAGTTTCAAAGAAAGAGTCAGAAGTCACTCTAGTTGTGCAAGATAACGCTAACCCTAGTATGGAATTAGACTCGTTTGTTGAAGAGCATTCTCTGTTTACATCGTCTTACACATTTGAGGATGGCGTATTAAATAAAGATGAGATCGTCGAAAAAGGTAGCCGCCGGTTAATAAGTATCACAGAGGAGGAAGAGTCTGAGAAAAACACTGAACGAATCTTAGGGCTTTACGAAGATGACGAAGCAGATAAGAGTAGGTCGTCTATAATGTCTATGGATATGGAGAACACGGCAAATAGTTCTTCATCATACCGTATTACAATCGAGGATGAAGAAAACAGTAAACGAGAATCCGCAGGGGAAATCCATATAAATGTTGACGAAGTAACAGACAAAGCCAAATCATTCTTGATTTCTGTCTCTGGTGAGGACGAAGGACAGAAAGACCGTCTATCTATCTTAGAGTTAACTAGAGAAACTTTCTCAGAAAAACCAAATAGGGAGTATTCAGTAGAAGAAGTTGATGATGATTTAGGTATTGGGTTATTACCTCCTGAACCGCCTTGGAAAGATCCTGGAACTGACTTGAATAAAAAAGGTAAGGTTTGGCTGCTAATGGGTAAGAACTACCCAGCGTGGAATAATTGGGACAGCAAGAAAACTAGATAGGGGGAATTTGAATTGAGTATCCATAGAGTACAGAGTGGGCTTATTTTCGACGACAATTTTGAAACACTTGACACACGTTGGACTGTGTCCCCCTCTGACTCCTATGATTACAGTGAAGTGGATAAACGGTTAACTCTAAACCACAACCCTACTGACAGAAGTACCAATGCTTTATTCGCTCTACCTCAAAACGAGTCTGAACTTCTAATCCAGGTCCATGCTAACTATAATCCTCAATATTTAGGAGATGAGGGAGGGTTAGTCATTTGGAAAAATGCTCTTGAGAAAGTGGAGTTCTTAGAGAGTGAGGATAGCGTTCAGTCGGGAGCCTACAACATTTGGCGTGCCGTAAAGAGGCAGAACCTTTGGACGTTTTTCGCAGAGAAGAATAAAGCATGGGAACTCTTCGACTCGACAATTTGTATTGACCCATCTATGGCGGGAGTAGTGTTGAAAGGTACCCCAAGAACTGGATATACTCCCCTCTCCATTGATAGGGTCATTTTATGTAGGGGTACTCACATTAGCGTAGGAAACGTTAGTAGTATGTGTAAGGTCGAGTTGCTTGACGCTGATTCAATGAGTCCAGTAAGTAAGCAAATTGTTCCGCAGGGGTATTCAGGAATTGATATTGAATTGCCTAGCGTACCTTTTAAAGGGAAAATCAACATCTATGACAAAGATGGAAACGGAAATTATATATTGGTAGATGAACAGGCAGAAGTAGCAGAAATGTACGGAGGCGACGTATTCCTTAGAGGTACAGACCTGAAAGTTTCTTGGAAGGGGCATGACCTAAGTGAGATTAATCCGACTAACATAGGCCCGCTTAAAAACGGAATTAATGAGCAAAAGATGACAATCATTAATGATACCACTGGAAATATTGCAGAAAATGTACGGATAAGTATAGCAGCTTATGGAGAAGAGTTTGGTTGGGAGTGGTGTGACCTTGCACCTGATAACTCCGGTACTCCAGGGACTTATGAGGACTCTTCTCTTGCAGTAGGTACATTAGCGGCCGGACAATCAAAAGATTTTTGGGTGAGGATAGCTAAATCTACGGTTGCGGTCGATGAGGATATAAAACAGGGAATGCGCCCGACGCACTTCTTCTTAGAAATCAATAACGATTAGGGGGAGAGGATATGGGTACCAAAATGACATTACACAGGTATAGCCCTGTAACGAAAGACTGGGAAGAAACACTTCTATTTGTGGATCAGAATTTCCTTGATACTTACGGAAAAGTTAATCCCACCATACCTACAGGGCACACTTACGAAATAAATAAGGGACTTCTAAAAGTGTACCTAAACGGGAGACGATTAAATGAAGGTATTTCCTACAATGAAGTTGATGATCAACATATCCAGTTATTGCTCGGTGCCGATGATAGTGGGAATCAGCTCAACCTTAAAATAGGCGATCAGATATTTATTGAGGTGTATAAAAACCAATATTGTAGCAGAGGACAGGCAACAGTCAGCGGCACCGAATTCTACGAGTTAAAGAAGGAAATAACAGACGCTCGTAGATTTAAGGATGGAGATGAACCGTCTAGAACTCTTGATGAACGGTTAGATGAGATACAGAGACAGCTAGAGGTCGTGTACGGAGGAACTGCTGAGGTAGACATAGCCTATGAGCACAATTCAAGAGATCAGATCACACGTGAAATAATTACCGGTGACTACTCCTTGGTCCGGGAATTTACTTACTACGAAGATGAAGATCCACACATAAAAGGTGAGATGAAGACCGAAATCATATACTACACCGATAGCTCAGGAAGCCTGCTAAACAAGGTGACTAAAGGGTATTCATACGATCCGGCAACAAGGAGACTATTACGTACTTCGGTCAGAGTAGACACTTAAAAACAATATAAAGTAATTTAAACCCTCCTACTTAGGAGGGTTTTCTGTTAAGGGTTAATATTATCAGTTTCATTCTTATAATGTGTATATCCTGCTGAAAGGGGGAACGAACTAATGGATTACATGGGATATAACAGGGAACAACTCAACTCAAGGAGAATCAGAAAAGTATCGAGAAAAGTAATGGTTTTTATTATCCCTTCCCTTGTAAAAGTGGGGCCTGTTCAGACAGAAGTCCGTTTTCCTTATAAAGGGAGGCTAATAAATTCCTACGCCTCATGTGGAACCTCAGGAACCACACCTACCACAATCGATATTGAGAAATGTGCTCAAGAGGCTTATGACACCACACCTAGGTGGGAGAGTGTATTTCAAAACAAGATTTCTATTAATGCTAACAACAAATCAAATAGGACTTCTACAAAACCCTACTCTTTTAAACCCTCTTTTGAAACTGTGTATGAAAATGACCATTTTAGGGTTAATGTCATTGAAGCAGGAGAAGGTGTAAGAGATATAACGGTTGAGTTAGTTGTTGAATTAGACGTGGAGGAAGAATAGCCATCCGCAACTATAGAGGTGTGTGCAGCGATCATTAGGCTGTAGACACTATATTTTTAATTTAGGGGGTAATTATCTATGGCAGCACCGCAGGTCAATTGGAGAAAGCAAGATAACTCAGGAGCAGTAAGTTCTTGGAATATTGGAACGATAGACGCAGGAACACCTTCATCAGATTTCGGAGTTTTAATTTGGAACAACTTTGGCGGCACGACAGACCTTTCTACGATGACGAACTGTACTATTACTACCAAGGATAGTGCTGGAGGCAATACAGGGGAACTGGTAACTAACCAGTGGGTTCAGGTCACTGTAGTTTCTGCGGGAGAGACAGGACGGACAAACATTGGGGGACTCACTACACACCCTATCCAAGCAAGTGGAAATACCACAAACGATGACGGTACATTCTCCCCTAACGCTAACGAAATTTTGGGAGTGAAGAATAGCGGAAACAAGGAAAGTGCGAAAGGTAACTATGCAGAGGTTATTTTACGTGCAGATGTTCCAGGTAACGCAACAGCAGGAAACGTGGCCTTCTTAACACGTGTGGCTTACCAGTACGTTTAAGATCAGACTTCAATGCAATGAGGTAAGGGGAGATAAAATGTTTATGCAGAGTGAACTATATTCAAAATCTCCAGTGGCGCAGGACTTTATTTGGATGGCTGAGTACCCTGACGGTACTCACCTATCTGAATTTGACTTCGCTACTAAGGAAGAAAATAGTTTTTATGATATCGACAGGGACAGACTCTTTCGCTTTGGACTCGTAGGGCATGGTCAGAAAATCTACTTTGAACGGGATGGAGTCCTAAATGTGGCTGGTCGTCGTATCCACGTGGCCTATGAAGTGGACGGCAAAATGCTGCCTTTGAACGGAGTCTTTAAATACGATATTAACGATATCATAACTTATAAGGACGCTCAGGCGTCGGGGCTAACTTCGGGTTTTAAAGGACAAGGTACCTTTTCTAACCGCATTCTACAGTACAATGTAGGATTTAAGACCAACTTAAATATTGACGGTGTCTCGTTCCATTTTAAGGCTATTGTTCACCTGCCTTTAAATGAGCCAGCCTACATTACTTTTTGGCTTGTAGCAGACAAGGATTTGGACGGCAAATTTATTATCGTCAGCAATGGAAGAGACGTGCTAGAAACACAGGCACCTTTAAAACAAAATGTCGGGGGTGAACTAAAATGGGTAGTTCAGTAAAGCTGACTAAAGAAGAGTTACTAAATATTATTTACGGTGTTAACTATAACTTAGACGGAAGTATCGTTAAAGATTCAGAAAGAATCCGCAACTATACTATGGAGGTTATTGGCGATAAGACACACCTAAAGACATACAACTACCCCGTACAAATACTAGTGGACCGTAATTGGGAAAACATATCCGAGGTCGTTAACCAGGAAGATTTAGGACTTCTTTATGACGTGTTTCAGGAAACCCACATGATCAGTGAGATTATTCTAGATACTGACGATCCATCTCCAATATCAGTGCGCAGTAGAGAACGCGTTAGCAACCTACCTGAACAACTAGATGAAGCAGGAATACATTACCCGCGCGAATTTACTTGGGTAGATGGGGCGTCTAACACAAGCGGGGTCATAATTCTGCCGAAAGACGATTATGACAAAGTCTTTGTAGCTACAGATCCTGACAAAGACGGTAACCCTGAAATTTTATTTATTGGACCTAAAACTCAAGATAATCAAGAACGGCCATATTATCTGAAATCGGAGGGTAAAACTTACATTTATGTGGATCACTTTTCCGGCGGTGGCGGGACACAAAGCGATCCCTACATCATTTCAACAGAAGGTGATCTCTCGTTACTAAGCACCAACCCAACAGCGTATTTTATCCAAGATCGAGATATAATAATGACTGCTCACCAAACAGGTGCAGGGTTTAACCCAATAAAGAATTTTTCAGGCTACTTTGATGGTCGGGGGTTTGAAATTAAAGATCTATACATTAATTCGTCTGGGGATAATGTTGGTTTGTTTGCAATTCAGACGGGTGGAGTAATTAAAAGAGTTAAACTTACCAATGTAAACGTCAACGCTGCTGGGAATTATGTAGGTGCGTTGGTAGGTCGCTCTGGTGGAGATGTATATGATTGCGCGGTTATCTCGGGAACGGTTGAGAATAAATCCAAAAATGGCCTGTACACCGGGGGCTTGGTTGGCTATAAGGATTCAGGAAGCATACACAGATCTTACTCTCATGTCCAGGTAAAGTCAGGTGGGGAAAGCTTAGGCGGATTTATCGGCAGGTTGGAGAATGGCAATATTTTCAAATCATTCTCAACCGGTAAAGTTATTGATGCCACCATAGCTCAAAACTTATCGAATATAGGTGGATTTGCTGGTTCCTATAAAGCAGGAACCCTTGGAGACGACAATTTCTATGACACAGATAAGTCAGGGGTTACAATCTCAGCCGGGGCGGCCCAGGGAAGAAAAACCTCTGATTTAAAGAGAAAAGATACCTTTGAAGGTAAAGGTTTTGATTTTTGGAACGAGTGGCATATGGGTGACTATAAGGTGAATAACGGCTACCCTGAAAACAGACGATTCATTAGGTATGCAAAAGGTAAGGGGACAATAGAGGAGCCTTTCCTTATCCAAAATTCCTTTGACTTAGAGCAGGTAAGGCACTACTTATACGCAAACTTTCGGTTAGAGACAGACTTGGTACTTGAATACCCTACCGTAGGCAAGGGGTGGCTCCCTATCGGCCACGAAGGTAAAGAAATTGGATGGGCGCATCAAGCCTTTTACGGAACTTTTGACGGCAACGGTAAGGCTATTGGAAACCTTTACATCAACAGGCCCGATGAGAGTTACTGCGGTCTTTTTAAGTATGTAAATCAAGGGATCATTAAAAACCTTGAGTTGGTGGATATTAAAATTACTGCTGGAGGCCCATCGGGTACATTAGTCGGTTCTCTTTACTCATCCCAAAAGGGAGATGGAAGAATTGAAAACTGTAAGGTTACTGAATTCCAAAACTTTAAGTTGGACTTTAAAGGGATTGGTGGCGGCCTAGTAGGTAGCTTGGAGACATACGCAGAAGTTAGAGATTGTACGTTTAACGGGACTCTGACTATGAATGCCGATTATGCGGGGGGAATCGTAGGTCAAATGGACAGCTACGCCAAAATTTACAGAAGTTCCGCTAGAGGTCAGTGGATTCAGTACGGAGGCATTTTGGGGGGGATTGTTGGTAGGTATATTAACTGGGCTACAGGCACTGTTATGGAAGACGTAATATCAGCAGCCGACATGGCAACACAATGTTCTAAAAGTGGAGGGGTGTTCGGCTATTCTAACACCTATACTAACGATAGCACGTTTACGTTCAGGCGTGTATTAGTTTTAGCTAAAACCGTAGCAGGAAATGCAATGTACTACAAGGCAGATTTTTATTCGGGTTATTCCTACAAATACAAAGTAACTAGGGAGCAAGTATATTACGACCAGCAGCGGTCCGGTAGTGGAGCAATGAAAGAGTTTGAGATAACACCTAAATACACAGCTGAAATTAGGCACCCCGGAACATACCCACCTACGAGCTGGGACTTTACGAGTACCTACTTCTTCGATGGAAACTACGACGAAGACCCTAATCTACTGCAATTCAAGGAACCCGAATTACCGATACTAGGTTTCCGAAATCAAATAGGTAAATACTATACTGATGAGAAGGGTAATGTTTTGCGTTACCTAGATTATGGTACGTTAGTGGCCGGAACAACTTCACGTTCTTTCCCTGTATGGTTGCAGAATAATGCTGACTTTCCGGTCGTCCAGCTAAAGACTTGGGTTGATAGTGAGACTGTAAAAAACGGTATCACAGTTGAGCTTAGCTTGACTGATAACCCTTTTGTCCCAACAACTGATATTGCTTTCAGCGGGACAGTCCCTATCGGAGATTCTAAAAAATTCTTTGTTCGCTTTAGCTCGGATGTGACTGTACAGGAGGGCGGGACTTTCGATTTGAAGGCAAAGGCTAGTCCTGCTTAACGAGAAAGTCATCTCAATACAATGGGATTGGACGTGATATAGATGTATCCTTTGAATGGGTTGATACTACACTTACATGCTGCTTTAGCGGACAACGGCAAGAGTCAGGGTTTCAATAGCCGCACTACAGTGACATGGTTTGATTTGACGTATAAAAAACATAACGCGACTTTAACTGATTTTGATTTCTCAACGGACAGAGGTTGGACCGGGGAGAATATAAATGGAGACCCTTACTCGCTTAGTCTAAATGGTTCGTCTAACTACATGACTGTAGATAGATTTGACGAGCTAATACCGAGAAATGGAGGATTTACCCTTGAGGCTTGGATTAGACCATCCAACACAGGGTATATCCTTTCTTTTGGTAAAGGCGATGAACAAGGGTTCTCTTTATATTATGATCAAAGTTCCAATGAGTTTAGGGCACAGATTACAACGGAGTCGCATAACTGTCGCTTTACTTTTAATGGGGTGCCAGTTAAAAAATGGACTCACATTGCATTAGTTTTTGACGGTGAGAGACTTTGGGGATTAAGGAATGCAGCTCCCGAGGGGTTCAGTTTACCTGAGGCAGGTAACTACAAGGCTAACTCTTATGACCTTGTAGTTGGAAAAGATTGTGCCGGAAACCAATCGTATTTTGAAGGACAGCTATCCGTCCTACGGTTGTACGAAAGATCCCTAACGTTCGACGAGATATCTGATAGCTATAACCAAGGGATGTTAAGCGGTAGCCAGGAAAGTGAGATAAGAGGTAAGGGTTTAATCCTTTACAGGGATGAACTTCAAAGTACACTCCGAATAGGTATAACTGGTAACCTGGAAAGCAAATACCAAATAACAAAAAATAAATTTGATGATTTATCGTCAAATGCAAACGTCAAGGAATGTAGTGATTTAAAAGGAATAGTAGTCGTAAATCCCATTACCTATGTGCGGGGGAAGTACGGGACTCAAATTTTTACAGGGGATGATCTACAAGGCTCCCTAAGTGTGGCTAAACACAATAATCTGATTTCAAGCATATCCGTCGCACCTATTGCAAGGTTTAAATCCAGGTACGGAGTTAACCCACTACATGTAGAGAATTTAAAATCTACACTGAACGTTGTTTCACCTAACCTGCTTTCAGACATTACAGTAAGTTTGCAAGAAATAAAGATGGCCGCTAGGTACGATTCTCAGCAGGTAAGTAGATCAGATTTGGGTGGGGAAGTCTTAGTCAAGACTGGAGCAGACTTACCATCGGTAGTTGGTGTAAACCTAATAACGAATAGGTACATGGAAATAAAGTACGCTGTTGACGGTATAACAAAAGGTGACATGCTGTCAGAGATTGCAGTTTATTCCACTAAGGATATGCAGGGTGTTATTAAGGTTAATACAAGAGCTTTAATCACAGCCGCTTATCAGATTCAGGGCATATACTTAGATGACTTAAAGGGAGACATCACTGTACCGGCCAAAAAGGATATTCACTCGACTATCTCAATAACCATCGAGTCAGCGATGAGAGCTAAATACGACTTAACCCCTACCTACTTAAATGAACTCCCGACATATTTAGGTATCAAGGAATTCAGTGATCTTCCTTCTGAAATTTTTATAAACCTAAAATCACATTTACAGGCAGAGTACAGCATAACCCCTATCTATTTTGGTTGGTTAACTTCTAAGCTCAGCATTAAAGAAGTTTCTGATCTGAAATCTATGATCAGATTGACGCCAAAAGGCGGTATGGTGGCTAGGTACGACTTGAGAGAGCGACCAAAAGTTATAAAGACCCTTTATTCTGTGAGAGACGCTTTTGTACGATCGTATCTTCCTAAGATCAATTACGGAACCGAAACGCAGATGTATGTAGGAAAGGTTGAATCACCTTTCCCTGAGACGTTTAGGTCTCTTGTTGGATTCGATATTAATGAAGTACCTCAGGCCAACACAGAGATTGGTAAAGCAACCCTCCGTATCTACAATGACGGGAGAGGCGTAAGCCAAGCAGTTCAACTAAATGAATTAATGGACCAGTGGAATGAGCTTAGTGTAACCTGGGATTCTCAACCTAGGGTCGCTAAAGAAGGGTTCTCTACAACCTACGTGCTCAACAATACGACTGGAAAGTACACAGAAATTGATGTAACTCCTCTTGTTAAGGATTGGCATAGCGGCAAAAAAGCGAATTTCGGTTTTATGCTAAAGGCGGTAAATGAGCTAGGAAGCCTCATGAAAGGCTTTTATACTAGAGAAAACACCGAAAGACGGCCTGAATTGCTAGTCGAGTATTATGACATGGTTGTATACACAATCGACGATAGCCATCTATTATCTGAATTGAGCATTAGGAATTCAACAGAAAAGGACTTAAAATCTCAAGTAAAGGTCAAGCAGTACAACTTTTGGGAAGAAGTCCCGGGAGACATGTATATCAAGGCTCCAGGAGACATACCCTCACGAATTGTAGTCAGTCGTCCCCAATTAAGTGGATCTGTAACACCTCGATTTGGAGGGCACTACGATTTTAAAGATGGGCGTATTTCCATTAGACAGAAGAGTTCGGTGGATCTATCGAGCTTTATTGCAGCCAATGAGAAGGATAAACTCGGTGAAGTCTATGTCCTGTACAGAAATGATCTAAAAGGTAGTCTACAGGTCAGAGTGTGGGGAGACCCAGATCAGGACGGAGGACAGCTAGTTTCAGGTCTCAGTGTATCTGAGGCAAATAAAGATTCAAGTATCTACGTACTGAATAGGGAAGATTTCGATTCACTATTAACGGTACGGGTAACATCTAACGGAGAAAACACTAGTGATAACCTGACTGCTGATTTTAGGGTAACAAGAAATTTTGAACTCTATGGATCACTGGAGATAAAAGAGAGTGCTCAGTTTATTTGTTCAATTGTAGTACGGGCAGAAGGTGAAGGAGACCAACACTCTTCCGTTTATGTCCGTTATAGAAATGATCTTCCAGGGAAAGGTAACATAGGAAACCCTAACTTAAAATCGCATATTAAAGTGTATGAAAAATCTTTATTAGGCGGGCAAGTTGTCGTTCGAAGAAGCCCCCATAACGATTTGGTTTCTGCAATAAATGTTCCACAGGGGGACCGAGAAGAGTTACCTTCAACTGTAAATCTACGAACGAATGCTGATAAATATTCCACGGTTACTATTCTCTCAGGCAATCTTCAATCTTCGTTGACTGTTCCCAACAATGGGTTTAAAAACTTAGTTGGCGCACTGTCAGTGCGGGTGAGACGTGTATCTGATTTGATGTCTTATCTAGGTATAGCTTCTGGTAACCTAGGATCTAGTGTTGGCGTCCGTGTTAATGAGGGTCACGAGTTATCTAGTAACATTCTTGTCCGGTTAGCTCAGAACTCTAACCTGTCGATCGGTGGGTTTATTAAGTATACGGACAGTCTACCTTCCAATGTGTCTGTGAATAAATCCAGGTATCAAGATAAATTAGGCTTAATTGATATCAGAAAATTGGATTCGTATGATGTAGCGGCTTCCGCAGAAATTAAGGCATGGAATGACCCTTGGGGCGACGGAGGCCAATTATGTGCTTCAATTTCAGTGCGTAATTGGTGTGCCGGCGACCTACCATCTCAGGTGTCTGTTCGATTCTTTGGAGCTGTTGATATCTATGGCTCCCTTACAATAAACCAAGTAAGTGAATTAACCGGATCAGTAGAAATACAGTCATTCGGCGAAGGTAATCTTGTTAGTGCAATTGATGTGTATGAATACTCCGAATTAACCGGGGTAATCAGAATTAGGGTTAGTGACAATTCTGATCTTAAAGCGATATCCGTGATAAAAATATCTAACGATTTAAGTGCCGGTATCGAGGTAATAACAGCTTACCCTTACGCCTATATTATGTGAATATAAATAGCCTTACCCTTCGTAGGTAAGGCTATTTTTTAATTCAATTAAACTATAATGCTATCAGGCAAGAGGGTGAAATTTTTTATAGTTATTTGATTTGTTTCCTCTTGTAACCTTGGCATAAATCTTAGTTGTTGAGATGTCCTCATGCCCTAAAAACTCTTGGACAATGGCCATGTCACATCCATTATCCAACAAGTGTGTGGCGAAACTATGCCGGAAAACGTGAGGGCTGACAAGGTTTTTGTCTATACCAGCTTTCTCTGCGATATTTTTTATATTGAGGAATATAGCTTCCCTTGTTACATGCCTAGATTTATCAAACCTATGCGGGAAGAGGAACCCTGAGGTTATGCCTCGATCTTCGATGTATTGCTGTATGAGTTTGACACAGCTTTCGTGTATTGGGTTGTCTCTTTCCTTGCTTCCTTTACCGCGCAAACGGATATACCTTCCTTCAAAATCAATATCCTCGACACGTAAGGCAGCGACCTCAGCAACACGGCCACCTAATCCATACAAAAGCTCGGCATAAAGGTGACTTCTTACTCCACTTTTGCTTGCAGTTTCCAAAAGACGTAATACGTCCTCTTTAGAGAGATATTTAGGTAATGATTTTTCGCGAGAGCCAACCTTTATTCCGTCAGTGGGGGAGGTTTGTACCACACCTTCAACCTCATTTAGGTACTTGTAAAAGGATTTAAGCGAGTAGAGGGCACGGTTAATGGAATTACGTTTTAGGCCATTTTGAGATAGGTGGGAAATAAAGGATCGAACATGGTCCGGAGAGACGTTTATCAAATCGACATCTATGTAGTCGATAAATTTGCTAAGATCCCTCATATAATTGGAAATTGTGTTGTTAGATAAGTCTTTTTCTACTCTCATGTGTGTTTCGAATCTGTTTATGTAGCTCAAAAAATCAACCCTTTTCACTTAACATAATACTATTATATAAAAGATTATGTTAAGTGTCAATTGTTAGCAATGACCACACCAGGTCTTATATATATACATTTAGTGTTAAAGGTAGGTGACGGTTGAGATGAAAGACAGCTTAATTTCCGCTATTGCTTCTGTTCTAGGCATGTTTGTCACAGGGGGATTCGGTTACCTGGTGGCACATAACTCTAGCAAGAAGGACCTGACCATCAATGATCGTCAGTTACTTTCTGAGGATGAGAAACAGTTTAGGACGGAGTTAAAAGAGATGATGTTAGCCTACCAAGATCAGGTGAAAGGCCTAACCTCGGAGGTGGAACGTTTAACAAAATCTAACCTTTCTTTAGAAACTCAAGTGCAGCAATTAACTACTCGGAACGAAGCATTAGAGAGACAAGTACACACCTTAACTATGGTCAACAACCAACTAAGAGAAGAGTTACAAAGGAGGGAGTAGCTTGAAGAAAGACAGTAAAGGTAGCTATTGGAAAGATGGGTTGTCGGTAAATGAGACAAGATTTTCAGTTTTGGTTGTGATGGCATTAGCAGGATTCGGCTACGCTCTCTATTCTCATTTTGATACAGGAGACATTACAGCTAATCTATTAGATCTAGTCAAGGTTCTTATTTTTAGCATAGTAGGCATGAATGTGGCAGACTTTGTCACAGAACCTTTTCGCAGTAAACGAGAAGATAACAAAAGCCCTACCTATAATGTGGATACTGATCAGGAAGAAACTGTTTTTAAGACAGATCCTGACAATAACAAGTAGAAGGGGTTATGCTATATGGGTTTTGAAATGAAATATGATATTATTTCAGATCTACTGCCTTCAGGAACTAAAAGACGTCCTGGAGGGAAGATAAATGTAAAATTCCTTGTAGCGCATGATACTGGTAATCCAGGATCAACAGCTAAAGGGAATATAAATTATTACAGAAACTCACCAGATGTCGCGGCTGGCGCTCAAATTTTCGTTGATGACGTTGGTATTAGGGAGTGTATACCCGCTGTACTCGGTACACCGGAGAGGGCTTACCATGTCATTTATAATGTGACCACCGATAATCAAATGTACGGAGCTGACGCAAACGACGCGGCAATCGGAGTAGAGCTTTGTTGGGGGAAGGGTATAGATGGGGAGAAATCTTACGCACGCTATGTTTGGATTTTAGCGTACCTTTGCTACAAGTTCGGACTAGACCCTAAGAGGGATATTGTAGGCCATGAGATTTTAGATCCCAAACGGAAAATTGATCCATCGAACGGCCTGAAACATATTGGAAAAACATACAATCAATTAATCAGCGATGTGGCTGCTGAGTACAGTGAATGCTCCGGTAAGACCGCAAAGCCACAACCTTCGACAGCGAAGATCGGGAAAACATACAAAGTCGTGTCGGGAGATACTCTTTGGAGTATCGCAAAAAAGTACAACACGTCCGTCGCAAAACTGAAAGTATTAAATCCTGAAATTGATGTTCTTGCTCTCCAGGTAGGCAGTACATTACTAATCCAGGAAGGTGAGAAAAACGAAGGCGGGACAAGCCCTGTTTACGGCACAATCTCTAAGAGTAGTCCTACAATCTCTCACCTAGCGGTTGATTTTAAAACTACCGTAGGTAATATTGAAAAACTTAATCCAGGAATCGATCCAAGAAAACTCCAAATTGGACAGAAAATACTCGTAGGCTATACAAACTCCGCCTCTTCGCCACGAAACGTAGAAAAAAACACACCTGCAAAAAAGGTAGATAGCCGTTTAGCTGAATACCTTAAACAAAAACCTGTAAGGCCTTATCCCGGTTCTCCTGTCAAACGTGGAGCGCGCGGTAAAGACGTTGAAGCGATTCAGCGAGCTTTAAAAGTAAGTGTGGACGGTAACTTCGGAGCGGGGACAGAGAAAGCAGTAAGGAATTATCAATCAAAGTTTCCTTTCCTAGGGGTTGACGGGATCGTTGGATATAACACTTGGAATGTAATGTTTTAAGATTAAAACCACCTCTATAGGTGGTTTTTTAATCTTTGAAAAAAAAATTTAAAGGCTGCTATAAACATTCAGGAAGTGGTGTCGATATATTAATTGTCAGGACGAACAACAAATTCTAAGGAGGGGATACTGTGGCACTTGTGTTGTCTAGAAAGTTTGAAGAATCCGTTGTAATCAGTGACTCTGAAGGCAATGAAATAAGCATTAAGGTTATTGAAGACAAAGATTCACGTAACCAAGTCCGTTTTGTTATAGACGCTCCAAAGGAATTTAGAGTTCTCCGGGCGGAAGTCAAAGAAAGGGAAGTCTTTGATTTCTAAAATACCAAACATTACACGGAGGTAAAGAAAATGAGAATTAATCACAACATCGCGGCTCTTAACACTAGCCGTCAGCTGAATGCAGGTTCAAGCTCTGCCGCAAAAAACATGGAAAAATTATCTTCAGGTCTTCGTATCAACCGCGCTGGTGATGACGCAGCGGGTCTTGCGATCTCTGAAAAAATGCGTTCTCAAATCCGCGGTTTAGACATGGCGTCTAAAAACGCTCAAGACGGAATCTCTCTTATCCAAACTGCTGAGGGAGCATTAAACGAAACTCACAGCATTCTTCAGCGTATGAGCGAGCTTGCAACTCAAGCGGCGAACGACACGAACACTACTTCTGACCGTGACGAGTTACAGAAAGAGATGGATCAGCTTTCTTCTGAAGTGACAAGAATTTCTACAGATACTGAGTTTAACACAAAGAAATTGCTTGATGGCACGGCTGACAAACTGACTTTCCAAATCGGTGCTAACGAAGGTCAAACTATGAGCCTTTCAATCAACAACATGAACGCTGATTCTTTAAAAGTTATTGGCCAAGTTGGCGAAAAGACAGCACTTGATGGAAACTCTGAACTCGAAGTAAGAAACGATCAAGGCCAAGCCGTGAAAATTTCATTCGCTGCGGCTGGAAATGCTGATGTAGATAAAACAACTGCGTCTTATGATGAGACTAGCAAAACAGTAACTGTAACATTAGCGCAAAAAGCTGATGGTACTATTACTGCATCACAAGAAGACGTTCTAAATTCTTTAAATAAAACAGGGGCTGTTAAAGCTACTGCTATTGATGGCGCAGACTTAACTAAAAAAGCTACTGCGGGAGCTGACACTACAACTTCTACTACAGTAAATAAAGACGCTACAAAAGGTATCGATATCTCATCTTCTGCTAAAGCTGCGTCTTCAGCTCTTACAACAATCAAAACAGCTATCGACACAGTATCTAGCGAGCGCGCTAAACTTGGTGCGGTTCAAAACCGTTTAGAGCACACAATCAACAACCTTGGTACTTCTTCTGAGAACCTGACTTCTGCTGAATCACGTATCCGTGACGTAGACATGGCTTCTGAGATGATGGAGTACACGAAAAACAACATCCTTACTCAGGCTTCTCAAGCAATGCTTGCGCAAGCTAACCAACAACCTCAGCAAGTTCTTCAATTGCTTAAAGGTTAATAATAAAAAAGACTACCAATTTGGTAGTCTTTTTGTTTTGGTTATCTTAGAATCTCAAAACGTTTTAAGAATCCATTTACGTAGTTGGCACCACGGCTGGCGATGATTCCCATGAGAACCTTACTTACAATTACACCTACGCCGTCTAAACCAAAAGGTTCAAGATTAAAGACAAAAGCGAGTAAAATACCAACAGCTATGGATAGGATATATGTTAGCTTATCCTGAATCAACCCCTCAGGGAAGAGGTTTTTAACCACCTCTGTGATTGATTCAGTCAAGATTGCAACAAATAATAGAAGAGTAGCACTAGCAAATAGAGTTTCCGCCATGTTATTTTACCTCCTGTTGAATGGAATTGATTAGATCTTGTACTTTTTGGCCTTTCGCCTGGAATTCAGTTTTGCGGGTGCGGGCCTTTTCTTGGATCTCTAAGTGACGTTCAACAATCTCAGTTGAGGATTGCTCAGCATTCTCTAATTCAGACACACCGTCATGGATACGCTGAGCCAATTCAACCAGTTTATCTTCGGCTTCTTGGATCTCTTTTTCAGCCCAATCTACACGCTCAACCACATCACCTAAAGTAGTGATATCCCTTTTCTTACCCTTGATTTTAGAAATGACTTTTTTCATTACACATACCTCCAAAGGGTTTTAATTACTAACGTCTGCACGTTTTACACTGTCAGCCGAGTTAAAACCGTTAGGGAAACGTTTTTGAAGTTTTTCAATGTTTTTATCAAGAATCGTTTCCATATCGAGTCCTAAAAGAGTAGCCAGTCCTACAACATAGTGCATTACATCGCCAATCTCTTTTTCAGCCTCCTGCTTGTCTAGGGGGTGCCCGTGAAAGACACTTTTCTTAAAAAGGTCAGTAACCTCGCCAGCCTCTCCCGCCAGACCCATAGCGTAATTGGCAGTGATAAGCGGTTTTGTCATTGTTACCACATCACCCCCGACTTTTACTTGAGAACCAATAGAGGGCATTGTTCTCAGCGATAGCTCTTGAAACTTCTTGATGTCCATTTTTTAACATCCTCCTTTCACAATAGTGATCGATCTTAGTTGGCCGATAGTTGCGAAAATTTAATGGCACTGTATTTCTAAATTCTTTGTCTTGGCCCACAATTCAATGAAAGCTCTTTCTTCAGTGTTAGGCCGTCTGTTGAATTTTCCTCGAACTTGGCGGATAACGTCGCCTCGGACCTCAACAGTAACTAAAGATTCGTCTAGCTGCTTAGTATCCCGAAGAAAGAGTATCTTGCACTTCCTTTTTATGATGTCGTCTACATAGGAGGAAACACAGTGGGATAAGGATTCACCTTCTTTTATCACCTCTCTAACATAGTTTGGTCCAACAATAGAGAAGGTCTTGCCGGTAAAGGCCAGTCCTCTGTAATCCGGGTGCTCCGTTACCTTTACAAACTCTTTTTGTTTGTACTCGCTTTCTCTTGTTTTATAGTTTGCTAAGGCTACGTCATGGTCCTTTTTCAGTGATTTAGGGTATTTAGTGAACGACTTTTCCATAGCATTACTCATTCTTGCTAAGTCACGTAAGAGAGTAATAGCTTCGGAGGGATCGACGATACCCTGCTCAAGTTTGACTTCTCTAGTGATATAGAGAATGGTACGTCTTAGATCTGAATAGTCATAATCCTTGTTTAATTCGATTAGAGTTTCAGCTATATTGTAGACTTTGTCTATGTCACTCTCTTCGTCGAATATTTGCATTACAAGTTTGACGCTATTACCGTCGAAATGCTGGCACAACTGCCTGATCCGTTCATGTTTAAAGGTGGGATAAGTCCTCATACGGCTTATAAAATCAAGCATGAACTTTGGAACTCCTAAAAGTTTGTAGGGGGACATTGTTTCTTTTGATCTCGTGAGAGTTTTGTGGGACATCCAAAAGTCATCAAGGTGATTGACCAAGGGGCTTAGTCCTATTGTTTCAATAACAGGGTAATTCTTTAAACGTGTAAGGCCTCTGCCCCACATTTTGTTACGCTCATAACCCATACAGCTTAGGCGGTTATAGCAAAATCTATATAGCTCTTTATTGCGGTCGGTTGAAATTGCGTCCAGGACTCTTTCTGTTGAAGCTCCTTTAAAGAATGGGTTTATATTAGAGTCTGTAGGCGACAATTTTTGTCCGTTCTTTGACAAATGAATTATCTTATCCTTTAAGCTAAAGGATAAGGATCTAACATTTTTCAATACGGGTGTAAATTTCTTTTCAGGTAAGTCAAACGAGATTAAGAATTCCTCTCCTTTGATGTGAAATTCTTGATCTGTTTTACTGATGACTTTGAGTAAGGTATCTGTATACGTGTAACCCGTATAGATGTAGTTGATTTCCCTTGTCTCAGTAACCCCACAATTTGGGCAACATCCTGCTTCTTCTTGATACTTTACTTTCCTATTGTGTCCACATGTGCAGTAAATGTCCTTATCTACTGCACGACCATTTGAAACAACTAATTGTACTCGGTAATCCAACTTCATCCCTCCATTAATACTGGCCGCAGCAGTCAATTAGAGCCTCATTTACGCGTTTCATTGCTTTTTGTCTAATGTAGTAGAGAATGCGTGGGGTGTAGGTGGCTATTGCGTAACCGCACACATCCAACAGATCCTTGATATCGTCGATATGCATTATGCAGTTTCGTTCTTCCATTTCTTCTGCTATTAATTCAATTTCTTTTTCATATTTTGATATCCGGCGATCGTCAAAATCATTCTCCACTTTACTGCGAATTCGTTCTATCGCTCTATTTATAGTCATTGGATAAACGCCAAGGGTCTCGGCGATCTTTGAGTTGTTTAGCCCATCCATAATGAGTTCAGCCACTTTTGATTCAAACTCATCTAATCCTGATTCTTTTAAAAGACTTTGTACGTAGACTTTGTCATGGACCTCTTTCTCATAACCGATCGTAGAATCCTCAATGTCGAAATCTTGTAGGGAGTCTATATAAGTAAGGTCTTTTGCAAACCTCAGGACTTCCTGGATCTTGTATGAAGGGACCCCTAAGATATCGGACATTTCATCAGGTTTGGGAAAGTAGCCTAATTCATTCTCTACTTGCTCCATTTTCTTTACTAAGCTGACAGCACTTCTACTCAATCGGACTAGGCGTGAATCGTTATACAGAAATTGATTAATCTCCCAAAGGATGGGGCGATACGCAAAAGTAGTAAAGCGGACACCCCTTGTAAAATCAAAGTCTCTTAGAGCTGTAAGTATGCCTATGTAGGCGTGTTGCAATAGCTCTTCTTCTGAAATGTTGAAGCGATCTTTAAGGGATTCAACATTACCCTTGTAATGGGCAATGATAGAGAAGATAAAATCTTTATTCCTCTGTAACAGTTCAGCTAAGAGGTCTGAATCATCAAGGCAAGCCTTTAAAAGGTCATTGTTGTGGAGGTCAGGAAGACCATCTTTTCTGAGTTGCTCATATTTGCTTGAGGTCATTTACTTCACCTCAAACTTTCTCTCTTGTGGGATTACTTTAATGAAGTCCAAAAACTCTCCGGTACTCTTGTCTAGGACTCTACCATCATCGGTTACAGCAAGATTCTTTTTCAGCTCGGCCCAATTTACATCAGGCTCTACTGCTGGTTTTAACAAATTATTTTCTTTTGCGTACGTTCTGTAAGTCGGAACGTCGGCCACCTCGAATTTATCAGCTTGCGCTCGGGATTTAAGAGTAACCCCATACGGTAGTTTGATGGAGGTGAGTTTTTTCTGCTCTTTCTCTGTTTTAGCGGTGTTGTATTGATTAATGTGGTAAAGCTGTAGGTGTGTGGCTAAGTGTTCCTCTTTTGCTTTTAGAGGAGTCAGCACGTCTCTTAACCATTCTTCAACTTCTGTAATTTTAGACCGCCAATTTTCGATTTCTTTTTCCGCAACCTCTTGAAGTTCCTTGATAGATTTTCTTGTTTCCGCTAGACCGTAGGCGTAGCGAGCTGCTTCATCCAAGTTCGAAACTTTTACGTTGGTGTTATCTCCTTCGAACAATTCGTCAAAATCTACAACGTCCTGCGAGTTGTAGATTTCTTTGGATAACTCTTTAATGTTAGGCATTGACATCTTCCCCCTAAATATGGTGTGTTACTTTCCAAATTAGTTATCGAAACGAGGGGTGAGTTAGTTGCGGCGTGAGTCGTAGGACTGTATTTGACTTTCGACATGTACTGGTAAATAGGGAACAAGGGAAGGCAAGTAAGGGAGGACTGCCGCTCTTCATGTGCCACCTGAGCTAAGTGCCGCTTGAAATAAAAAAAAATGGAAATGGATTATGTAGTCACTAAGCCGGCAGACCAAAATAAAACTCTCAAAATATAAGCTTGTCGGGGATAAAAGAGGTAATAGACAACAAAAAAAAGAGGGTGTAGACCCTCTTTATTTTGCGAATGGGGATTTAAGTTTTCTTTTCATTGCCTTGGTGGGTTTGCAGAGAATGGTACGGTATGGAGCGATTACCATAGGCTCGCCGGTTTGTGGGTTCTTTGCTTGTTTCGCGGCATAATCTTTCGGCTCTAAGTTAACAAAATCAATAAGGTAAACTTTATCCCCATCGATGGCAACCTTGTCACCAATTATGTCGAAAGCAGTGCGTAGGGTATTCTCCACAATATCTTGTGTATAGCCGAGCTTTTCTGCTACGTCTTTCTTTAAGTCTTTAAGGAAATAGTCTGCCACAGTAGTCACCTCTTTCGTTTGTTTGACGTAAACATTATAAGAATATAGGTACTGAAAATAACATTTTGAGGTTGTCCTACTATTTACCGTAGCGGATTATTTCAACTTTCTTGACCTGCCTCCCTAGTTGGTTTGCTTCTTCAACTGAACCCACAAGCATGTCAATTTTGTTACCTTTAATGTAGCCTCCTGTATCCAATGCTATTGCCCTGACAGGTTGCCCACCCATATCAAATTGTACGATGGACCATGTGGGTATCACAGTCGGATCTGTAGCAACTACCCGCATTCCTTGATAATAAACTGTGTTGGTGACATCTATACCTGTTGCTGTCTGTCCTGTGCAACCTGAATCACACATTGCTACATAATAAGAAAATTCTATGTTTAACGTGCCCTTACTTGTTGCGGGTACGGTAGACTTGCGTGGTTTAGGGACTCTTGGAGGCTGCTCACTTTTTGGCGTTGTTTTCTTTCTTTTGTCTGGCAGTCTTGTTTTACGTTGTTGTTCAGCTTTTACCGCAGCAAGTTGTTGTGCCCTTTTTTCAGCAAGTTCTCTTTGTCGTCTCTCTTCTTTAATTCGTTCGCGTTCTCGTTCTTCTTGTTGTTTTCTAAGTTCTTTACGTTCTCGTTCATCTTCTCGCTTTTTAAGAGCATCAAGTTGTCGATGGAGTACATTGTAATCATTCACCTCTTTATAATTTTGTTGTGGCAGGGGGAAATCTTTCTTAGCTTCCTTTCTAAAGACTATGGGACTGCCTGAGGTTTTATTTTCAACCTCCTTGTCTTCTGCTTTTTGCTGTGCAAATTGGGCAGAATTAAGTCCAAGGCTCGTAGCAATTACCCCTAGCAGTAAAAGGTTCTTCAACGCTACCAACTACCTTTCGTTTGTTAGTCTTTCGAGCACCATGTCGATTTCACTGAAATAATTTTGATCGTATCCGTTGTAGAGGACTAGATCTGTGTCAAAACTATCAACATAGGACTCTGTCTTATCCTCTAAATATTTTAAGGCTTCTTTCCCGTCATTCTTTACTATGACTTTTTTTCGTTCCTCTTCATCAGATTCGATACGGATAGTTAAAGCCCCCATTGACTTAAAGAAAGTGAATTCATTAGGTTTTCTTACATCGGAGATAACAAATTTCATCTTGTTATTGCCTTTTATAAAGCGATCAATGGCTTCCCGAAGCCAAACTTTAATCCAAGTATGGGGGTCTTTTTCACACATGGTCTCGCCAATCAATATAAGTCCCGACCTGTCTTTTATATCGCAGGGACCGTAGATGATTTCGTGGACCTTTTTTACAGGGTGGGCTAGAGGAAGTTTCATATAACCCTTCGAATTGACGATTTCATCTGCAAGGAGATCTTTCCCGCTACGGGCTTTGCCTGAGATAGTGATGATGGAGGCTTTTAACATAGATCTAAGTATTGGGTAGCAGTGCGAGAAACCCTCTAACTGTGTTTCGCTTAAATCATTAAAACTTTTTACCGGATATGCATATTGGTTAACGCTGTCAACTTGCCCGGTTTGTAAGTTAATACCGATACCTGATTGTGTAGTACCCCCAATGAAGTCTACGGATTCTGAAACACCAAAAACCAAAACAACCTTTTCGCCTGACTGAAAAACTGATCCTACTTTTAGATCCATTACAGCACTTCCTTTCTTTTGTGGGTCACCGTAGTGATCGAGATGACGTACTGTATAGTTGCGGGTTGTAGAAAAGTAAAGCAAAGAAGAGGCAGACTTAACTGTCTCTTCTTTGCTTTAATTCATAGGCCCATTCAAAATCCCTTATATCGAGGGCGTAGTTTATTAAATCATTAAGATCTTCTCTAGTAAGGTTATGAGTATAGTTTTCCTGAATAGTTTCTTCCAACACCTTGTATTTAGCGGTACCTATCCTTGCCTTCAGTATCAAGGAAGAGGGGAGGAAATCAATTAATTTTCCGTAAAAGTCGACAGTTATTTTAATGTAGGTTTTTTTAACGACTTTTCCGATACGGCCGTGGAATTTATGACCATACTCTATGACCTCAACTAGATCACCGACCCTGCATGTGTGAGGTAACATTAATCTAACCTCCTTGTTACTGTGTGTGCTGCAATCCAGTTCTTTTTCCAAACGCTCTAGCCTTTAATAAGACGTTTTGAAGAATGCGGCTTACGTGAGTCTGAGAAACACCCACCCGCTCTGCCACTTTTACCTGGCTTAATTTCTCATAGGCGTATAAATGCCATACATTCTTCTCTGTATCAGTAAGTCCACCCTTTAAGTAAAAACTCTCTATAAGCTCTTTATTTAAGACCTCCTCCTCTAAATCAAAACCATCAGGAACAGCTTCGCTGTAGATTTCCTTAGTATCTTGGTTGTTATCGGAGGGGGTAGAAAAAAGATATAGGTAAGAGGGGGAGTACCCTAAAGCCTTTTTGACATCCTCCTTGCAAACATTAAAATGAGCCGCAATAGAAGAGATCGAGTCATGGAGCATATCGGCTTTAATTATCTTTTGTCTTAGGTCATGTATGCCGCGACTTACTTTAATTTTAGAGTTATCTCTTAGTGCTCTTTGTATCTCCCCTTGAATCAAGGGATGGGCGTATGTACTAAAGGCATACCCATAAGAGGGGTCGAACTTCTTTCTTGCTTTACATAAACCGATGAATCCAATTTGGGTTAAGTCTTCATACTCAAGGTTAGTATTCCTGGATACAATCGAGAGCGCCCCAGGTGAGAACATTTTCTTTATAGCGTAGGGGACAAGCTTTCCATATTTAGCAATAAACTCGTCATCTTCTAAAGCTCTAAAGCTTTCATCGTTGTTATTCATTACACCACTCCTTCAGCATTAGTTATCGCTGATAAAAATGCAAAAGTTGCGGGAATAAAAAAAAAGACAGGGTGAACCTGTCTTAAACAAAGATTTGAAAAACCATTTCTACTTCGGATTTAGTTGTTTTTGCGACTTTCGGGTACGTTGTATTTTTACCGTCGACAGCCCTTGTGAGGGGAGCCGAAGAACTCATTGGTGTACGTGAAACTAACAATACTTTACACGCCATAATTTTTTCTTTTTTATATTTCTTCTGCGCCGGTTCATTAAGGACTACTTCCACTTTGCTGATGTTCCCAAAGTTAGTCACGGTTCCGCCAGGGGTTGTATTAAAGCCTTTAATTGAAACACCTTTTCTATAGGAATCCCAAGTAATTACGTACTTTTCTTTGTCTTTAGTCGTAATCTTGTACGGCATGGCGCTCTTAACAAAATCGTAAGAGGTAGTTTTTGATGAAAATTCATGTACAATGACTCGCTCAATATCGCCCAAGGATAGCTGCACTCTTTTATTTCCACAGGTACTGGCTACAGCAATAGGGGCTGGTGCGATGTCGGAAAAGTTTCCGGTAAATTCAATGCAATGTAGACATCTCTCTATAGATTCAACAATCGACACAAAGTTGAGTTTTTCGAAATCAAACTCTGTTAGGCTAAGGTCATAATATTTTTGCTCCAACATTTCAAGTTCGTTCTGTAAGATACACTTTGTGTCAGAATCACAATCAGCATTTTGGATGTCGACTTTCATTCTTTCGATGGCCTCTTCAAGGGTTACCATCTCTTCGTAAAGATCTCCAAATCTAACCGCCATTGGTTGTCCTCCTTATTTCTTTTTAGGTGCTTTTGTTGGGTCTAGCGTCCAAGCTACCCAATCCTGGATGTCTGATAATTTACTAGCTTTAAAATACTCCCTACATTGACGAAAGAATTTTTGGACATCCTTGTTTTGTTCGCTTCCCAATTTACCCCATTTTCCTGTCACGTATCTTGTAGGTAAACGTGTATAACCGTATTTCATGGGGATTAATGCGTAGCGGTTTTGAATCTTCAACTTATCGAATTTACCGTCTAATTGGGCAAGAGTCACTTCGTTAGGGAAGCGTGGGTGAGGAGGGTACTGAGAGTTCTTCATTTTTTGACGTTCATCAGAAACCAAGATTATAGAATTCTCTACAGGTTTTCCATTTACAATGCTTTTGTCAATGACCTTATCTATTGTTTTATACATACAAGTCATTCCAGCTTCGTGCCAGTCGCCGCCTCGTGCCCATTTACCTCGGTTGATTTTGCTTATAGCGCCGTCCAGTTTGCTTGGGGCGGCTTTATTCAATTCTACGGTGTAGTAGATAGGCCTGTTCTTTCCCCCTATGTCTGTAGGGTCTGTATAAGTCACTAGAGATACTTTACAAGGTATCTTAGCCATTTTTGCATAACGTTCCACTTCACGTGCAAAAGCAATTAGTAATTTACGAACTCGTCCGCCTTTTTCAAGGCCTCCACCTTCAAACATAGAGTCAGAGATATCGCATACCAGGATAAGGTTTACCCCTGTCACTGTAACAGGCGGTTTCCAAGGATCAGGTACCGGTTTAGGGAGCACCTGCGGTTTTCCTGAGTAGGAAGGGCGCAAGCATTCGCGCACGCACTCTCTTAATTTATCCATTAGTCTGTCAAGGTTTTCTCCTGACTCTAAGTCAGAATTCATTATCTCATCACGAGCATATTCTAATTCATCCAAGTAGTAACGAAGGGCATCAACAGAGTAGGGATGACCATGTTTCATACCTTTACGCAAGTCTTTAATGAAACCGTCAACTTCTTTGACGTATTTCATTACAGTCCTAAGTTGGGCCATTTAGTAACCTCCTATCTAGCGATTTTGCAATGACATTATAAGAAAAGGTGTACCTTAATGGCACACCTCTTTGTACAATTATTCAGTTCTCATCATTACGTTCTTTAAGTTCTCTTCGAGTTCGCTACTGGGCCTGAAGCCCACATCTTCGCTGAATAGTTTACCGTCTTTAAAGATGAGGACAGTGGGGATGGTAGAGACATTCAACCTAGTTAAGATATCAACACCTGTTTCTGAATTGACTTTAAGGAATTTGACGTCAGGGTATTGTTCTGATAGATCAGCCAAAACAGGCGAGATTACTTTACAAGGGCCGCACCAAGGAGCGTAAACATAAACAAGAGAAACGCCATCTTTAGTCTCTTCATTGAATGAGTTTACGTCAATAGCGTCAAGCATGTTAGCTTCCACATCCGCAGCCGACTTTTCGAGCGACAGTATAAGTATTGCCGTCGTCCCAACTTTGAGCAATCTTCAATGCTTCACGGGCACTGGACGCCCAAAGTTCCCCCTCAACGTAGTCTCCTTTTGGGTCATGTCCAGATACATGGTATTTACGTTTTCCTAACATTTCTCTTCCTCCTTAGATCTAAGTTCTCCAAGCTCTGTCTCAGCAGATATGAGACGATCAACTAGACCATAAAAGTCTAGGTCATCCATTATAATGAAATCCCGTCCATCGCCGAACCCGACAATGTACAGAGGTATTTTGTTTTCCTCTATGGCTTCTAATTTAAGCTTATCGAAGGTGTCTTTGTGAATGGTACGCTGCTTTGATGGGGTCGCCTTATCCTTGGCTTCAACTAAGAACATACTGCTAATGGTATCTCCTTTGGCGTACCACTTTGAGCCTGAACCTCTTCGGCGGTGGGCCAAGTCACCCGCATTGCTGAGATTAGCAGCGATACGGTTATTCTGTACTTTATCAATATTCCGATAGTTCATTCTAGGTCTGTTATTCAATGTTAAACAACTCCTTAATGGAACGTAAGAAACTCAACTTCTCCTCGTCGCTTTTGTAATAGTAGTTATGCTTGTGGAGTTCTATGCTAAGGTGGGATAATTTAGCCACAACCCACACAGTACCATCACCACCATGCCTGATACTGCTTAACTCTATACCTTTTGACGTAAGGTAATTGAGCAATTCCTCGTAGGTTGGAGGGGAGGACACGGCTTCTATATCTTCTTTAACGATATTGTATAAGTCCTCAATAAACTCATAGGCATGTTCATTAACCTGGTCACTTTGACTGATCGCCTCTTCGCAGGTGATTTCGTTATCCTTCATAAACTTTACAACGCAGTTTTTGAGTTTTTGTTGCATTATATCACCCCAATATGGCTTTAAGCCCTCTCACAGGCTGTTGTATTTTTCCTGTCTTTATAGGTAGCTTGTAATCCGTTAGACAACGAATACACCGTTTTAATAACGAGTTTTCTACTAAGATTGCTTGCTTACCCTCTAGAGAACACTTGGGACAACAATAAATGAGGGAAGCACTGAACTCTTTCTTCACCCTGAACCCTCCTTCTTATAGAAGCAGAACGCCATTTTGTCATTACCGTCCATCACTTCGGGACCTCCTTCTTCGGAGGCCACCACCCACGAACTAAGTACCCGCAGATAGCCGCGGTGACCGATATAAAATTTATCCTCAAATTCGGATTGTCGAAATAATACGCTAGAATTATTCCTATGGAATCGGAAATAACCGGCAACAGAATAATGATCAATATTCTAAATGCATGCTTCACCCCGCACCCTCCTTAAAAAATGTCTTTTCACACTCTTCACATAAAGGCGGGTGAATGGGAAGCCCCATACACCCACACTCCCGACCGTCACAACACACGGTTACGTCTGCATTCGTCATCTTTTCACATTTGATACAGTGTGCTATCTCACTCATTCCGTTGGATTCTCCACCAATGCATTACCTTCGTCTAGATTAAGCTCAGTTGCTTTTATTTCTTCCCACTCATCGACCACTGACTTTGGCTCAAGACCTCTCAGGACGTAGGTCAGCATATAGTCAAACTTAGCGTAGAGTTCTTCGTCTTCGAGGACGGTATTTTTCATGTTTTGCATTCCTTGTTTTTTAACAACTTCTTGACCCGTAGCTACATCGATCATAGATAACCAGGTAGAACCGACGATGATGTTGTGCATTTGACCCACCTGGATAGCATTCTGTGCAAGGTCAAGCCCTTCACCGTATACAAAGTCAACTGAAGCTGTGGCGCCGTCTCTGCCGCCAACCTTTGACTTGACCTGTTTGAATTTAATCTTCTGCCCTGTGTACATAGCCTCTCCTGAGTTTTCCTTTTGAGAGTTGTATGCAGGGTTTTTAAAGTCTGCGCCACGAGTTCGGGCCACCTCTACCCGCTGTGCGGCGGTAAAATGAACTTTTCGACCCCCAGGAGTTCGATAGGGGTTATACATGTCACCGATGTTGTCACGGACTTGATTTAACATCAGTAGATGGGCGTCCGCTTCATACAGTAGACCGCTATCTACCACACTACGAAGGAACATCGAGAGAACACCTGAAATTCCCCCGACTCGGGCAGCTTTATCCCACTTCTTATCGTTTTCTCCTTCGGTTTTTGATACGAGTGCACCGATTGAATCAATGCCGATAATTCCTATTCTGCCTTTTAGGTTAGGGTGGCGAAGTATCCATTCGATCCGCTCAAATATGTCCTCCGCATATAGAGGTTTTCCTTCCTGAGGAGCGATAATATGGACTTTAGAAGTATCAACTCCTAATAGCTCCATGTGTGCTTTTGCGTCTGATGAAGAGTTCTCGGGATCAGCAATAACATGGTAGTCATGAAACCCTTCACGGTGCCGACGTTGAGATTCAGCGATAGCGGAATAAAGCAATGTGCTCTTTCCTGATCCTTCTAATCCGAACCACTCCGACATCCGACCCCCAGCAAGTCCACCGCCTAAAGCTACATCTAATGTCATTATCCCAGTTGAATACCAAAGCTTAGGTATGTCTTTTCTATAGTCCGATAGCCTTTGTGCTGGATTACTACGAAATTTTTTATTAAATTCCTTATCCATCAGACTGAATAAATCATCAGTACCGATAGAATCTCCTGTGCTTGGTTTTCTAGTATTCTCAGACATGTAGTCACCTCCAATTTTTAAGATACTGGTTGAAGCAAGTTAGACACACAAGGCCAACCACAGGCATTAATTCCATATCCGATCTAGGGTGTTTTTCTCTACACTTGCAGCATTTGTGCATTTTAGGTCGTCTTCGAAACAACTTGACACCTCCAAATAATCTATTCAGAAGGAAAGAGCCGTCATAGGTTGACGGACTCTCCTGTATAAGCGTAGTGGTAGTTTCTTGAAACGTAGTATCTAATGCCGTCATCATCATGAGTTTTGATGATGACGACGTCTTTGTATGCGTCTGATGCAAAAGAATGAAGTGGGACGTCGACATCTTTCATCTCTTCGATCATTTCATTAATTTCTTGGTCTGTAACCTTATCGTCGGGGTGGGTGATAGTTGCTACATCTGAGAATGATCCAGGGAAAACTAAGTCTTTTTCCGGGACGTGGAACTGATCTCCCAATTTGAGTAGTCCCCTAAGCGCGTTAGCGATAGCTTTCTGTTCTCCTAATTTTTTAGACATACGGTCAATGCACCCATCCTTGTGTTCTAATTCTTTCTCTAACTTATCAATGCGTCTCAGCAAGACTGTTTCTTTGCTGTCGTTGGTCGTGTTATGTGCTTTCTCCTGTGAAGGGGGAGGTGTTTTGGTCTTTTTAAGTAGCTCTTTTGCAGCCCCCTCATCCACACTTAACTTACCTCCGTCAAAGCTAACAATACTTCTGATTCCGTGCGCTTCAGGTGAGTTGGAGATTTGAGAAAGTAAAGAGGATAAGACAGGATCGTTCCGGTACTGTTTTAGAATTTCTAGCTGCTCATCCTGACTAAATTCAACACCGTTAATCCCTACAAATCCGTTTTCTAAGTTGACGCTGACTTGGTAGTCATCTTGGTTGAGTAGAGTGGTAACAAGGCCGTTTACTTTCTCTGTAATGTTTTTCATTGTGAGTTCCCCCATATCATTTGTTATTATTACTTACACTTTTAGTAATCGCTGTATAGGCTTGTATTGTTGCGGTTTTCTTCGCTTGCGTCGTAAACATCGGTCCATGACAACAACTTAGCAAACAGAAATCTATATCGATCAGCACTAATAGACTTATTTGCGAATTTCCTGTTCAGGATAGCTATATATTCTTTAATCCTGCGGTCGAAAAAATCATCAAAGATGTCGTTCATCGTAAGGGCCTCCCGGCTCTATTGGTGATTGCACGGGAAATAGAGAATTCAATCTTTTCCCACTTGTAGATCATCCCATTAAGTACGGACAGCTGTTCCTGAGAAACTGTTAGTCTCTCTAAGACAGTTCTGTAGAGGGGGTGACTACCAGCAACAGCTGATTTTTGCTCACGACCGCCTTGAGCGTGTGCAAACACGTAATCCTTTACATAGTTAGCACAGCGATCTAAAATGTTGAAATTCGCTTCTCGAATACCTCTGACCCAATAGGCGTAACCAAGTAAACGAAGCCACTTCTCTAAATACTTAGATAACTCGTGATCTTCTAGATTGACAATCCCTTGTTGCTCCATCATCCTATCCCACTGATCCGGAAGAGTATCCCACTCGTGGGGGAGTCTATCAGGGAAAAGCACCCCTGAGTTAGTTAGGTGGCCGAGATCAGGTTCATCAATCTTGGAAAATTCATTGGCGATAAAATCCTCCAACAAGATGTGTTGCTCATTGGTTAGACATTCAAAGGGATTATTCACACCATCACCCCTAGGCATTGACTTTTCGTACTTGGACTTGTTCGGATGTTTCTTCGTAGAGGTAACCTAGGAATTGATTATGAGTTAACCGCCCTTCTTCGACTTTCTTGATGAGTACGTCTTTTTTACCTGCTGCTTCGGCAGAAACCCCTAAGTCAGCAGCAAGCCCCTCTTTATCGACCTTTTTAGTTTTTCGCTCATTTAGAGTGATCTTTAAATCAGAGCTTCCGTCTAAAGGAAGCATGTGTTCTGTTAATTTATTCTCTTTCATTGCTAACCGGATGGAATTCTTTAAAAGGATTTTTTCTTCCTCAGCCGCAGCCTGTTGTCTATTAATTTCAAAAATACGGAGAGCTTTCTGCTCAATAGTTTGCAAAGATTGATTATTTACTGCCATGGTTACCCATCTCCTTTTTTAATGTGTTCGAGGTAGCCGGTATAAGCTACACCCAAGGCGTCACTTACATCTAATGTTTCAAAATGATTCATTGTAATATCGAAAACTTCTGCCAAGTGCTCGGCTACATCTTCTTTTTCGGCTTTCCCATTCCCAGTAATGGCTTTCTTAACTTGCGAGGGTGGGTATTCTTGGATATGGTTTCCGACAAGTTCGGATTCTAGCGCACCCCTTGCTCGGAAAACAGCTTGCGTGTCGTTATTGAAAGGTCCTGTGTGACCTCGCTCTAAAAACACGATAGGGAATATAGGGTCGTATTTTGCTCTAAGCTCCTTGGCCTTTGCCTGAATAAGTGCAAGCTTAATTTGATAAGGTGTTCCAGCAGGCCAGGTTTTAGTTCTCCCTTTTATAACGCCCATCTCTGCAATGCGTGGGGTTTTATACCGAACGTCCAGGACTGCGTACCCTGTACCATCAAGAGAGGGGTCAAACCCAACCAGGAATCGATATTTCTTTTGTTTGTCAATACTCGGCGTTTGTTTCTTTTTGTTAGGCATTCTGCACCTCCTACACAGTAATGATCGCTGTATGGGAGGGGCTAGTTGCGGCGATTTTGTTTCTTCTTTAGCGTGAGATAAATATCTAATAGATTCACTCCAATTAGGAGTGAGTACACCACAAATAAGAAGTAATCAGCTTCTTTAAGTCGCGTAAGTGCAAAAAGCAAGAGTAGGATGATCCAGTAAGTGTAGTACGGTATTGGAAAGACTTCCGCGAATCTTTTATATTCCTTGTAGTCAGCCGCTAGTTTTTTAACGATTATTTTAAGCATTATCATCAATCCTCCATCTGAGTGATATGTAAATCCGCAGCAGGGTCAGCTCTGTTACAGACAAAAGCATAAATAAGGATGAGAAAACAGGGTGTCCTTCATAGAGGGAGAATGCAGTAGCCGTGCTAAGCAAGCTTAGAATTACAGACATAGTAGGGATACTTGTAAATTTCATCTAGTCACCTCCGTTACAAATTATTGATCGCTATGTTGCCGTGTATAGTTGCGAGCAAAATAAAAACCCCAGGCACGGCCAAGGGTTTTAAGGGTTATTCTGTTGTTTCGGCGGAAAGTGGGGCGACTTCTACTGCGGGAGATTGCTCGGATTCGTTGCCGCTACCGTCGACAGCACTCAGACTAACTAAGTACGTTGTTTCTCCGTCAGCTGGTACTAATTCGATAGAAACAGCGTTACCATCATACAAGACACCTGTTACTTTCTGTACACTGTCGACATAAATGTTGTAGGAAACAACGTCGGTAGATGTGCTCGGGTCAAATAAGATCTCTGCACCTCCAGCCAATGGAGTTATTGTTTTGATACTTGGCGGCTCAGGCGGAATCGTGTCTACAATAGTTAGAGGAACATCTACTAATTGCTGCCCGTTTCGGACTGTTATATTTACTTCTCCTCCACCCAAAGCAGTCACTACCCCTGACTCGTTAACACTTGCTAAGGAGATGTCATCAACCTCATAAGTTGTACCTGTACCAACTAAATAAATATCAACTAACCAGTTGTCTCCAACAGCTTCTTCTCCGTTAGTTGTAAATGTAATCCCGATAGGTGACCCTACTAAATCAACAACCGTGTACTCATTTGAATTCGATGTCGAAATTACTTGAAGTCCCTGCGTATCTGAACTGTCATCTATATCGAATCCACCACTTGTCTTTACAATTTCAAAAGTTTTGTCTTCACCTAGATAACCTGTTATATCTATAGAAGTAATAAACCCCTTGTTGTCAGCCAGTTCATTAAAGTCCCTAAAGAACATCACGGGCTTTCTCGGGGAAGTCACGTCTTTAGTGGTTCCGTCACTGTAGGTGGCGATCACAGACAGGGGAGCTGTGTCTTCTGCGTTCATCGCTAGGGTGGAAGGAGTCACTGTAAGGTAAAGAAGTGTAGCGGCCGGCGCAAATTCAGAGTTAAGAAATGTTGTTAGTTTTTTATTTGTCTTTTCTAGCCCCTGTTGCAGAACAATCTCGGCCTCCCCTAATTCTTTTTCTTCTGTTGTAGCATCAGATAAAACGGATTCAATGTCATTTCGCTTCTTCTCTAACTCTTCTAACTCTAAAAGAATATCTGCAACTTTCATTATGTTTCCTCCCTTATAAAATAGTCCCTACCATTATAGGCAGAGACTAATGCTTGTTATTTTCGTGATGAACTCATGACATCTAAGGCTGATATTAGTAATCCGACAACAACAAAGAATAGCCAATAAACATTAATGGAATAGTTAGTGTGGGCCACCTCATTGAATCCGCTTAACAAGACTTGGTCTAGATTAAATTCGGTAAGAATCCAGGCCGCAAGCAAGGTATAAATAAAGTACATCGGTTACCTAGCCTCCTTAATGTAGTCTCTAACAAGCTCCCTTTTATCGATAGTACCACCGCCAGTCAGATTACACATGGAATAGAAGAAGTCCACTGTGTTTCTCCTTTTATAAACCCTCGGGATTGTTATTCTAACCTTAGGATCTTCTCTGTTTACCCAAAAACCGTTTAGCCTCTCTGTCACAAGTGTTAACCTCCATTGAACTGTTTGTATCTATCACAGAGCCTATTAAAGCCACAGAAATTCTTACAGTAAAAATCTTGGTACTGTGCGGGGAAGGACCCTTGGCGTTGATATGCAAGCATCTGCATGTATTTGAACTTAATAACATTCTTAACTTCAGTTAAGCGTTCTATAGGGATCTCTACCTCAACGACCCTCCCAAATCTGACAAAGTCGTAACGGTACTTGTATGGGAGTTCCCCATACATTAAGAAGCAAGCCATGCCGTAAATAGGGAGCTGTGGCTTTGCCATTATGGCGTTATGGCTATATGGCTTAGATGTTTTATAATCGGTCACTATGAGACCTTTATCATCTCTTTCGACTTTATCGATAAACCCCTTTATAGGGACGACCCCGTTTTGTAAGTCGATCTTGAATTTTGCTTCTAATCCGATCACTTTTGACCAATCCATTGCAGGGATGTTTTTTATATAGGTCAACCCTTGATCGTAGTATTCATCTCGCTTTTCCTGACTAGGGAATTGAACCAGGGGGAATAGTTCGTCATATATAATCAACATCTGCTCTAAAGTGAGCGGCTCTTCTCGCTCCATTAGCTGGTTAGCGAAACCGTTGAGAATGCCGTTAATATCACCATCATCAACGAAGTTGCTAGGCTTAAATGGGAGGGAGTCCTTATAGAGGTTTGTTCTTGGATACATCTCGACTAAGAAATGCATTAGAATCCCGTAATCGGCGTAAAAAGACTCTACGCCTTCTTGTCCCGGTCTTTCTTCGTTCACATACTGGTGAAAGAAAGAGAGGGGGCATTGGGTAAACCTCTCCAATGCCGAGTTTGAGAGTTTTCTAATTTCTCTCATATTAGCCCTCCTTAATAAAATGATTCGAAGTGTTCAATTTCTTATTTTCCGTCATCTTCTAAGGCTTTTTTGAAATTGAACTTTTCCCGGTTTTCTCTCTTAGACATAAGAAAAGAGAAAACCATACCGGATAATAAAGAGAGGATTGTCAGCCCTAAATAAATAAGGGCTACATAAAGTATCTGAATGTGAGTTAGTCCTAACCCTTTTAGCATGATAGAGCAAAGCCAAACCATAAAAGCAGCAACACACGCACTAAAGAAAAGTTTTATAGGATTTTTCATATGGTCACCTACTTAGTATTGGTATCCGCTGATGAAGTCTGTGTGGACTAAATTCTTTCTGCTGGCTATGTAGTCAGCTAGATGTACAACATACTGGAGGGGTGTCTCAGGTCTGACCCCTCCGACAGACGTCCATTCACCTGATATGATATTCCCCATATGACGCTCAATAGCTGTCATGATCGTGTCGAATTCAGGGGTTTTAGAGTAGTCGCCGACGTATCCGGGAGATTTATAATTTCCGTAGTATGACCGTGGCATAAATGGGTGCATGTCCATATATCGATCATCAAAGTCTAAGCCGTATTTGATGATGTCGTGGCCTATCATCGCTGCAAGTGCCATATCAGTCTCTTTGTCATTTAACCCAAATGTCCGTGATAAATCGTAAGCTACTTGACAACCCATTAGGACGTGCCTGACTAGACCGCCTTTGTCGGTTGACCAGGGGGCGTGCCATTTTCCTGAAACTGAGGCAGGGATGATGAAGAAATAGTCGGGGGCTTTCTCCAACATGAATTTTGCGAAATTCTTAATTTCAGAGCTAAGAGACATTAAATCTAGGTACTTTTGAAACTGTGTCAAACCTTTTTCTCGGTAGTTCTTCAATTCGGCAGCAGATACCTCTACATTTTCACCACGAACGGTAATTGTTAAGTTCTCCATTCTTCAACCTCTCCTTATCTAACAATTATTTTTTATACGCTGGGTGATCCTCAATACGGGTCCACTTTTCAGGTGCTGGGGGAGTAGGGAGGGGTAAATCTCCGTTATCTTTGAGATCTTCTTCGCCCTCTGTTGTTAAACTATCTTGGCCCAAGAGTGTAACAGAAACTGTCACGTACTCTACACTTGAAAAAGGAATTACTGAGGTTTCTTTTTTAGCGTTTTTACGGACGACGGTTTCACCGGTATCGACCCATTCTTTAAATTTTCTTTGAAAGTAAAGGTCAGCTTCTTCTAAAGTGAGGGGTTGAGTGATCTCTTCCGTTTCCTTGTCAATTTTCTTTACTAAACGTTCCTCCACCCAATCGACTTTTTTTGAGAGTCCGCTTTTAAAGTAGAGGACTGTTGAGATTTGGAATTTATTTAATTTCACGCTTTACACTCCTTGTGGCCTTAGTGACTCCCTTATAACTAATGTTGGCTCCAACTTTTTCAGCAATATCCAAAAGCTCCAGCGCATCAACCGAACCACCGTAGTTTTCTTCTATTTCTCGAATAACCTTATCTAAAATGGTTTGGTTTTGTGGGAGGCTGGTTTGTTTACCAATTAACGTATACTTGTAGGTCCCTTTGCTTACCCTACAGACAGATATTTGGTACCCTTGCTCTACTAGTTCATGAACTCTCCGCTGATAAGACATCGCGATCTTAGCCAACTCGAAGTTATAGGCGCCCCTCGATTCTCTTTCTTTCAGCAAATCTAAGATTTTACTTTGTTGTGAACCGAGTCGCCTCAATGCAGATTTATATAACGACATCCAATTACCCTCCTAACGAATGGCCTTCCGCTTAAAGCAGATATTATTTTGTTTTAGTACAGAGAGAAGCTGAGAGGTAGAGACTTTGTCGTACTCTGCGACTAGGTCAAACAGTCTCTCATAAGCACTTACATGGTTATGAGGAGATTCGAACCCAACTAAGACATAGTTAAATCGCCCTTTACCTTTATCGATTACTTCAATTAGGTAGCCTTCCTTACGAAGTGAGTGCAAGATACTTGAAAATCTTAACGCGATTTTAATTAATTCAGTGTTTTCGACACCTTCTTTTCCTGACTTTTTAAGCATATCTAACACCAAAGTTTTCTTGGCATTTCCGTGGTAAATGTCTGTTTTCTCTGATCCATTACTACCCATGCTGTAGCCTCCTTTTTACTCCTTACGACCTAGTAATCGAAGGTGCCTAGCATAAAGTTGCGATTGTTTTTAAAGGGGGTGTTGGGGTGTTACGGAAAGAAAGGAACCAAGGTCATGCTGTTCCGGTACCCGTGCGGAAAGGCTGGAATTTAATTGAGAGTGCTCATTTTTCCGAATAGCCAAAGCACTGACCATGTGAGTAGCGTTAACAACACTTGCACTTCCTTTTATCGAGAGTGACTCTGAATTTCGAACGGATACCTTATTTGGAAGGTCAGATTTTGCTGATAACCTTGCAGCGATAGTTGACCGGACTTCGCTCGATCCTGGGTTAACAATTAAAGCTTGAGCGACAATGTCAGTAACCTTTTTGAACGTACCGTCTTCATGTTCATCGAAATAATAAATACCTTCTATTAGCTGTGCGTAGGCTGATCCTCCAAGTACGTCTATGTCGTGGTGTTGCTTGGTATCCGTATGTTCGAAGACCAGGACAGTTCTGTTGTTTTCATAGTCGTGGATTCCCCCGAGCTTACAGATAAGTGGGATGTGTTTGAAAGATAAAGCTTCTGTAATCATGGGAGGGAGGTCACTGTAAAACTGGTCATGCTTAGTTAGGTATGCTCCTGGAAGTAGGGCGATTGAATATCTCTGTCCATCCACTATGAACTCCAATGTTTCTTCGCCTGTAAGTGCAGCCTCAGAAGGAAGTTTTTTATTACAATAAACCCTGGAACCGTGGGGGTATAAAGCCAAACTGAATCACCTCTATGAAAAAGGGCCGCCAAGGCAGCCCTTATAATTAATCCTCATTTATTACACAGTCTTTCGCATTCTTGTCGGGACGTAAGCGTAAAAACTGAGGATGGCGGAAATAACCGTCTTTAGTTCGTTCCATAGCAGATATCTCCATACACGTTCCGATATACTTATCGGAATTTTCTGTCATGTCTTTGCGTAATTCATCTCTAATTCCTGAGCAATGCCCTACATGTTTAAGTTCGCCCTTATCATCGTATTGAGCAAACTCAATTGCTCCAATCCAACCATAAAAATAAAACCTGGTTACTGGGTCTACTTTTATACCGTTTGACCAACACTCTTCCTGAGCTTCTTGTTGCCCGTTTAAGGTGTATAGAATTCCATCCTCAGCCTCCCAATAAGGCCAATTATCTAATTCTTCGCCCGTATATTCACGGACCGGTTCTTTAAAGCCAGTGATAATTACATCGGAAGTAATCTCTTGTTTCACTTTGATCCAATTCCATCTAGGTTTCTTATCAGGGTGGTACTTACCGTTAATGTTTTTCAGCATAACTCCTTCACCACCACGTCTCATAATTTCTGCGTTGTATTCCTTTTTATTATGTTTGACGTACTTTGATATTGAGATATGAGTAGTGTCAGGGTGGTCAGTGAAAATCAATTCCATCTGCTCTTCTAAAATACCCCTACGATCAATCCAAGGAAGGTCAGTTAACCAATTACCGTCCATATCACGTAAGATATCATAGGCCACAAAGTTCACATAGCCACGCTCTTCTTGGCGTGCAACTGCTTTTTCAGGCGACGAACCCATGATCGATACAACATCACTGGACTTACCACCCTCAATATAAACTTCTCCGTCTAAGATCAGTAGAGGATAGTCAGACAAGACTTTATTTAGATGAGGTACATTCGCAGTTTTTTCAACAGGCAGCTTAGTGACAACTGAGACATGTCTAGAAAAGAAACGGCCACCTATAGAGAGGTAGCGAGAGCCATCGTACTTTTCTTCTGCTACATAATTATCGTTCTCCCACAGCTCGTCCATTTTGCGTTGATCCTTTACAGTAGTTCCGCCCATAGGTAATAAAATTTCATCTAACGGATACCCGTTATTCATCTTTAGCACCTTCTTTAAACAAGTTTTTGAAAATGTCCTCAAGTACATTAACGACAATAGAATTACCTGCCATTATGTAGATTGTTGACTTGGAAATACCGGCACTGATTAGCTTTTCGTAGTCTTCGGAGTCAAAGCCCATCAGTAATAGGCACTGTTTCGGGGTGATTCCGCCAAGTTTTCCTTTATGGGCCAAGACAGTGAAATTCCCTCCGCCAGTGCCGTAATAAGAAGTGATAGTGGGGTGATGCGGGTTTGATTGAAACCGTAAGCCTGAAGTTCTGTGGCTGATAACTGTACGATCGAAACTAATCTCGCCTTCAATTTTTACAGAGGGGTCTTGAATTTCCCCTTTTGCAACATCGATGGCCCGCTGCTGACGTTTCGTAATGTTTCGTGTGTCATCAACATCTAAAAAAATCCCACCAGCACGAAGTCCCCATTAAAATAGGGCGAGGAGAAGGGAAGAAGAAGTTACCATCGTCGATGTCTTTCCGAATAGATACCACAAAAACACGGAGCCTCTCCTGGGGGATATTAAAATCTTTTGCGTCCAAAACACTTCAGTAATTGTTGTAGCCCATTTTTTCTAGTCGCCTGAGCATGTCTTCGAAACCTTCTCTGTGCTTGCCGATAAGGTTCTTTACATTCTCAGCGATCATGTACTTGGGCTTACTGAATTCAGCGATACGCAAAGCTTCAAAGAGGAGGCTTGACTCACCGCCTTTGAGTCCCTCACCATGTACTTTTGCTACAGACACGTCTGTGCATGGGAAACCGTAAGTCATGAGATCGAATTCAGGAAGTGTGGATGGGGAAACCGATCTAATATCGCCTAGATTTTTCGATTCAGGGATGTTGTGCAACGTCGAGTATGCTTTAGCTATTGCGGATTTCTTTTCGCAAAAATTAACTATTTCAAAATTCACTCGAACTTTTTTGAGAGCTTTCTCAAATGCACCAAGGCCTGAAAACAAGCTTAAAACTCTGATTTTATTCAAATAGTGACAACCCCCTTCGCACCGTAATGATCGATACATGTGCGGAGGGAGTTGCGGTTTAATTGGAGGGAGGGGAATTTATACGAGAGGAAAAAAAAAACAAAAAAAAGAATAAGGGGAATCCCCTTATCCGTAAAATGAATGCTTTAAATTAATTAAGTTTCTGCCCTTTCAGCAACCTTGTACGTATCGTTTTGCTGTTGGAGATAAGAAGCACCTATACCGGCGACGCCAAGTACCAGTGCAGCACAGATTAACAGTTTTTTCATATTGACTCTCCCCTTTTAATTTGTATTCTTGCCTCATTTGCTAAACGATAAAACTCAATTGCACCCCACGAATCTTTTTTTCTTGCGAGTAGTTCGGCTACTGAAATCGCATAACTTTCCATGTCCGGGTACAAGCTTTTATTCTTTTTGAAGAACTGGAATGTTTCCCTTACTAGGTCTAGATCGTCAGAAAGGAATAATCCCTTCACCATTTTTAGCTTTTCCATCACCACTTCGTTTCCATTACTTTCGGCTAAATATTTAGACTTATTGTAATATTCCCAAGCTGTTTCGGTATCATTTTGCTTTCCTTTTAGAAAGGCGATAACGAATAGGGTTTTTGCAAAATAGTCATGATTTTCCGGTTCAGTAATTTGAAGTGATTTGTGGAAATTGATGAATGCTTTGTCGGGTTCTTCAAGGTGATTATAACATAAACCCTTGTTGAAAAGTGCGGAACGAATTAAATGATTTCTGTCTCTTTCGTGGTTACCTAATTCTTTAGCGTCTTTGTATGCTTTGTATGCTTGTTTTAAAGCTTCATCTGTCTTCATACTGTCCAACAGATTCCCGAAGATCACGAATTGACAACGAACATTCATAACTCCATAGAAGGGTTGTTTTTTAAAAATTTCATACGCTCGTAATGCATTGTTCATTGAAAAGTACGTTTGCTTCATGTGATAACACACTTCCGCCAATTTAAAGTAGAATTCAGCTCTTTCTACTTCAGCGTTTTCGGAATCAACAGTATTCAGAAAGTTTTCAGCTTTCCGGTAACAATCGAGGGAGTATGTAAGCTCTTTCTGCCTGAAGTAATACATCCCCATAAAGAAATAGTAGTAGTATTCCAACATACCGGTTAAGTTTACTTCGCCCTCATACTGCTTCAGCTTTTTAAATCTGTCGTTGATTCCTTTGGCAGCATTCGGAGTCTTGTACGCTATCATCATCTCGTGCCTGAATTCTAACAATGAGTAGTATACAAGAACATCCTGATTTTCCTCCATGTACTGTAATTCTTTTTCGACCTCTTCCTTCATTCGGTTGGCCCGCGACTCCCAATCCATTTTTATCATGTTGTACCAATGATTCATTTTTGTCGCCACTAAATCATAAGGGATGATTTGATCGTTTTTCAAAATCCACAAACCCCTTTCTTATGCTAAGTCTATCTAATTATATAGTTACATTCGAGGAAAGAAATGTAAAGTGAAAATAAGCGTATATCGTCACAATTTTTAAAAATCTTGAATAGAGAAACATCGCATGGAAAACCGTTATTGAAGACCTAGGACTTTACATCGATTTTATCCCATTTTTTGTAGAACTTTTTAACCATTTGATGAAAAAAATGTTTATTAATGGGTGTTTAGTGTGTTAGTGTTTTTTTGGGGGAGGGTTGCTTATAGGATTATAGAATTAGTGCTTGGAGTTCAGTTGTAGGTGTAAGTTAACTCTTGGACAAAACTAGGTTAAGGGAGAGGGAAAAAAATGAAAAAAATGATTCTATTGTTTGTGATCGCTATTGCAACTATTGGATTATCTTTGCCGCAACAGGTAGCTGCCCAAGACACTCAAGACACTAATCCTAAAGAGCAGCTCGGTTTTACCAAGGAGCAGTTAGACAAGGTTAAGCAAAACATGGAAAGTGAAGGTGTAGTATCATCGGATACTCAGAGCAAGCTTTTGGACAAACTCTCTAAAGGAGAAGCCCTAGACTCTTTTGTTTTGCCGGAAGAAAAAGCTGTTGACACAATCAAAAAAGACACGGATAATGGTTATGAAATAACTTACATTTTTGCCGATGGTTCCTATACTCAGGCGGCTGTAGATGAGCCGGATTTCTCTGTAGCTGGCGTAGGCATTAAGGATGGAAAGTGCCAAGGTGGCTCAGGTTACCAAAACTGCACAAGCAGAAAAGTTTATTACAACAATAACGGTACATTCTCTTTAAGCTTCAAGGCCAGTTATTCATTAGTGCAGGGTGGATTTGATTCAATTACAAGCGCTGGAAAGTGGAACATATGGACAGTAACTGGTAGCTACTCTAATCCGAAGATGAGAATCATTAGGAAAAAAGAAACCGATTTCAAAAAAGCAGAGGCTAGGCTATCAGCTACATTAAACATCGGTGGAGGAATCGGAAGTATAACACGAAGTGTTTCCCTCATCGTAGGTAAAGATAAAGCTAAAGCACAGGGCAACACTTACTACTAAGATTACTTGGGGGTTATCGAATGCCAGCAGGAGATATTGTGTATCAAGTATTTGCTTACGGTGTACCGGCTTTGATTATAGTAGGAATCGCAACGTTTACAATAAAAAGATATAGAAACAAAGGCCAAACTGACTGATCAAAAGAGGGGTTCCTAGAACCCTTCTTTTTTAGTCCCTCTCTGTTTTCCTTTTATATGGAGAAACTGTTGAAAATTAAAATAACTTCCTGTAAAATGAAAAGATCAGGGTGCTACCAACACCCCGGCTCTGTACAAAAAGCTACCCATCAAAGGGCTTGCTCAGCGGTTATTCGTGATAGACCTGTCCCTTCAGGTTCTGAGGCTCAAGGGAGGCTGTAAACGGCCCATCAAAGGGCTTGCTCGATGTATTTTCTACGTAGACCTAACCCTTCAGGTTCTCAAGCTCAAGGGAGGGTCTATTTTTTTGTTCCGAGGGAAGAAAAAGGTAGAGTTTGAAGCTTAGTCCATAAATATGGTACAGTAAGGATAGACTAGAAAACTCGTAAAATTTGCCATAGTTTTTTCTTAGGTTTACCGTAAGAGGCAGTTGATGAATGGGGTTCTTCGAAGCTTCCGGAAACTGGTTTATGCGATAAATTCTTAACTATAGCTCTAAGTAAGATCGTCTTTAACTAGACGGTCTTATTTTGGGCTATTGGCGGTATAACGAGAAAACAAAATAACAGGGGGAAAGATATGTCAGTAAATACGTATTTAACAACATTATCGAGCAATCTTGTCTTAACATCGACTGAAAATGAAAATATTAAGAAATCGATTAACGCCTTGAGTAAAAACCTTAACTATTATTTCGACAGTAACGATCTCCATGAACATTTCCAGTTTGGGTCAAGTACAAGAGGGACGATCCTCCCGAGAAGTGCAGACTCAGGGTCTGACGTTGACTACATGGTTGTTTTCAAGAACCCGGATGGGTATAAACCTCAAACATTGTTAAAATATCTCAAGGCGTTTATGGAAAAATACTACTCCAGGTCTGAAATTTACAGAGACAGCCCTACAATGGTGCTTGAGCTAAACCATATAAAGTTTGAATTAGTGCCTGCAATAAAGGATGATTGGGGGAATTTATCCATCCCGGCCCCTACTAATATTTTATTTGAATGGACTTCAACAGACCCTGTAGGCTTCAATTCAGAACTAATCACTGCGAACGTCAACAACAATTATCAACTAAAACCATTAATTAGGTTGATGAAATACTGGAATACTGATAAATTGAAGGGCTACTATTCGTCTTATTTATTAGAGAAATGGTTAGTGAATCGGTACAATTATTTCACTAAATCATCCTTAAAGGAGTATGTGTACGATAGCATAGAAGGTCTATACTACAACTATGATGCTAGTCAGACTTTTAAAAATAGGCTGGACTACGCCAAAAAGGTTGTAAGTAACTGCAAGTCGTATGAATTAACGGGTTATCCTGGACTAGCAGAGACAGAAATCAAAAAACTATTCCCTGAACTATAGGAGAGCAGCCTGTGAGTGAACGTTTCGATTCGTTAGATAAATACTATAAGATTATAAATAATTTTGACTTAGCCTCAAGGGTTCTCTTTTGGGTTAATACTATTCTGACTGTTGTAGTTTATTTTTTAGATGGAAATGATCAGGTCAAGAGTATTTTAACGGGGTTATTCATAATCACAACACTACTTTATTTTATAGTGGACAACTCTTTAGGGATTTTTTTAATCCCGGGAGCAGAAGAGAAAAGGAGAACCCACCTACTTACAAACTCTTTCGGTGTACCTTTAGACAGTGAAAGAACAAACAAGTATTATAATAACACCTTAGAGCCGTCGCTACTAAAGTTGGGAGCGAACATATTTGAAAATTCTCTGTTCGCCTCTAGAGTAACCTCTGAGATGGCAAAACAAGAAAGGTGGAAAATTCTTTTCTTAGCGTTGGTTTGGTTGGTCTCATTAATAATCAGGAATACTGATATAGAGTTTATTTCAATAGTTGCTCAGACACTTTTTGCCAGCACATTGCTTTCTGCATGGTTAAGGTTAGAGGTGCTTCGTAAAAAGAACCACGATATCTACAAATGCTTGTATGATGTTTTTCTCTTACGGAGCAGGGGCGGTGCGAATGAAGAGAGTATCTACGCCCGCATTCTTGATTGCTGTGTTCAGTACGAGTCAGCAAAAGCATATTCAGGTGTTAAGCAGTCCTCTAAAATCTTTTTTAAGATTAATGGTGAGGTAACAGAAGAGTGGGAACAAACCAAGCGCAACTTAAAGATCGAAGTAAGAGAGGACGAAGTCGAATGAAAAGAACGCCTTATTTAGGCGTTCTTTTCAATATCTATATAAAGTTCGTATTCAGCGTTCTTTCCTGTTAAAGGGGTGGTGCGGCTTCCAGCTATACGAAGCTGCTTAATCCCGTCTTTTTCAACTATTTCTCCGTCCCATGCACCGTTAACCACGTAGAATTTAGTACCCACCTCAAGGGTGCTTATCTTAGTTAATGTTCCTCCATACCTATTCATTAAATCACCCCAAAATGTGCTTTAATAATTTCAAAGTCAATTGGACGGTAGTCGGTCAATTCAACTGATACACATCTATATTTGGTTTGGTCAAGCCCCTCAATCTGGGAATGGACGTGACCATGTACATTGCCTTTAATTAACCCGGTATACGATAGTTTGGAATGAACTTCGTCATCAAGGGGGTAGTGTGATAGGCATAAGTCATCCAGGAGGATGTCGTCCTCGTAAACTTCATCGAAGTATTTAAGCCATTGGGTCTTAGAGGTCCGGGAGTCATGGTTGCCGAGACGAAGTATTTTATATCCGTTTAAATGAGGTAGGATACTGTCACGAATAGCTCTTCCTCCAAAGGATACATCCCCTAAATGGTAAACGGTGTCCTCAGGGGCTACTGTTTCATTCCAGAGTTTGATGAGTTCCTTGTTCATTTCATCCTTGTCCTTAAATGGGCGGTTCTCATAAATAATAATGTTACTGTGGTTAAAGTGTGTGTCGGCTACAACCCATGTCTTAGGCATTCGAAGCCCTCCCTTATTTATTGTGTCTTATTCTTTAAGCCATTTGTGCCCTGGTCTAAAAAGTGCCGTGTACATACGGACAAACTCGTGTTTTATTGACTAGATCTATTAAATCATCCAGTGCTTTTTTGGCCCCGATATAATGAACCGTTTCTTTTTTTTGCTTTACATCTAGCCATCAACCACAATTTCGTTACCTGTACGGAGAAAATTGATAAACACACCTAAGGCTTTGAAACACCTAACAATTTGTACAAGGTTTTTTTATCAACGATATTCACATTTCCATCTCCATCTCTAATTGTAAAGTGAGTTTTTTCCAAATCACAACTCACTCCGTACAGTTCTACAATTTCTTTTACGGTTGAATCGACATCATTGTTCATCGTCAACGCCCCTTAACCTAAAAACTGATTTTTATCAAATTTGGTCCCTGGCTCCCTTAAAGCCTTCCAGCGTTATATTCGTCCCACCAATCCTGGTACATATCGTGGATCTCTTCATGACAGTGATCGCACATCCAATAGTAGTTGGAGAGTTCGTTTGCATAGGAGCAGTTCTGATGAATCAATGTTAGGTGTCCTCTATGACCACATCGAGAGCACTTCCGGGTGAAGAAATACCATAGATGTCTGCCTTTAGACTTCTTAATTGCAAGGGTGTGAAACTTAAACCAAATGCGGACAAACCGCTTTTTATGTTGCCAGGCATGAGAAGAAAAGAATCCTGTTGTGTACATTGCTAGAAGTAACCCGGTAGCACTTATGCCTAAAATCCAAGAAAACAGGCCCATCAGCATTAGAAGCTTGTCCCACAATTTAATCACCTACTTTTGAAAAACTAATAAGATGTTGGAGTCAGGAAAACGAGTTCGGCGGCCTTTTTCATCAAATAGTTCCACCTTTCTAGATAAGTGACGGTTATGTCCTTCTTGTAAATAGTGGTTGTATGTTACCAGCTCTAAATCAAGTAAATCCTTAACAGCTGCTATATACCCTTTAGGTGTAAAGAGACCATACTGCTCTTTAACTTCACGTTGGTAATCCTTATCTCCCCAAGTGTACGTGTAAAGGAATTCCATAGCGTCGTTCATCGGCATAGCAACTGAATCGTAGGCCCCTACGGTCAATACGATCTTTCTTGCTTTAAAATCCGTTGCGAATTGCTTAGCTTTTTGCACGTCTTTAGGGTTTTTAAATCTAATTAGGACTTTACTGTTGTCTTCCATTTTCACACCATCTCTGATGATGATACGCCCACCCTTAGGGATAATGTTATATGCACTTTTTAACGCTTCGTACACCGCTTCAATAGAGTAGTCGTTGTATGAAAAAACCTCGTGTAGTACAGATGAGAATATTACTGTATCCACTTCACCGACATCAATTTTCTTTTGAAGTTCTCGTGCGTCAATTTCGAAAACATCATGGTAAAAGCTTAAACCCTCGTTGTAATCACGTATTCTCTTATCTACACCAATCACGTTCACGCATGGCTTGTGGGAGCGGATCAACTTGCCTAAAACGCCTCCGCCAATGCCGACATCTAGGACGGTATCTCCGGCGATATACTGAATCATTTGAACCTTGTCGTCGGCACTTGCATTCATTTGCTCTAAGTATTTTTTCGTTATGGCGATCATTTAATCTCCCCTCTCACCGATAGTGATCGCTGTAGGGGGGTAAGTAGTTGCGAAAAATGTTTGTTGGGTGGGTATTGACTTTAAGACTCTTGTTGGTTAAATTGGTTAGCGCAATTGAAAGTAGGGGTGTCTGAACTTATGAATGACTTTGAGAGGAAGCTTTATCAGATAATGGTTAACATGCGCCTGTACGGAAAAATACCATCACTAGAAGAGTTAAAAAGAAAGACAGGCAAAACAGAAGCGGAGATAAGGGAGGCAACCAAAAGTTTAATTATAAAAGGCAAACTGTCATGGGATAAAAATAAAAAGGTTTGGAAAATATAAAAACCCTTCTCGGAAGGAGTAGGGCTTTATTGGTCATAGGGGCGGTATTTTTTTCGGTTAGCCTCCGATTCTTTCTTTTGTGCTTCGACATGACTTCGGAGGTATAGACTTATCAGGCCTACTTTTTTAACTGGTTTGAGTTTGCCTGAGTCTACAATCTGACTCAGGCGTTGTTTTGAAATATCAAGTAACTCCCGGACTTCGACTGCGGTTAAAACCTCATCCTGGATAAATTTTATTTTTTCATCCTCGGTCATTTTTCCTTTCCCTCCATGCAAGGATAAAGCCTTTTAAAATAGTAGCGAATACTGCGGTATATAGGAGCACACGTGCGATTTTTCCAATGGGGCTGACCGCTCCGGCATCAATCGCTACAATCCCAGCCATTAGTATGATCAAAGTGACTAAATCTGATGTACTGTAGTTTTTTAAAAAATTTTTCATATACACCGTGGACGTGGTATAATATTTGAGCAAGGGGATTTCTCCCCTTCACTCACTTTGTATCAGCGCTTCTTGCTTTGCCGGCGGGAGCGCTTTTTCTTGTTCTTTTCTCGCTTTTCATTCTCCTTCTGCCATATGTCGTAGATATGTTTTACGATGGAGACGATTGAAGCGATTATTAGAACTATGTTCCTTAGATCGTCCACTTTAGCACCTCCTTTCTATACTTTAATTATACCAAATCTCTTTACCTTAGTCAAGAGATTTCAGGGGTGAAATAACCTTAAATTCTCACCAAGACCAGGTTTTTCTTGTATAATAAGATAAAAAAATAGGTGGGATTAGGGCAATGGACTTTAATTTTAATTTAAAAGATAAAAAGTTTTGGCTAAAGGTTATAGTAGCAATACTATTGATACCTTTTGTATTAAATATGACGTTGTTTCAATTTAATACGAGATTTACATACCAAGGGGGAGACTGGCTTTCGTTTTGGGGGAGTTACTTAGGGGGCTTCTCTAGCGGCATTATCGCTTTAATTGTAGCCCTTGCAACAATCAGAGAAGACAGGAAGAAATATTCGTACGATATGGTCTTAAAACAGTTACCCGTCATGGTCAGAATCAAAATGGAACTAGAAAAAATAATCAACAATGTAGATAGAGCCACTACAGTTAAGAACGACACTGAAGAGTCGCCTTTATTCCCCGAAGTAAACGAATCCCTATACATGGTGGATGTGGAATTGGTCGATAAGGAGAAGTGGGATTCCTTAGATAAGTTACAAGATATTGATTTACAGGTAAAGCTTTTAGAATTAAGGCAGTTTTATGAAACGTTTTCAGAATCCCTTCGTTATGACATGGCAGCTAATAAACAAGACCTAACTTGGCGGAGGAAGGCTTTAGAGCAAAAACGCAAACAAGCTGTTACAATCATGGACCCTATAGAAGAGTATAGGTTGGGTAATGAAATAGCAACGCTAGGTAGGGATATAGACTACCATTGTCAAATTAGAGAGACGTGCTTCAATGCACTGGAGGAGGGGTATCGGAATAAAATCGAACAAATATTAAAAGAGTTATTAAGTGCAATGAACGAGATCCAACAAGAAAAGAAGAACTTCGAAGAAGATTAAAAATAATCACAAAGAAAGAGAGTGTCACTGTTGGACACTCTCTATTTGATTTACAGCAGTAAATTTACCCTCCAAGTCTGCTAACTTTTTGTCTAACTCGTACTCGTGAGAGTAACGCACCTTTTGTTTCTGGCCGTTCAATGTTTCTGAGGTTCTCATGAAAAATTTAGTGGAGGGTACTTCCCCTACCCAAGCCAAGTAAACCTTATCTAACTCTAAACAATAAGCTAAAAACCCCTCTATCTCCTCGTGTCGGTATTTTCTTTCATAATAACCTTTAGACTTAGTTGAATTTGAACTTACTGTTTTAAACACCATTAAACCATTTTCTTCAGGTTTATAGAGTATCGTTTTGACCTGCATGCGGTAGAGCTTTCCATTGTAATCCATTACTAAGTCGTACCGTTTGTTGTCGGTTGTCGGTACGGCAACGCTTATCCCTTTCTTAGTTAAAGCTGCTATCACACATGCCATTGATATGTCACCTTTTATATTGCTGTCCATTGTCGCCACCGTCGCCACTCCTTTTTTAGATGTAGTTCTTGTCACCGCCAT